AGAGAGCAGTTTGAACGCCGAGTTTTAGAAACAGATGACTATTATAATGGCATTATAAACGTCAGAGTAGGCGGATCAAACATACTTAGACAGCGTCTAGAAGAACATAAAAAGGCAAAATAAAAGCGGTTTTTGGCTGGCGCAGGCCTAAGTTCGTGCGCTCTAAACCTGGTCATTTGGTGGTCACAGGGACGGAATTCCATGCCGCAATGGTACTCAACTACTACCCATTTATGGATGAAGATCGCTTAAAACCTGCGATTTAGTTGTTTGAAAAGGATAAACAAAGGTAAAAAGAAGGGAGAAAAACCCTACGTTTACAAAGATGTTAGCGTATTTTTGTAAACTGCCGTCATATAAAGACGTGGCTCGAGGTACCGGATGACCGCCTCTGTAATGCCATAACGCTAGAGTGTACTGTGCAACTCGCATAATGCTCTTATCTTTGCCCGGCCTGGGCAAAGTGTGACTGAACAATCTGCATAATACTTAAATGCTTCGCATTAATAATAACATCACTTGTAAATTCAAAGAAAGAAAAAATGCGCTTGAGCGCAAGCGAAAAGCGCAAACGAGCATATGCTCGTTTCATACGATAAATAATCAATCATAGGTATATCATGCGTTTAACAACTTTATCAGACAAAACATTACTCGTAGAACAACACCTAAATGCCTCTAGACTATTGCTTAGGGAAAGTTGTGACGGATTAACACTAGACCAACGACGCATAGTCGAAGGCATATATTCAGAATTATCACCTTTAATTGAAGCCAGTTTAACTACTGATCAGATACAACAACTGTTTGGACAAGTTGAAAAGTCATCTACTGAAGCAGGTGGTAACAGAACACTGTTGGGCAAAGCCGTAGATGTACCTGGTAAAGTAGATGCTGCCATTAATAAGATTGGCAAGTATCTTCAAAATACAAAACCTGTGCAGGCTTTCGATCAAAAGTTTGATCAATTAAAGAATAAAATCAATACCAAGTTCCCGGATAGCAAAATACTAGATGCCATTTCAGAAATGGGCATATGGGCCAAAGAGAATCCCGGAAAGACCGCAGCCATTATTGGTGTGCTGACAACTATCGCAGGTCTAGCAGGTGGTCCAGTTGGCGGTGCTATCGCTGGTCAAATACTTAGAGGCGCCACAGAATTACTCAAAGGTGAAAAACTTTCAACTGCTATAGGCAAAGGTATCAAGACTGCTGCCTACGGTGCTATGGCAGGATGGCTAGTAGATGGCATTGGAGATTGGTTAGAAGGACTTAGAGCAGATGTAGTGCCCTATGACAAGATGCCTGGATTGAAACAGATCAATGTGGGCTTGACCAAAAGCCTAGAAGCACCCGGTATGAGTTTTAAACAGACTGTACACAGTATCCTAGTTCCTGAAGATTCTGTAGTAGGATTCCAAGCCATAGTTGACAATGCTCGCGGTGGAGATGTCAACGCTTTCAACGATCTAATACAGTTCACAGAACGATTCAGCGCCAAAGATTATTTGTTACAAAAATCAGTTTCCGATGCGGCTTCACAGGCATTGGCACAGCAGAACGATAAATTTTTACAGGCTATGAAAACAGCCAATGACGTCATACGTGCTGCTGCACAAGGTGCTGTTGCTGGTAAACTATCTGCTGATCAAGTCAAAGTTGGCGGCAAGCCAATGTCTGACACTGCTGGTAAAAAAGAAAGTTATTACATACAGACCAAACCGTTATCCGAAGGTCAGGTCTATCTAGTGTTCAATCGTGTACAACAGTTAAACGAAGGTCCTTTAGATTATATCAAAAAGAAAGCAGCCAACCTAACCACAAAGGTCACTGCTGACAAATTAAATTCTGCTTGGCAAAAAGCAGGATCGCCTACAGATTCAAATGAACTTGCTGCGTTTTTAAACAAGCAGGGAGTTGACTCGGAACTGGTCAAACAGGTTTATGCTCAAATGAAATTGCCAGATCCTTCAGCAACTGCAAATACAGATCAAGAAACTCCTCAACAGAGCACAGCATTAAGTCTTGATCAAGTACAGGCTATGATAGCCAAACTGCCCACTGATCGCAAAGTTAGATTGGTAAATTACATGACTAAACAACTTAAGGTGGCCTAATGAGATTAAACGAATTACTCACTGAATCACAGGTACAAGAAGGCCCACTACTGAACAAATTAGGCTCAACAGTGGGCAAGGCTGCGGGTACCGTGGCCAAGGGTGTTGGTGCAGTAGCCGGCGGCATTGCAGGCATAGGCAAAGCATTTAAAAAGGGCTATCAGGCCGGTAAGACCACTGTGGGCAGTGGCGGGGACAGCGACAGCGCAGAACCAGCAGCAGCAAACACAGGCAGTGCAGCATCAAGTACTAGCAGCGCACCTTCTGGCTCAAGCACTGCGGCTCCAGCAACAACATCTAAACCTGCAGCAACTACAACAACTCCTGCAGCACAATCTAAACCTGCTCAGGCAACATCAAAGCCAGCGGCTGCACCTGCCCAAAGCAGTGAACAGCCTGCAGCAAAAGCAGCCAATGATACGCAGTATGCACAGGCACAGAAAGCCATTGCTGCTTTACAGCCTGCAGATCAAAAAACAATACTAACGACATTACAGGCAGATCCTAAAGTTAAATCTGCTATGGCCAAAGCAGCACAACCTCAACAGAAACAACCAGCGGCTGCACCTGCTGCTGAGCTAACGGCTGCACCTGCAACTACAGCACCGGCAGCAACCACAACCGAACCTAACAAGCCTGTTAAGAAAGGCGGCCGCAAAAAAGCAGCAGGACCAAGTCAAGCAGAAATAGATGCTGACCGTGCTAGAATTATGGGACCAACATCGGATTCAGTTATTAGAACAGGTAAATCTATAGTTGAAAATATCAGTGAAGCAGGACTAATGGCCAAGTTGGGATCTAAAGTTGGACAGGCTGCTCAAACAGTAGGTAACGTTGCTGGAAAAAATGTAGGTGCTATACAACAGGCCAAAGCAGATCCTGAGCATGCTAAAAATCTTGTCAAGGCATTTGCCACAGGTAATGCTTCAAAAGATCCTAATGATGCTCCGCCTATACAAGACAAAAGTGGCACAGTGCCTAAACAGATCATTGATAAAATCAATCAACTGAATCTAGAACAACGTGCAGAACTGCACAAATTAATTACACAAAAAACTCTATGAAAGTCAACGAATTATTTGAACAAGAAATAGATATCAATGCTTTGGCTGATGAGATAGTCAAAGCAGGTATGCAAGTATCTGAAATAGTCAAACAGTTGATAGCACCTGCTGATTAAAAGAACGGTAGTTTAGTTTTTTTAGTAGTTTCTAGATTTTCTTTAATGATCTCGCCTACGATCATTCGCTCATCATAACTTAACATCAGTGCTTCTTGGTAACTCATACCACGCATGTACCAACAGATCTTAAGTAGATCTTTTTTGATGTCCCGTTCTTCTCTTTCTAACTGCTTTACGTATTCTTGGATCTCAACCAGAGACTGAGTTAAGATCCTCTGTCGAAAAAATTTGTTTGATCCATTTCAAGATTCACAGACCATTCGTGACTGCAATTGGTGCATTTGGCCTGTTGTGCCTGTAACTTCATAGATTCTTTCATACGATCTACATGATCTTTGATTGTATTAAAAATTTCACTGGTAGTGTTTTCAATAAAGTTTTTAATGATAGCAGCATCTGTAACAGTGCCTTCGGGAGTAGTGATGCTTTCTATGCAACCGCAGATAACATCTACAGTCATTTCTGTTAGTTTAAGAAAACTAGCACCAAATTTCTCTAGTTTAAGTTCGTCGCTCATTGATTCGTCATTGACAATAGCAAAGATTTTCTGTTGTTCTAAAGTTTTAATTGCAGCCTTAGAAACTTCTCTGTACGAATAAGGACGGATCTTAATAACCAATGGATCTATGTGTAAAGTATCTTCGTAGACAAATTGACTAACAGAATCTAGATAACCTAGCAGACTCATAACCAAATCGTTAATAGTTTGACAGTTTGGACAGGTAGCAGTTACATCCATGTTTTCGCCATAGGTAGCAATACGTATGGCAACTAAACAAGCATCAAGATCCAAACTAGGCATGTTCCAAGGATCTTTGATAGCAGGTATACAACTCTTAATCACACTTACAGTGGCCTGTCCGTTCATCAGTGCGTCCGGAGTTTTAAACATAAGTTCATCTTTAGCAGTCATGGCAAATACAGGGTATTCGTCTATGGCGCTTTTGTCCAAAGAACCTTCTGGATAGAATCGTCCTTGGCTGGGCAATCTAATAAAAATCTTAGGTTGCCTAAAATAATTTGCCAACGGATTACCTGCAGTTTTGACCGCGGTAGCGATTGGATTCACCTGTTGTTCTGACATTTTTTTCTCCGATAAATATTATATCTACGTAGATATTTATATACGCAGTTTTTGGGGTTTTAACTAAATGGCAGAAGTCACCGGAGACCTAGGCGGTCAACCAATTCAATTAAACAATGCGGCTACAGAAGCCACACTTAGAGAGATGCTTGCTGCGATCTTAAAACAAGGTGTGACTGGAAAAGGCGGCAAAGCCCAAAAAGAGCTTGAGAAAAAACTAGCGGAACTGGCCAAACAAACTGAAGAACTTACAGATGAGCAAAAAGAATCAATAAAACAGTCTCGAGAGGCACAGAAGAAAAAAGACGAAGAGATTAAACAGGCTGCTGAATTAGGCAAAGCCATGAATGGGTTACTATCTTCTGTAACTAGCGTGATTACTGGTATGACTAATATGATTAGCACTATCAGTAGATTGGACAATTCTATGACAGCGGCCGCACAAAGTATGAGTGCTATACCGTTAGTTGGCGGCGCAATGGCCACAGTCTTTGGAGCAGTTACAGGAGCAGCCGAAAGAACATACAAAGCATTTCAACAAGCAGCCAGTGTAGGTGCAAACTTTGGTGGCAGCATCACAGACATGGTTAATGCTGCATCAGGTGCAGGGTTAACCTTTGATCAATTTTCTGGCATAGTTTCTAAGACCAGTGCCGATCTAGCACTGTTAGGCGGCAGTACTGCTGAAGGTGCTAAACGTTTATCTGAACTTGGCAAAGGAATAAGAAATTCTAAACTAGGAGACGACCTTGCTAGATTAGGTTACAGCACAGAACAGATCAACGAAAGCATGGCCAAGTACAGCGGTGTGTTGGCCAAGACTGGTGCTCTTTCTGGAATGAATAACAGTCAACTGATATCTCAAACTGGGCAATACCTACAGAATTTAGATGCAGTATCTAAACTTACTGGTTTAAACAAAAAAGATCTAGAAGATCAACGTGCTCAAATGATGCGTGACTCGCAGTTGCGTAACACTTTGAGAAAGATGGATGCTACTAGCCAAGAAGAATTAATGGCTTTCTTGCAGACATTACCACCTGAATTACAAGAAGGTGCTAAAGAAGTTATTGCTACAGGTACTGCAACTAGCGAAGCAGGTCGAGCAGCATTGCAATATCTACCAGACTCTGGTCGTGCATTTATGCATATGAATGCACAGATTAGACAGACAGGAACGTTTACCAAAGAAAACAACAAAGCGTTAAATGCGTCTATACAGGCTGAAGCCAAACGTGTCGCTGACAGCCCATTGGCTGAAAACATGAGATTGTATGGAGACAAGTATGCACAAGGTGTGTTTACAGCCATAGATGACGTAGCAGCCAGAGAAAAGTCCATTGGACAAGTTCAAGCAGAAACTGCTAAAGCCGCAGAAGAAAGAAGAAAAAAAGAAAAAGCAGAAATAGATGCTGCTAATTTAAAACGTTTCCAAGAACAAATAGCAGAAGTCAGCAACACATTTACAAAGTTTCTTGCTAACAGTTCATTATTAGCAGATTTTCAAAAGATATTCACTACTACTATAGGATTTGTAGAAACTTTTATATTACCTACATTTAAGTTTCTAGCAGATAATTCGGGCATGTTAGCATTAGTAATGGCACCATTAGTTGGATTAATTGCTGCTGTTAATGTAGCATGGGGCATTTTAACACTTGCAACTAAAGCACAAATTATTTCTAGCGCATTAGCATCTGGGGCTTTAGGAAAATTAGCCATAGGAGCATTTGCTGCTTCGTTACCTTTCTTAAAAATTGCACTTCCGGTAATAGCATTAATTGCCGCATTTAAAATGTTGTACAATGCAGGATTTACTGTAGGAGATGTATTCGAAGCCATTGGCGATAATATGAAACGTTTGATGATTACGTTGGCTGATGGATTTTTAGGGTTACTGGATAAACTTACATTTGGTGATGCTAATAAGAAAGTTAAACAGGCACAAAAGGCTCTTGAATTAGAAAGACAAGAACTTGACGAAAAAGAAAAAGCCAGAGATCAACGTAGAAAAGACAAACGTGAAGAGCGTGGTATTAAAGAAGAAGAAAATAAATTATCTAAAGAAGCCATTGATCTACAGAAAAAAGAAAACGATGCTAAAAAAGAAGGTCAAGGAAAAGAAACAACACCTGGCACTGCTTATGATCTAAGTTCGCCTCAGAAGATGTTTGAAAGTGCAATGCGCAGACAACAAGGCGCAGCAGCACAACCAGGAACAACTGTGTCTCCTGGACTTGGCGGCATGGCAGCCAAATTTGAATCGGGATCTGCTGGCTCTTCGGCAATTGGTTGGGATACCACAGGCGGAACTAGTTATGGCAAGTATCAGATAGCAGCCAAGACAGGAACCATGAATAGATTCATGGAACACTTAAAAACAAGTAATCCGGAAGCCTACGCAAGATTATCTAAAGCAGGTCCTGCCGATGCAGGCAAAGACGGCGCATTTGCTCAAGAATGGAAAAAACTTGCCGGCGAAGGCAAACTCCAAACATCAGAACACGAGTTTATTAAGAAAACACACTTTGATGTTGGAATGAAGGGAACTGGTCAAAGTCTGCAAGACATGATTGGTAAGAGCAAAGCCTTACAAGAAGTTATGTGGTCCACATCTGTCCAACATGGCGGTAAAGGGGCTAGTAACATATTCAACAAAGTCTTCAAAGAAGGCATGAGCGAAAAAGAACTTATTGATGCAGTGTATGCCGAAAGATCTAAGAAATTTGGTTCTAGCACACAACAAGTTCAAGCCAGTGTGATGAGTAGATTCGCACAAGAAAGAGAATTGGCACAAGGAATGGTTGGACAACCAGGAACTGCAACAGCATCAGCACAATCGCCTGCTACTGCCGCTACACCTTCTTCAACTGCTGCCCAAACTGCTGTGGCTCAAGCGCCGGCAGCACCTGCCAAACCATCAACTACACCTGCCCAAACTGCACAAGCAGCAACACAAACTCAAGAAAGTCCCGCAACATTGCTTTCTAGTTTAAATAATAAGATGGATGTTCTAATTGCACTTAACCGACGTGCTAATGACACGAGAGATAGACAATTGAGTGCTGCAAGAACTACTGCCGGTGAAGTTACTGCTTATGCTGCGGCATAAAGGATAAACTGAAATGAGTTGGAAAAAATATTTTACGCCTGTACAGGTCAATAGTGAAAAAAGGTCGATGAGCCCAATCAGCGGCGGCGGTCGTCCCGGTCCTGCTCGCGCCAACTATTCGAGTTTCTTACCAGACGTATATGCTGGCGCACCAAATCGTATTGAACGTTATATGCAGTACGATACTATGGATATGGATTCGGAAGTTAATGCTGCTTTAGACATTTTAACAGAATTTTGTACGCAGAAAGACAAAGAAAATGCCACACCATTCCATACTTTCTTTAGAGGACAACCAACTTCTACTGAAGTTAAATTAATCAAAGAGAGTCTACAGAAGTGGAGTAAACAACAGCAGTTTGAAACTAGAATATTTAGAATAGTCCGCAATTCTTTCAAATATGGCGATTGTTTTTTCATTAGAGATCCGCAAACATTAAAATGGTTGCATGTAGATGCCTCTAAAGTTTCAAAAATTATTGTTAATGAATCTGAAGGTAAGATTCCTGAACAGTATACAGTTAGAGATATTAATTTTAACTTTAAAGAAATGATTGCTACAACACCACATGGCACTACTAACACAGCACCAAGTGGTACAAGTTCATACACTAGCGGTGGCGGATTTGGTAGAGGGTTTGTCGGCGATGCTGCCCGTTCACCGGGTACTAGATTCCAAAATGCTACAAATGAAATCACAGTCGACGCTAAACATGTGGTTCATATTTCAATGTCAGAAGGTTTAGATAATAACTATCCTTTTGGTAATTCTTTGTTAGAATCAGTATTCAAAGTCTACAAGCAGAAAGAATTGCTTGAAGATGCTATTATTATCTATCGTATACAACGTGCTCCAGAAAGACGTATTTTCTATGTGGACGTAGGTAACATGCCAGCGCACATGGCTATGACATTTGTTGAACGTGTAAAAAATGAAATTCAACAAAGACGAATTCCATCATCAACAGGTGGTGGTCAGAATATGATCGATGCATCGTATAACCCACTAAGTGTAAACGAAGATTACTTTTTCCCACAGACAGCAGAAGGCCGTGGATCAAAAGTGGAAACACTGCCAGGCGGTACTAACCTAGGCGAAATTACTGATCTACGTTACTTTACTAATAAGTTGTTCCGTGCGTTACGTATTCCAAGTTCATACTTGCCTACAGCCATAGATGAGCAGTCAAACACTATATCGGATGGTAAAGTTGGTACTGCTTATATTCAAGAATTACGATTTAACAAATACTGCGAAAGACTGCAATCAATGATTGTAGAAGTATTTGATCTTGAATTTAAATTATGGTTAAAGAACAACGGTATTAATATTGATTCAAGTTTATTTGAATTAAAATTTAATCCTCCACAAAACTTTGCTGCTTATCGTCAATCAGAATTAGATACCGCTAGAGTTCAAACATTTGCATCCTTACAAGAAGTACCGTATCTTAGCAAGCGTTTCTCTATGAAGAGATTCTTAGGACTGACCCAAGAAGAGATCACTGAAAACGAACGCCTGTGGAAAGAAGAAAACGGCGGCAAATTAAAACCTGCGTTAGATGCAGGAGCACAAATGAGATCTGCAGGCATTACCCCTGCAAATGTACAAGGGGACATGGCAGATCAAACCGCAGAAGCACCCGCAGACATGGCTGCGGCAGCCGAGACAGGCGAGGATGCCGCTGGTGCCGAACCGCCAGCAACTCCGGCTCAATAATAAATACACTATGCTTCTACGTGAATTCTTTTATTTCAATGATAACACCAACGACTTTGCCGTTGACCGTCGCTATGACAATAGCAATGATAAATCGGTATTAAAGCGCGGTGATTCAAGAAAAACCAAACTAACTTTACGTCAAATCAATCAACTTCGTATGCAGGCCGAAGCGCATGAATATGAAAGGGAAAGTGAACTAGAGTTTGTAAAACAAATGTACGGAACACCAGTTGAAGCACCAGCAGCCGAGTAACCCTGCATTCGTACTTGGAAACGGAACTAGCAGGCTTTCATTAAATCATAATAATTTGCTAGATAAAGGCACGGTATATGCTTGTAATGCTATGTACCGCGAATTTGAACCTCACTATCTTATAGCAGTTGACGTTAAAATGGTCAACGAAATTGTAGCATCTGGCTATCATAAATCACATAGTGTATGGACTAATCCTAATAAAGGAGTAGCCACTAAGCATTATGTGAATTTTTTTAGTCCGCACAAAGGATGGAGTTCTGGACCAACAGCATTATGGTTTGCCTGCGGTCATGGACACAGAGAAATTTATATCTTTGGTTTTGATTATGCAGGTCAAAACGGAAAGTTTAACAACGTTTATGCGGATACCTATAACTATAAAAAGAGTTGCGATGTTGCAACTTTTCACGGAAACTGGCTCAGTCAAACAGAAAAAACTATACGTGAATACAAGCATACTAAGTTCTATAGAGTAATAAATCCTGGAGATTTTATACCAGATCAACTTGGTATACAACTGCAAAATCTTAAACATATTACCTATGATGAATTCTCAAATAGATTTCCGGATTGTGTAAAATCTGTTGAAAATCATCAAAAAACAACTGTTTGACACCCTTTTTTAATCTACGTAGTAAATAAAACACAGCCTACCATCTTGAGGAGAAAATAACATGGCAGACAAATCATTGATCGAGCAAATGCTCGAGCGTTTGGTCAACGAAGACCAAGCCAAAGCAGAAGAATTATTCCACGAGTATGTTGTTGCAAAATCTCGTGAAATCTACGAAGAACTAATCGAATCAGAAATTACTGAAGAAGAAGACGAAGACGAAGAAGAAGTCGACGAAGCAGCCAAAGACGAAGATGCTGAAGACGACAAAGTCGACGAGGCTTCCGATGAAGATAAAGATGACGAAAAAATGGATGAAGAGTTTGAAGAAATCTCTTTAGAAGCAGACGACGAAATGGATCTAGAACCAGGTGATCCTACTGACGACCTCGCTGGTGAAATTGACGGCGAAGGCGATGAAGAAGGTGAAAAGTCTGAAGAAGAACTTTTCATGGATCTAGAGTCTATTGTTGATGAATTACAAGCCAAATTCGACGAACTAAAAGGCGACGAGGGCGGTGAAGAAGGTGGTGAAGAAGGCGAGATGGGCATGAAAGATGCTCTAGATCCAGAACTAGCCACAGTGCGTGAATATGTAGAGAAAGTTGCTCCAGCAAAAATGGGCGACAACGGTGCAAATGCCAAGTCCGTAGTTGCAGGTAAGAATGACATGGGCGGTACAACTGCTAACATTCTAAGCGGTAAGAACGGTGCGCCAGGATCAGAAACAGGCGAACTAAAAGGTTCAGGTTTGCTAAAAGGCAAGCCAACAGAAGATAATGCTGGTAATATCAATGTTCCAGGCGGCAAAGCAGGTAATGCTTTTAGCAAGAAAGAACCAGGTCATGGCGCTGAAAAGAAAGGTGCTGCTGAATCTGCTGATAACAAGCAAAGTCTTTTCCGTGGTCGTAGATAATAGGACACAATGGTGAAAAACTACCTATCAGAACATTTGAGTTTCGATCAGGCCAAGATTGTATTGGAGAGCGAAGAAGGACAGGGCGGCAATAAAACGCTGCACCTGAACGGTATCTGTATCCAAGGTGATATCAGAAATCAAAACCAACGTGTTTATTCTTCTCAAGAAATTGGCAGGGCTGTCAAAACGCTCAACGAACAGATCGCTGGTGGTTATTCAGTTCTAGGCGAAGTCGATCACCCGCAGGATTTAAAAATCAACTTAGATCGTGTTTCACACATGATTACTAAGATGTGGATGGATGGTCCTAACGGCTACGGAAAACTTAAAATTCTCCCAACACCTATGGGCAAGTTGATTGAAACTATGCTCACGTCGGGAGTTAAGTTGGGTGTGAGCAGTAGAGGTTCAGGCGAAGTTGACAATAGCGGTAATGTGCGTGATTTTGAAATCATTACAGTAGACGTTGTTGCACAGCCTTCCGCTCCAGGCGCTTACCCAACACCAATATATGAACACTTGATGAATCAAGCAGGTGGATATAAGGCATTAAGAATAGCACAAGAAGTTCAAGGCGATACAAAGGCACAGAAATACATAGCAGAGAGCCTGAAACGGATTATTTCAGGTCTCAACTAAAAAGGAGAATCACATGCTAGATTTCGTTAAACAGTTGTTTGAAAACAATGTGATTTCCGAGGAAATGAAATCGGAGATTGAATCTGCTTGGCAAGGTAAGATTCAAGAAAACCGCGATCAAGTTACTGCCGAACTACGTGAAGAGTTTGCACAGAAATACGAGCACGACAAGACAGCAATGGTGGAAGCCGTTGAATCAATGTTAGCAGATCGTTTGCATTCAGAGTTATCTGAATTAGCAGAAGATCGTCAGGGCCTCATTGAAGCCCGTGCAAAATATGCTAAGAAAATGAAAGATGATTCAAAAGCAATGGAAGCATTTGTTTTGAATAATCTTAAAAAAGAACTTGCAGAACTACACGAAGATCGTAAAGCAGTTGCCAGCAATGTTACAAAATTAGAATCTTTTATTGTGGACGCACTAGCGAAAGAAATCGCAGAATTCCACACTGACAAGAAAGACCTAGCCGAGACTAAAGTACGTTTAGTACGTGAGTCTAAGGCCAAGTTTGAACAAGTTAAGAAAGATTTTGTTGCACGTTCAGCAAAAATCATTGAAGAAACAGTCGCAAAAGGACTACGTTCTGAGATGACTCAACTGCGTGAAGACATTGAAGCAGCTCGTAAGAATGACTTCGGTCGCAGAATTTTTGAAAGTTTTGCCAGCGAATACGCTGCGTCTCATCTAAATGAGAAATCTGAAACTGTAAAACTTCTACAAGTCGTTAAGACTAAAGAAGCAGAATTAGAAGAAGCAGCAAAAGTTGTTGCAGAAACACAAAAACTAGTAGAAAGTCGTGAACAAGAAATCCGTGTTATGAAAGACATGGCTTCTCGCAAAGAAGTAATGAATGAATTACTAGGTCCCTTAACAGGCGACAAGCGTTCAGTTATGAAAGAATTGCTAGAATCAGTTCAGACAGAAAAACTACGTGGCTCTTTCGACAAGTATCTACCAGCCGTAATGGATGGTGGCGTACCGGCGAAGAAAGCACTCACAGAGGCTAAAGAAATTACAGGCGATAAACAGGCACTATCAATCGGCGGAGAGGAAAAAACCGCTGAAATTTTTGACATCCGCAGGCTTGCGGGACTTAAAGTTTAAGGAGAACTATATGTCACAACTACTCGAGTCACGCTGGTCGGAAACCAAAGAGGCACTATTAGAAGGCCTACAAGGTACTAAGCGTTCAGTAATGGCAACTACTCTTGAGAATACCCGCAAGTATCTCGCAGAAAGTGCTACTGCTGGTGCTACATCCGCCGGTAACGTTGCAACCCTAAATCGTGTGATCCTTCCAGTGATCAGACGTGTAATGCCAACAGTCATTGCTAATGAACTAGTTGGTGTACAACCATTAACTGGCCCAGTTGGTCAGATCCACACTCTACGTGTTCGCTATGCTGATACATTCAGCGGCGGCACCGGTGGCTCTACCACAGCAGGTGAAGAGGCACTAAGCCCATTCAAAATTGCAGAAGGCTATTCTGGTGTAAACCCAGGTAAAGCCGATGCTACTGCTGCTAAAGAAGGTGTCGCAGGTAACAAACTGAACATTCAAATCTTGAAGCAAACAGTTGAAGCCAAGACACGTAAATTGTCTGCACGTTGGACATTTGAAGCAGCACAAGATGCACAAGCACAACAAGGTATCGACATCGAAGCAGAAATCATGGCTGCTCTAGCACAAGAAATTACTGCTGAAATCGATCAAGAAGTCCTACGTAGCTTGGCAACTCTTGCAGGTACACAAAACCAGATCGCTTACGATCAGGCTACTGTATCTGGTACAGCCACATTCGTTGGTGACGAACACGCAGCATTAGCGGTTGCTATCAACCGTGTTGCTAACGTAATCGCTCAGCGTACACGTCGTGGTGCTGGTAACTATGCAGTTGTTAGCCCATTGGCATTGACAATTCTTCAAAGTGCTACAACTTCTGCGTTCGCAAGAACAACAGAAGGCACATTCGAAGCACCTACAAACACTAAGTTTGTTGGTACATTGAACAGCGCAATGAAGATCTATGTTAATACATACGCAGAGAACGATACAGTTCTAGTTGGTTACAAAGGTTCTAGCGAATCTGATGCAGCAGCATTCTATTGCCCATACATTCCATTGATGAGCAGTGGTGTTGTTCTAGATCCATCGACCTTCGAACCAGTAGTTAGTTTCATGACACGTTATGGATATGTTGAGTTAACAAACACAGCATCATCTCTAGGTAACGCGGCTGACTACCTAGGTACTGTAACTGTTGCTAACAGTTCATTCACCTAATCAAAGGTACAAACATTTTATAATGTTTCAAAAAGCCCCGCAAGGGGCTTTTTGTTTGGCTTAAATATCTACATGAAAATAGAAAGCGACAAAGATTTTCCAGAATTAAGAAAACAATTTAATCTGTGGAGAAAACGATTTCCTATGTTCACACATGATGTCTATGCTATAGAAAAAATTATAGAACACCACATTGTAAAATATAGCAATCATCTAGTCAAATATAGACAAACACATAGCAGATCTTATCTAGAACAGGCACAAAAAGAAATAGATGAGATAAACAGAGTCCTTGGTACAGTTGGCAAATTGGAACTAATGGCTATGCTCAGCCAAGCATAAATAAAGTATCTAGAATGATTTATGCGGTACCCACCGCGTAGACCTAGAACGTCAACATAAGGAGAAAACAAATGGGACGTCCATTACATAAAGATATATTTGGTACATTGGTAACAAGATCATTTCAAAGTACAGAAGTTGGTATTAAAGTTGCAGGATATTTTGGTGGTACATTAAACACTGACTATCAAATCGTAAAACAACGTGGAAAAAGTACATTCGTTGTTATGCGTCAAGCCACTGACAATTTTACAGAAGCAGAAAGTATTCCAGGTTCTATTACTGGAACAAATCTAAGAGTAGGAAAATTGGTATCCGGCACTCCGTCTGCTAACGGTGAAATTAGAATTGTAGGCTTTACACAACCATATCAAGCAGACGGCAATTCAGTTGCCATTGCTAAACTTACTAAGCGCATTGCTACAGATTTCAGCGGAAATCGTTATAAGTGGTATCTAGAAAACGATTCTTCTACAGATGTTATTGTATTAACAGCAGTCTAATAGGTAAACACAATGGGTCAGTTTTTACAAGTAAACGGCGATTACAATATTAAAACCGCAGAAGGCGGTAATATAAAGTTCGACACTGGCCCAGGTGTTGGCGAAGTTCGTATCACTGGAGACTTAGTAGTCGAAGGTGATACTCTCACTGTATCCGCAGAAAATCTGCAAGTACAAGATAATATTATTACATTAAACTTTGGAGAAACTGGTGCAGGAGTAACTGAAGGCACTAGTGGTCTCGAAGTTGATAGAGGCACATTAGATAATGCTTATCTTCTATGGCAAGAATCTGACGATTCATGGAATTTCAAAACAGGCACAGGATACAATCCTAGCAAATTAAGAGTCACTCAAATATTAACCAGCAGCGATGCGGTTAATCCGTTAACTTCTAGAGCAGGCGATTTAACTCTAATTGGAACTGGCTCGGGTGTAGTGTCAGTCAAAGGTACAGCAAGTTATGAATTAAATGTCATCGATGATGACGATGTTCCAAATAAAAAGTATGTTGACGACGCTATTCAAACTAATCCAACTTTCCAGGTTCTTAGAGGGGATACTCGTGTTTCAGCATTTGACGCCAGCAGTCCGTTAGATCCAGGACTATTTCCTATTGGCCCGTATGGAGTACAGCCATCGCGCAGTCAGGTTTCTGTAGTCGTTGATAATTCTATTGTTGTTGAAGTTTTTAACAATCAAGTTAAATTTGGCGGCCTTAATTTCTTCACTGAAGATCCAACAAATACTCTAAGGCCATTTAGTGCAGGCACAGTTATACAAACAGTAAACAGTGGATCAAATTTAAAGTTAGAAACTAATGATACTGGAAGAGTAGAAATTACCTATGCTTTACAATTAGACAATCATGGATTAACACCGGGCGCCATATCTGGTACTAGCATTTTATATGCTGGCAACGTTGGTTCCGGCACTACAGGAATATATTTTACTAATTCGTCTAAAAATGGCGAGTTGATCAGTAAAAACAAAGCCTTATTGTACAGTATGATATTTTAAGAGATAAAAATGATTAAGAGCACAAAATTAACTACCACAGGTGATACAGAAGTTTTTCGAGCAACTACCACAGGAGATAGTGGCGGAAGCGGAGAGCGCACAGCAGTTACTAGTATTATAGTTTGTAATACTGGAACTCCAAACTCTACAGACGAAACTGTAAACAACTGCACATTAAGTATTAATCTTGTAAGATTTGGTCAAGTGGCAAATGATACAAATACCATTGTTAAAAATCTCATAGTTCCTGCAGGCGAAACTGTGTTCTTTTCAGACGAAAAATTTATTCTAGATTCAAGAGACCAGATCTGGGCCGCAGCATCTGTAGGAAATTTATTAAGTGTAACTGTGAGTTCGTTAGAAGTATGAGATTTCTTAAACAAAAAACTATTTCTAAATATAGTCCTAGCGATAACAGTTTTATCGCAGTGGATACTCGTCCGGACGGACACACTGCAGATGGCAGCAGGGCTATCATGGATCTCACCGGCGGATTAAGACTACCTAAAGGTACTACTAATCAACGCCCAGAAATCACAGGTTTAGGAATTAGAACTCCAAACGGTGCCAACGGTTATATTAGATACAATACTACAACTAATAGTTTAGAAGCATACATTGATAATGTTTGGGAAGTAGTACGTGCTCCTGGAGCAACTAGTATTACTAAACAAACTCTAGGCCCTGGCAATGATGTAGAAACTACATTTGGTCCGTTAAGTCAAATACCTAGTTCAGAAAATAACATATTAGTACTTGTAGAAAACGTTTTTCAAATTTCCGATACTAACTTTAATCTAGTAGACAACTATCTAGGTTCAGGAAATACCTATATTGTTTTTACAAGCCCAGTTCCTACAGATAAACTTATTACTATATATTTTGGTTTTGCTAATTAAGGAGCATTATGAGCGAGAATCCCTACCTAGCACAACTTGGCCGCATAAGCGGTAAATTACTTACAGCCAACTTAGAAAGAAACGGTGCCGACCTTACTTTTAGAGGCGGCGAGTTAGACGATGATCTGTTATATCTCGATGTCAATAACATGCGAATTGGCATCAATTCAAACCCGCCAACAACAGATTTAGAAATTACCGGAGTTAGTAAAATAGCCGGTGATGTTTTAGTAACCGGAACTAGTGCAACTATTGACAACATCATAGTTGGTACTAATGGTACATTTTCAACTGTAGTCGGTCCTATTAATATAACACCTGTAGGACCGGATGCTTATGTACAGTATAAAAGAGTGTTGACTCCTGAATTTGAAATAGAAACAAATTACATACAGGTCATATCCACAAATCAAAATCTTGAATTAGATGCTGCAGGAACTGGTAAAATAGACATACAAAGTCCTACAGACATTGCAGGAAACTTGCAGGTAAACGGTAATATTTCTGCTACTGGAGATATACAAATAGGCGGACAGTTTTTCATTGGTGATAGTCCACTAGACACTGTAACTGTAAACCCAGATTTTCAACAAGGGTTAGTAACTGGTGCTACAAATTCCTATGATCTAGGTAGTCCTACAACACGATGGGGAGAAGTTTGGATCACAGGTATCCTAGCAGACTCTTTGGTTACTACTACACTAACAGTAGGCGGTCAAATGACATTGACCGGCAATACTTTTACCACAGCACAAAGCAACGATGATTTATTAATTCAGCCAGATACAGGAATATACCACCTAGAAAATTTAGATATACAAGGTGGAGTAATAAACAATACTTCATTAACTAGTGATCTAATACTACAACATACAGGTGATGGGTATCTTGCATTCACGGATACTAATGCTATTCGATTGCCTTCAGGTAATAATTCTCAACGTGTGGGAATAGAAATAGGCGAAACTCGTTGGAACAACGAAGAAGGTTATCTAGAATGTTTTGACGGTACTGTATGGCAAGTTTCTACTGGTGGCGGTGTGGTTGTAACTCCTGCTATCATGGAAGAATTAAGCCGTCGTTATACTCTCATCTTTGGTTAAATTCTCAATCGATATAAATACTACTAATCGCAGTCAGTGACCAACTGTAGCGGGATTCAACTGTGGTAAACCCGCAATGTAAGGTGGTTATCCGTGAAACGCGGTGTATTGAGGAGAGCTGATGGCTATTGGTCGCATTTCCGGTCCGCTCTTAAAGGCTAATCTCATCAGAGATGGTGTAGATCTAGCGTTTGAGACAGACCTTTTATATCTCGATGTTAATAACTCACGAATCGGCATCAATAATGCCAGTCCTCAATACGATTTAGATGTAATTGGTACAGCACGTACTACAGATCTTGAAGTAACTAATCAATTAGACGTAGGTAATATTAATATCACAGGCAACACTATTGCCAGTGATTTACCTGTGATTAGTTTTGTAGCGTCCGGCGGTGAAGCCACTGCCTATCACAGCAGATTAATAGTAGATGATTTAGAGTTTAGCGGAAACACTATCTCAACTACAGTTTCAAACAGCAACTTAGAACTAAGAGCCAACGGTACTGGAAAAGTTGATATCTTGTCAAGAACAGATATCACTGGCAATTTAAACGTAAACGGCAATATTGCAGCCACAGGTAATATCACCATTGGCGGAAATTTAATTATAGGTGACAGCATCACAGATACTGTTACAGTTAACGCCAGTATTACCAGCGACTTAGTCCCCCAAACAAATGGAGCATATGATCTAGGATCCAGCAGTTTTCGCTGGAGAAATGTTTATGCACAGGGAATTTTTGGTAGTACTCTAACACTTAATACTTTTAATATTGGCAATTTAGTTTTATCTGATAATATCATATCAACAACTTTAAATCAAGACTTAGTCTTAGATGCCAACGGAACCGGATTTGTTGTCATTGGTAATTTTAGAATCCGCGGCAGTACCATACAGAATTATGTAAATGACAGCATAACAGAAATTGATCAAACCGGAACTGGATTTTTTAAAATCTCCGGAACTAATGCTTTTATACCACCAAAAGGCGATACCGGTCAGAGACCTACTACATATGCTGTAGAAGGTATGACTAGATATAATACAGATTCTAAAGCGTTAGAAATATGGGACGGTATAGCATGGGTAAGCCCTGCAGGTACTATCGGTGCTGTATCTGAATCCACTGCTAATGAAATTGCTGTGAAATTTGCACTGACTATAGGATAAAGAAATGCCAACAACATTTAAACAAGCAACCTCTGGCAGTATAGGAACTCATGTAGTAGATGTATTAACTGTTAATACAGGTTTTACTGTTACTGTGATCGGTTGCAATCTAGCAAACATTACTGATTACGACACAGCAAATGTGGACGTTTATGTTAACGGTGTCGACAGTGTCGATATTACGTATATCAAAGGGTTAACAATACCTCCTAATTCTGCAGTTAAAATTATTACCAATGGTGAAAAATTGATTATACCTCAAGGCGGCAGTCTAAGAATAGTCAGCGATTTAGCAGACAGTGTCAGCGCAGTAGTTAGTTACGTAGAGTTATCATAAGGAATAGATTATGGCCAATAACAATTATTATCTTGGTACAGATCCGCAGACTAGATTAGGAGATACTCCTAGGTTTTTCTACGGTTTAAGAAAAAATGAAAATGGTAGTTTATTTCTTACACGCAGCGATCAGATGAAAGATGCAGACGTTATACAACTTAACGAACCCGGCGACGAAGCAGGAAATTACACTGACTTTGAAAGCGGAGTAGATTTTTTTGAAGGCATAGATGTAAACCATAATCCAGTTTTTGAAAATTTAAGAATACAGCAGTACCGATGGGACAACAAAGCTATTTTTTATTATGTCAACGATGACGGAGAATTAGTGATAAGAGTCAACAACGGATATACATACAACGACCTTGATTCAGAGGATTGATAAATGGCAGAATTTAAATTAAGTAGATTTAGATATACTTGGCGAGGAGAATGGAGTTCTTTTTCTCGCTATAATCCCGACGATGTTGTTAGTTATGGTGGTAAAGTATACGTAAGTCTTGAATCACACGCAGCCAACTCAAATTTTTATAACGATTTAAATTTCTTTAATAATGATGTTCCTCCCTTGTTGGTTCCTAAATGGGAACTAATGGCTGACGGAGTTAGTTGGCTAGGAGATTGGCAGACTGATACATTCTATAATGTAGGTGACATAGTAAAATTAGGCGGTACAGTTTATGTTTGTATTACAGGACACACATCAGTAGCCAGTGAAAATGACTTTACTAGTCAGATAGCAAATTGGACTGTGCAGATTAATTCGCAAGATTGGAAAATTGCTTGGCAGGAAAATACCTATTATAAAATTAACGATATAGTACGATATGGCGGCACTGTTTATCGATGCACTGTTTCTCATCAATCCAGCGACCTTTCCCAGGGATTAGAATCTAGTGCAGGTTTCTGGACCACAGTTTCTCTAGCAGATGATTGGAAAGGACTGTGGGAAACGTCAACAAGATTTAAGGCTAGAGATCTAGTACAATACGGTGCCAGAGTATATAGATGTGAGGTTGGACACACATCGGCTGCATCAACAACAGAAGGATTAGAAGCCGATCTTGCCAAATGGTCTTTGATATACGACGGCATACGTCATAGAGGCACGTTTGCTCAAGGAACAATCTACCTTGTAGGTGACACAGTCAAGTATGGATCATATCTCTATAAGGCAAATACTTTCCACTTATCTACATCTTCTATAGATTTTTCTTATTTTGATGTATACCTACCAGGACAAGAATTTGACGCTGACTGGCAACCATTGGCGCTATACCAACCGGGTGATGTAGTAAATTATGGTGGTAATCTTTATTACGCTCTAAATTTAAATACCAACGCAGTTCCTAGTACAGATTCTGTAAATTGGCAGTTATTGTTCCAAGGCAGCAGAATGCTAGGAGACTGGAACGGCTTAATCAGTTATCGATTAGGCGATGTAGTGCGCAGAGGCGGCAACATATATGCCTGTTTGCTTGATCATATTAACCAAGATCCTGATTTCCTAAACGATAACAGCACAACTAACTCAACTTATTGGGATTTAATTGTTCCGGGAGTTCGTTGGAGAGGAGTATGGCAGTCTGGAGAGTTTTACTATGCAGGTGATACAGTAGTATGGGTATCGAGTTCTTATCGTTGTCTAGACAAACATCTATCTGACAGTGGTAATCGTCCTGATGACGACCCAGAAGATGGCAGTACCTTAGAAGGAAGATATTGGGCTAAGATTACCGATGGTAATAAGATTAACAGACTAAAAGAAGTCGGTGATATTAGAACATTTGGTGACACAGGCGACGGTAGTACTATTGGATTTAAAGCACTTACTGTTGGTACACAAGGTAAAGCATTAACAGCAACTAGTTCCGGTGAAGTTTCTTGGGAATTATTGCAAAACACAGATAAGGTATATTACGTAGCAGAGTTTGGCGAAGATATTGCAACTGCTGGAACATCTCCACAGAATCCGTGGAGAACTATTAGATATGCTACAGAAAACATTACTGGTTATGCAACTATATTTGTAAGGACCGGCGTCTACGATGAGATATTACCAATCCGTGTTCCTCCATTTGTAGCCATAGTTGGCGATGAATTACGCAGCACAGAAGTTCGCCCAGCCAATACACTTTTATCTGCATCTTATATAAATTATATCTTATCGGCAGCAGAATATATTCAAGATATTATTGGGTATGTGATTAGAGAAATTCCTGTTGGAGATAGTATTCTTGCTCCAGGTACGGCAGTTTACGGTACTGTACCTCAAAACTTTTCAGGTACAGCCGCTACTACTAATGAAGCATTGATTTTAGATTCATTGTTAAATCAATTTATTACACGATTAGAAACTCAAAATCCTGCATCAGTTAATGGTTCAGGATCTTTAACTATTAATACAGATAGATTAAATGCTCGAGCACAAGTCTTAGCAAATAAATCTTTTATTAAAAATGAAGTAACATTGTATATTGAAAATGTTCTTACAGATTCTACAGTCACAAATCTTCCTGCAAGATTTGACGGAGATTTAGATAGAATTATTGACAGCATTTATTATGATTTAGGGTATGTAGGTAACTGGAAAACTATCGAAGCAGCAAATTATTTCTTATGTGCCAGCGACTACGACATAAACAAAACACAGAATATGTTCTTATTAAGAGACGGCACAGGTCTTCGCAATATGACATTTACTGGACTTAGCGGTACGCTGTCAGGACTTTCAACATTAGAAGTTACACAAAGACCTACCGCTGGTGCTTACGCCAGTCTTGATCCGGGTTGGGGACCTTCAGATAGTTCTGCTTGGGTTGGAACAAAATCACCGTACGTACAAAACGTAACTACTTTTGGAGACGGCTGTGTGGGACTTAAGATTGACGGGGATTTACATTCTGGCGGAAATCAAACTATTGTTGCTAACGACTTTACACAGATTCTTTCAGATGGTATTGGAGTATGGGCCAACGGAACCGGTCGTACAGAATGTGTTTCTGTATTCACATATTATAATCACATAGGCTATCTATGTACTAACGGTGGTAAGATACGCGGTACAAACGGTAACTGTTCATATGGACAGTTTGGCGCAGTGTCCGACGGATTCAACACCACAGAAATACCAATTACTGCATCTGTAAACAACAGATACTATGATGCTACGGTATATCAGGTATTAGCAGGCGACAATAACGAATTATTAAAATTCTTCTTTTCAAATGGTGGAGTTAATTATACCACAGCAACAGGAACGATTACCGGTTCTGGTATAAATTCAAATGTAGTATTTGACGAATTCCGCAGTGGCGGAGTATCAGAAGTAAGGATTACTGATCCGGGTGACTCGTCAGCAGCAGGCGGCTCTGGATATGTGTTCACTACAAACTCTGCACAAACTGGTGACGCTACTAGAGTACAAATTGCAGGATCAGATGAAAATCTAGCATCTAATTATAGACAGATGAGATTGGTATTAAGTGCAGGAACAGGCACTGGACAATACGGATATATCGCAGAATATGATGCTACAGGAAAATATGCCTACATAGGTCTAGAAGGTCAACCTCAAGTTACTGTAACATCATCAAGTTCTACAGGAAACATTCTAACAACCAGTTCAACAGAGCATTTATCTGTAAACGATCCTGTGATTTTTGTAGGTACAAAATTTGGTAATATACAAGATAACACAGTCTACTATATTAGAACATTGCCTAGCGGTACACAATTTACAATTAGTGCTAGTTCAGGCGGTCCTGCATTTAATTTAATTAACGGCAGTGGCACAATGGTTATGCATCGAATAGGATGGCAGCACTTTGTAGAAGGCACACCTATAGAGGCTTCTCTAAATAATACCACAAATTATTTTATTGAGCCAAGAATTAATTTTAGTAGTCCTGGTTTCAGTTCAACATCAATGGCGTTGCCAGCATCGAGACAATGGACTAGTATTGCTGCCGGACCAAATAATATCGTAGCAGTGGCTTTAGATTCAAATATTGCTGTCTATAGCGGCGACAACGGTGCAGCATGGAACAATGGAACTTTGCCAGCCACAGCACTTTGGACCAAAGTCAAATATGTTGGTGGAAGATTTATGGCATTTGCCACAGGCGGTCAAGCAGCCTATAGTACTTCAGGAACTTCGTGGACCCCAATGGCTATGCCTAGCACTGCTGAATGGAGAGATGTTGCTTACGGTGACGGTAAATGGGTGGCAGTATCTGTAGGCGGAAACAGAGCAGCAATTTCCACAGATGGTGCTACATGGTCAACATCAACATTACCCGAAGGTGCAGACTGGAATGCCATAGAGTACGGCAAAGGTAAATTTGTTACTACAGCCTTAAGTGATTCGTCTACAGGTGTTGCTATTGCATACAGCACAAACGGAACTTCGTGGACTTTAGGTTCAATACCTCAAGGGTCGTATGCATTGGCCTACGGTAATAATAGATTCGTAGCATTATCTGGAGGTTACGCAGGTGCTACAGAAGTTTCTACAAGTTTTGATGGTATAACATGGACTGAAAGTACTATAGCAGCCGCAGACTGGAGAGCCATTAAGTATGCAGGCGGGTTATTTGTAGCAGTGGCCAATGGCAGTGCTAATATGGCGCTGTCTATTGATGGTAGAACATGGACTTATCAATCAATGACTACCTCTGCAGAATATTGTGACGTTACATATTCTGAAGTAGTCAATCCTGGAAGATTTATTGCCATAGCAGGTCTTGTGGCTAATTCTACAGTTGGTAGAGTAGTAAGAACAGGTAGAACTGCAGAAGCCAGAGCCATTGTGGTAGCAGGAAGAATATCTGCTATCAATATTTGGGAACCAGGCAGCGGATATTCCAGTGCACCTGTAATGACAGTTAATGATCCAAACAACAGTTCAGAGGTTGCAACTGCTGTAAGGCTAGGCAGTGGAGTAATTGCTGGACCTACAATAATTAGCGGTGGTGCAGGATTTGAAACTTCAAGTACTAGAGTTACTATCACAGGTGACGGTTACAAAGATGAATATCAAATAGGTACTGAATTAGTAGTTAGTGGTTTAACTCGTATACCGGGACCGGGAGATAACGTAACTATTTCCGGCATCGATGATTATATCTATAAACTTCTAACAACAACTATTTTAGGTGGTTCTTTAGGTAACTATCTAGCAAGAATCACTATTGCTAAAGATCTTGGTAGAGACGAAAGCCCAGAACATGGAACTTTGGTTGAAATTAGACAATTGTATTCACAGGTTAGACTAACTGGACACGATTTGTTAGATATTGGATTAGGAAATTTCACAGAAACTAATTATCCAGATACATTAAATCCAAATGGTACAGTAATAGCACCTGAAAATGAAATCATTGAGAGGGCAGGAGGACGAGTATTTTACACCTCAACTGACCAAGATGGTAATTTCCGTGTAGGAGAATTATTTGCTGTTGAGCAGGCCACTGGTACAGTTACACTAAATGCACAGTTCTTTGAATTAGAAGGTCTAGAAGAATTGAGATTGGGTGGTGTTACTGTTGGTGGCTCTGGTGTAGTTATTCGTGAGTTTTCTACAGACGCAACGTTCACAGCAGATTCAAACAATATTATTCCTACTCAGAGAGCAATCAAAGCATATTTAAATGCTAGAGTATCCGGAGGCGGAGCCGACGCTATTACAGGTCAATTAACTGCCGGTATTGTACAGATTGGTCCAGAATCATTAGGGACTACAACAGGCGACGAATTGATTTTTGATGCTAAGGTGAATTTTAGAGGCGGTATTGACGGTACGTTCCTTGCGCAGGTTTATTATCTAAGTGCTTCGGTATAAACCTATGTGTAAGAGATCGAATAAATATTAATTAATGCGAATTATGGAGCTATAAATGGCTGAATTTAAACTAGGTAGAATTAGATTTGTATGGAAAAATGACTGGGCGACCGGTATAACATACTATAAAGACGACATCGTTGCCTACGGTGGGCGCACTTATCTATGCGTAGTAGGACATACTGCTGCTGCTGATTTCTATACCGATCTTGATAACGTTCCGACAAAATGGAACCAATTCAGCGACGGTCAAGACTGGAAAGGAAACTGGGCCAGTACCACACTGTACAAAGAAAATGACATTGTCAAGTACGGTGGTTATGTGTATATTTGTAATAACGGACATACATCAAGTTCTACCCTAGAAGCCAATCAAGGTAATTGGGATCTATTTGCAGAAAGTTTCGACTGGAAAGGCAACTGGTCAACTACTACAACTTATAAAGTTAACGACGTTGTCAAGTACGGCGGATATGTTTACCTATGTAACGCTGCTCATACTTCAGCAGCCACAGCCGCACTGGGACTTGAGCAAGATCTATCTAATTGGGACTTATTCAGCAAAGGTGTAGATTGGAAAGGTGCTTGGGCTACATCAACTAGATACAAAATAGGCGATCTAGTTAAAAACGGCGGAAATACATATGTTTGTAACCTAGGACATACCTCAGCAGCCACAGCCGCTTCTGGACTAGAAGCCGATCAAAGCAAATGGGATTATTTTAATCAAGGTATTGATTACAAAGGCGTATGGGTTACTGGTACAAGATACAAACACAACGATATTGTTAAGTACGGTGGCGGCATTTATATCTGTATTACTCCACACACTGCTGCGGCAGCATTTGCCACAGACGAGGCTAATTGGAATCAAATTGTTGAAGGATTTGAATTTGAAGGTGACTGGGTATCAGGAACAGTATATCAACCGGGTGATGTTGTAAGATACGGCGGTAATTCTTATATTGCTAAAACAAATCACACAGCAGTTGGCGGCCAAGTTCCGCCAACACAGCCGTTAACTTGGGATTTATTTGCAGAAGGATTTAGATTACAGGGAGATTGGACTGGTGGTGGCCAACAATATAAGATAGGTGAAATCGTAAGACACGGTGGATTCACTTATGTGGCAATTGCAGACAGTCAAAATCAGTCCCCACCAAATCTCACATACTGGAGTAAATTAAACGAAGGTATTGATTGGCAGGGAAATTGGACTGTAGCCGCAGTTTACAAACTAGGCGACGCAGTTAAGTACGGCCCAAATTCATACATAGCCATTCAAGGTCATACTGCTACTAACGGTTCAGATAGACCAGACAATGACGGTACAGGCACTTACTGGAATTTATTAACTGCAGGCAATGAAGAATCTGTACTAACCACAATCGGTGACTTGGTATATTATTCAGGCGCAGGCCCAACAAGACTACCAATCGGTGAAGAAGGTCAAGTATTGACTGTAAGTTCCGGCCAACCTGCTTGGGAATATTTTGGTAAAATCAAGAATACCTTCTATGTAGGTCCTAATGGCACAGACAGCCCAGCACCTATATATGGTCAAACTATTGATCAGCCATGGGCTAGTGTTCGTTATGCCTGTGAACAGATCGATCTAGGTACAGAATATCCTAATGCCGCATATCTATTAAAACAAAATAGAACATTTATTCAGCGTGAGATTGCTGAGTGGGTCAAGCGTCAAATTACTTTAGGTACAGGAATTTGGTCAGGATTTACCAACGACAACGATGCACTATGTGAAAGAGACATGGGTTTGATTTTAGATGCTATCATCTATGACCTCACACATACAGGTAATATCAAATCTATCGAAGCCACTGAATCGTATTTCAATACTGCTGGTACAGCATTGATCGCTGCTATTGCAGACGAAGACGAACAGTTAGTAGAAGCCATCAATTACGGTGTTACTTTAATTGGTAACGTCCTTGCTAATACTGCACCAGCAGCCAACTATCAGGCACTAAATGGTATTTCTGCAGGAGATAGAACACTACAGATCATTAACGGTGCTTACACTGCCGAAACTGGTACATTGGCCATCTGCCAAGGACTGGCAGCAATTATTACAAATGCAGTTACAGCGGGTAATACCTCAGGAGTACCTGGAAGAGATATTCCTAATTATACAGTTAATATTAAAACAGGTTTATTTGAAGAAATATTACCAATCCGTGTACCTAGCAATACTGCGCTAGTAGGAGATGAATTACGTTCTGCTAGAGTAAGTCCAGCAGGAAAGTTAATTGGTAATAATGACACAGCCAAAACTATTGCTACATTAACACACTTAAAATCTATTACTGACAACATTGTTACAAACAGTGCAGTTACTCCAACTACAGGCAATAGCGAAACACAAGATACAACCAGCCAAAACGAAGGCAACATTGGATCTACAACTGCCGTTTCAAGATTACAAGCAGGTGTTGCAGAAATCAAAGATATCTTAGCCAATAATACTCCAGATGCGTTTGTATTAACTAATCCAACTAACTGGGGTACTTCATTAACTGATACTGCGTATGCAAGTACAGGAAATGTCACAGGAGCCACTACAGGATACGATAATGCTAGAGCACAGATTCTAGCAAACACAGCATTCATCAAAGCAGAAATCACTGCTTGGATTGCAGTTCAAGTAGCAGGTAATATTGCACCGTTTACTACAGCATTTACTTATGACAGCGCAGCCTGCGCTCGTGACGTTGAATATATTTTAGATGCTATGCGCTATGATTTAACTTATGGCGGTAATACACAGACTATGGTGGCTGCTAAAGCATATTATAGTTTTGGTGTTGCTACATTTGGCGATGGCGAAAAAGATGAAACATTGGCCGCATACGCAAGGTTAAAAACTGTAGTTGGTCAAGTAATCACAGAAGCCGCGGTTTCTATATCTGCAGGTAACGTATTAACACAAGATGTTAGCGGTACTGCAGGCGGTACATCTAGCAAGAATTTTGGCGAAGAACGCATTCAGAATATCATCGATCTTATCACAGTTGACGGTGTTGACACAGCAATTGGTTACCCTGCTACTGTAAATCCAGCAACTGCTTGGGTTTCTTCTGAATTACAAACTGCAGGATCGGCATTGAATACTGCTAAATCAGAAATTCAAACACATTCTGTAAACTATATCAAGAGAGAATATCCAACATTAGTGTTCAATGAAACAACATGTTCTAGAGATGTTGGCTTGATAGTTGATGCATTACGTTACGATTTAATGTTTAACAGTAATTTTGCTTCTATCAAAGCAGGTATGAGTTATCGCAGAGGCATTGCATCTGCACAGTTAGTGATAGCAAATCAGTTGGCTGCTACTCAGACTATATTAGACTTTATCGGTAAGAAAGGCGCTGTTATTGTATCTTATGGTTCGTCTGTGATGTCACAGTTACTATGGGATGATATTATTAACTATGCTAACACAGGCACAAGACCTATCATAGTTGGTACAATGGATCCTACTACAGATATTGATCGTTACAATGGTTCTCAGATTCTGTTATTAAACAAACAGTTTATGGTAGCAGAAGCCACTGCTTATATTGATCAAACATTCCGTGCTACAGTTTCAGCATCTACAGGTTCAACAACAGATACATTTACATGTTCATCCCAAACATGGATGGTTGCAGGCGACACTGTAAGATTCAGCGGAACTGTTTTTGGCGGTATTAACACAACAACAACATATTACATCCTAGCATCTGGATTAACCGCAACGTCATTCCAGGTTAGTTTAACCCCAGGCGGCACAGCAGTTGATTTATCTACTGCTACTGGATCTATGTTGGTTAAATGGTATTACAATTCAGCAAGTTGCCAAAACGACGTAGGAAATTATGTAGAAGCCATTGCTCACGATATGAAATACACAGGCAACTATAAGTCTGTGATGGCAGCAAGATTCTATAGAAATGCCTTAACAGGTTCTAAACTAGAAGATATGTATTATGTCAGCCGCGGTTGCGGTGTACGTAATATGACTCTGTTAGGTCTAGACGGCACTTCGGACGGTAACACAGCCGGTGCTGGAGATGCGGACGGTCTAACAGTTGCAAATGAGTACGGTACACAACGACCATTAGCAGGTTCATATGTATCGTTGAATCCAGGATGGGGACCGAATGATGAAAACGTTTGGGTTACTGATAAATCCACATATATACAAAACGTTACTACATTTGGTACAGCCTGCGTAGGACAAAAGATCGACGGTAGTCTGCATGCAGGCGGTGTAGATTCTATTGTTTCCAACGACTTTACACAGGTATTGAGTGACGGTATTGGTGCATGGATCACTAACTTAGGCCGCGCAGAACTTGTTTCAGTGTTCTCATATTACAACTATATTGGTTATCTAGCAGAAAACGGAGGAAAAATCCGTGCTACTAACGGCAACAACTCCTATGGTACATTTGGTTCTGTGTCAGAAGGTGTTGATATCACAGAAACGGCCATTACAGGAGAAATTAACAACAGAGCATCAGAAGCCACTGTAAGAAATGTTATCACAGATGGCGACGATGTTTTGATTTATGAATTTGGCAACGCAGGTAATGCATATACTTCGGCTACCTTTACAACATCTGGAGCAGGAACAGGCGTAGCAACAATCGCTAACGAATTCAGAGATGGCGGTGTGTTTAATATTCGCTTAACAGACCCAGGTGATTCCACCGGAACTGGCGGTGTAGGTTATATTACTGCGTCAAATAAAGCACAAAGCGGAAACACAACTAGTATTACATTAGCAGCCGCTGACAGCAGAGGCAGTATTGCTTATGTAGGCATGAGTGTTTACCTAGTTTCTGGAACAGGTGCAGGACAGTATGGATATATTGGAACATACAATGCAGGTTCTAAAGTGGCTACTGTGTTTAGAGAAAGCACAGGAAGTGCAGGTTGGGATCATGTAGTACCTGGAACACCTATCGAAGCAGCCTTAGATGTAACAACTGGCTATGAGATTACTCCAAGAATTAACATATCAGCGCCACCGTTTACTAAAACACAGGCTAATATGCCTGCAAATCGTAACTGGTCAGATGTGGCTTACGGTGATGGCTTTGGCTATTATGCTAATCTATCTGCTACAGGCGGTTCAGGTTCACTGGCAACATTCCATGTAACTCGCAGATACGGAGTTTATACAGTAGAAATTAACGCAGGCGGCGCATTATACACCGCAGGCAATACTCTAACTATTCTAGGAACTAGCCTAGGAGGAACTAGTCCTGCTAACGATCTAACATTAACTGTAGACACAGTTACATCACCAAGCGGTGCTATTACATCAGTAACACCAACTGGCACAGCAGTAACGCCAAAATACGTAGCAGTGGCCAGTGGCACTATAAATGCTGCATGGTCTTTAGATGGCGTATCTTGGACAGGATTTACTATGCCAACTGCTTCAGGTGGTGGCGGTGGCGAGCCAGACAATCAATGGGTGGCTATTGCCTATGACGTTTATCAAAACGTAGGAAGATATGTGGCCGTAGCAAGAGGATCATCAACCGCAGCATACTCATTTGATGGAGTAAACTGGACAGCAGTTTCATTAGGAGTAGTCGAAGATTGGTGCGATGTTGTGGGTGGTAACGGCACATTTGTTGTTATTGCAGAAAGTGATTCAAGTACCACATGGAGATCAACATCTACTAACGGTGGCTTGACATGGACAGCAGCCACAGTAGGCACAGGAGCCAAAGCAATTGCTTATGGCGGCGGAAGATTCGTAGCCGTAGAAGGAAACTTCTCAAATTCTGTAGCATGGTCTGCCAATGGAACAACTTGGACAGTGACTACATTGCCATCAAATGATGACTCTACAGAAAGTAACTGGCAAGATATTGCTTACGGTAACGGAAGATTCGTAGCAATTTCAGACAGTTCTGCAATGGCAGCATACTCATTTAACGGTGCTACATGGTATAAGAGCAACTTACCTAGCATTTCAGAATGGAGTTCTATCAATTACGGTCAAGGCGTGTTTTATGTAACAAGTCTTGGAGATGCTGCCGCAAGTTCACCAGACGGTGTAACATGGACAGTTCGTGACGGTAGTTTCTTATCTTTAGATATTACCGCTACAAACGCTGATAGCGTAGCAACTACAGCATCAGCAAGAACGTTGCCTAGCAGCAGCACTTGGCAAGATGTATTATGGGACGGTAGTAAGTTTGTAGCCGTAGGATATACCACAGCCTCTTCATTAGGCGCTTACGCTACCAGCACCGACGGTGTTTTATGGTCAGGTGGTACGATTGCACAGTCCGGCACTAACTGGGAATATACAGCATTAGCCTATAACGGTACAAATCAGTACGTAGCGTTAATTGGAGGCAACGGCGGTACTAACGATCTAGCAACTAGTACAAACGGAACCACATGGGCAACAGTAGCCAATGCATTGCCTGCTAATTCATTCTGGAAACAGGTAATTTGGGACGGTTCTAAATACGTGGCTATTAGAGCAGATAGTCCTAATATTGCCACAAGTACTAACGGCACTACATGGGCAGGTTCTGCAGTATCGGGAGGTTCTGCAGATGCTACTAGTATTGCAGTAGGCGCTATCGGCGCTACAACTTACCATATTATTGTTAGTGGCGGTTCAGCAACTAGCCAAGCAGTTTCACATTCTACAAACAGTGCGTCTACTTGGACCACTGCTAACTCTATGCCTTCAGCAGCACTTTGGAGTTCTGTAGCATATGGTAATAGCAGATTTGTAGCAGTAGCAGGTAATACTGCCACAGCAACTACAACTGCGGCGTTTTCAACTAACGGAACATCTTGGTCATCTGCAACTATGCCAGGAGCCGCTGCTCGTTGGGTAAAAGTTATTTGGACTGGAACAGCGTTCCTTGCTTTTGCTTATAACAGCACAAGAACTGCTTATTCTACTAATGGTTCAACATGGGTAGAAGGTCCTGCACAGCCAAACACTGCTAACTGGTTTACAGCAGCATCAACAGGAACTACTTCTTACACAGTAGCATCTTTAGCAACCAATACAACAAACACTGCCTCTAGCATGGAATTTGCTATAGGAGTTAACTGGTTGACAACTTCTAGCACTACAACTAATGTCAATGTTGGTGATAGAATTAGATTTATTAGAGATTCCAGTGGTTCAGAAATATTTGGTGGAGTTAGAACTGATGTTGGTTTATATTATTTTGTAACCAGCGTTTACGATTCTACAAGATTTACAATTTCAACAACAAGCGGAGGCTCTAACTTCTCATTATCAACAGGATCGGGCAGTATGTTGGCATTGACCAGCAAACGTTATGTTCATTCTGTTCTAGGTAACTATCAAAGCAATCCTCGTTGGGTAGTACTTGGTGCTAACTCGCAGGGCGTTTTGAATATTCGTCAAGGTGCAAAAGCCAGAAGTCGTTGTCTAGTATCAGGTGAAGGATTAATTACTGAAATTTGGATACACGAACCAGGATCTGGTTATGTAACTGAACCAACATTAACTATTACAGATCCTAACAACACCGGAGCAGACGCTACTACACAAGTTAGAATAGGTAATGGTGTAATTGCTCAACCTACATTTACTAACAGAGGTAATAACTACACTGCTGCCGCAGCAGAAATCACAGGCAACGGTTATGCAGATAACTATCAGACCACAGCGTTTGTAGCATTTAAGAACTTTACTGACATTCCTAAAGCAGGTTCTAATGTTCAAATTGCTGGAATTGACGATATCTATTATAGATTAGTTAATGTCACGGGACTGTTACCTAACACAGACGGAACTTATAATGCTACATTGCAATTAAGTCCTGCCTTAGGTGCTGCAGAGTCTCCAGAACATAATACTGCTGTAAATATTCGCAGACGTTATTCACAGGTTCGACTAACAGGTCACGATTTCTTGGATATTGGTACTGGTAATTTCACAGAATCTAATTACCCAGGATTACCGTTAAACGATCCTATACCTGCTAACGAAACAGTTGGTCAAGGCGGAGGCCGTGTATTCTACACAAGTACTGACCAAGACGGTAACTTTAGAGTTGGCGGATTGTTCAACGTTGAACAGAGTACTGGTGTTGCAACATTGAATGCTGACGCATTTAACATTGCAGGATTGAACGAACTGTCTCTAGGTTCTGTGGCACTTGGCGGAAGCGGTGCTACTATTTCAGAATTCAGTACAGACCCGTTCTTTACACAGGATTCGGATACAGTAATACCTACGCAGCGAGCAATCAAAGCCTATATTACTAGCCAGATCGGTGGCGGTGGATCAAGTCTAAACGTAAACACCCTAACAGCAGGTGTAATTTACGTAGCAGGACAGTCCATTAGCACAACTACAAATGTTCAAATTAACATAAATAGTAAGGTAAACTTCAAAGGCGGTATAGCGGGTGATGCCCTTGTGTTAAATTACTTTTTACAAGCAAATTGATGGAGAAATAAATGGCTACAGGATTATTAGGTCAATCAGCATTAGCAGCAGCGACGAACACAACGGTGTACACCGTGCCTGCCACTACTTTTACGGTTTTGAGTATAAATGTTTTAAACCGTGGAACAACAGCAGTTGCAGTAAGAGTTGCTCTTGCTGCAACAGGTACACCGACCAATGCAGAATGGATAGAATTTGATGTTCAAATTGGTTCTAACGGAGTATTAGAAAGAACAGGTATTATGATGGATTCTGGCAAACGTCTCGTAGTATTTGCCAGCAATGCCAACGTGTCAGTGAGTGCGTTTGGCATAGAGACTTCAACAGTATAATTAGGAGAACAAAATGGGACGACAAGTATCATCCTTTGGAACCGATGCAGTAACAAACAGAACCGTAACAAGTACTGGTAACGTCACTGCTGGCGAAAGAATTTTCGCTAACGCAACAGGAGGAGCATTTACCCTAACTCTGCCAGCATCACCTGCGGAAGGTGACACTATTCAGATCATCGACGTTGCCGGTATTTTTACAACAAATAACGTAACGATCGCTAGAAATGGACAAAGAATTCAGAACCTAAACGAGAATTTAGTTTTAGATATGAACAATGCAGCAGTTACAATGATTTATTCGGGTGCTACCTTCGGTTGGGTATTCATCGGACCATAATAGGAAAATAAAATGGCAAGACTTACTGATCTACTGACCACTAGGGAGATCATGGCCAACCAGCAGAATCTGGAGAAGGGCCGGGTATTCACCGTTACCCCTAGTACGATGTTTACCTGCATCCGAGATGATATGGGCTGGTGTTGGACCTCTCCCGGATGCGGAGTTTTAGAAATTGAAATGTGGGGAGCAGCGGGCGGTGGATCTCGTATGTGTTGCTGTGGTGGCGGCCTACCAGGCAATGCTCCCGGTTATACAAGAAAATGCATAGCGGTATTTTGTAATACAGCAATTTGTGCCTGTCCAGGAATGGCCTGTAACGCACACGATCTATGCTTTAGCGGTTGCGGCTTGCCAAGTTATTTGAGATGGTGTAATGCTCGAGACTTGTGCGGATATAGCAACGGCTGTATGTGTGCCCAAGGCGGTAAAGGTGGCAACAGTTTCTGTTCAACATCAACATCTGTCTACTGCTGTTTTGTAGCAGGCGGATTCTGTCACACACTATTTGCTAACAGTTGCGGTATTGTATGTAATCAATGTCCAGGCGCCTGGATTGGTTGCGGTTATGGCGGCGACACTAATTGCTGCGGATGTATCAGTTATATGCACTTCTTCTGTAATACAGGCAATCCTCGCCCTTGCTATGTACATCAATTCGTTGCTTATTCACCAGGAATATTCAGCGATCAAGGCGGTGTCATAGCATCTATGGCAGAAGAAGATCCAGAATTTACACAATGGAGCGGCGCAGGGCTATTAAATCATCAATATGCTCAAAACGCTCTAAGCAGATCACCAATTAGCGGTATATCATGGATGACCTGTCAAGCAAGTACACAGAGTTGCGGCTGTTACGAAATGTATGGCTGTATGCCGTTTAACTCTTATGGCGTAGGTGGACTTCCACCATATCCATGTCCGGATGTTAGAGATCACGGTAAACGTGGTGGACATGGTGCTATTAGATTAACTTATAGGGGATCAAATATCGCTGGTCAGAACTGTGCTAAACTAGGAGGCTCGTACTAAAATGGCAAAATTATCAAATCTACTAGGAAACAGAGAACTGGCTTTTGAAGATAACCTAGAAAAAGGTCGTATCTGGGTCTACCACGACGGCAATATGTATTCAACGTTCTGTAATGGATTCTGTTGGAGATCTCCAGGTACTGGTACTGTGCAAATCGATATGTGGGGTGCTGCTGGCTCAGGCGCACAGATGTGCTGCTGCGGTGCAGGACTTCCAGGTAACGCACCTGCTTATGTAAGAAAATGTATATGTGTAATCTCAGGAAATTATATCTGCGGTTACATCGGTCGTTCATGTAATAACTCATCAGCACTGTGCTTTAGAGGTTGCTCTGAGGCTACCTGCGTATGCTGGTTTGGTTGCTCACATCACAATTTAAGCGAAGGTGGCCAACTTTGGAATGAATCCGACGAACGGGTTCCAGCAAACCCATGGGGTTGGGGCGGCCAAGGAGCAGATGCATTATCTCAATCTAACAGTCAAATTGAAGGTCGCGGCGATCGTAGTAATCTTAACGGCGCTAATCAAGGCTGTATGTTGTGCTGCGACACAGGAAGATGCTGTACTGTTGGCCGTTTAGGCGGTAACTTTACTAGAGGTTGCTTGTGCGCACAAGGCGGTAGAGGTGGTATATCATTCTGTATGGATACCAAGTCTCCTTATTCATGCTTTAGAACAGGTTATTTCTGCGGCCAAGGCCTAGGACCTGGACATAACATGTGCGATACAGGTAACTCAGCCTGCGGTATGATCTGTAACTGGTGTCAGAACGGATTTAACGTGGCCTGCGGCTACGGTGGAGATATCAACTGCTGCGGTCTATGGTCATGCACATCATTCCATGCATGTTTGCAGACTTGCCCATGTATGTACCAGTATCACGTACCTACTGCTGCTGGAATATTTGCAGAAGATGGCGGTCAGTTTACCTACACTACATACAGTGACGGAAATCCACAGGGAGATTGGTCAGGTGCTCCGTTGGCAGCACAGTTTAATGCATTAAAATCGCTAAGCCGCTGGCCTAGCCATCAAGAGCATTACACCTGTTGGAATAACCAAAGATCCTGCGGCTGTTATGAAATGCAAGGTTGTATGAACTTTATGCCTGTAGGCGTACCGGGTTCAGCGGCTCATCCATGTCCTAGCGTTCGTGATCATGCTGGTCGCGGCGGCTTGGGTGCAGTGCGTGTTAAGTTTATTCCTGCTAGTGGTCAAACTTCTTACTAATATGGATAAATTAACAGTGACAATAATATTAAAAGGAGGCCTATAACGTGAGCCTTAGAAGATTAGTCGAACAAAAATTAGACCAGATCAACTACGACGAGTACAATCTGGAAAAAGGCCGCGTATGGGCTTATACTCCAGGCACAGAATACGCTAACTTCGTTAATGGATTCTGCTGGATTGCCTGTTGTACAGGGCGAGTAATCCTTGATGTTTGGGGAGCAGGCGGCAGCGGCGCTAGAATGTGCTGCTGTGGAATGGGAATTCCAGGAAATCCCGGTGCTTATGCAAGAAGATGTATTTGCGTAAACGCAGGTGATTTAGTCTGCGGCTTTGTAGGTCGTTCATGTAACAACGCTGACACATTGTGTTTCAGAGGTTGTTCAGAAGCCACTTGTGTATGTTGGTTTGGACGAAATCCAAATACTGGTGTTGCTATCAACGGCTGTATTTGTACACAAGGCGGTCGTGGAGGCACAACATGGTGCTCCACAGGCACAGGCGGCTATTGCTGCTTTACATCCGGTAACTTCTGTAATACTAACTATGGTGGATCACAGGGTATAATCTGTAACTTTGGCTCAGGCACAGGATCATGCTGTGCAGAAGCCTTTGGTGGAGATATTAACAAGCGTGGTGGATTTAGTTGTGCCACATTCTGGGGAACTAACGGTAGTTCATGCCCATGTGCTACTCACTATCACGTCGGTGTTCCGCCAGGAATGTTTGCCTGTGACGGCGGCGTAGTTACATATACAGTAGAAGCAGATAATGGATTCTCAGAATGGAGCGGTATGGGTTATCATCAGTTTACTTCTGCATTGAACGCTATGAGTCGTTCGCCTGCTAGAGGTATTCCTTGGACAGCCTGCTACTCAGGACACACAAGAGCATGTGGATGCTATGATGTCAACGGATGCCAGCCGTTTATTCCACCAGGAATGGGCGGTTTACCAGCACAGCCATGTCCAGATGTTAGAGACAATGGTTACAGGGGCGGATTGGGATTAGTAAGAATTAACTTTATCGAGAGGATATAATGAGAAAAGCATTTAAAGCGGTTCTTCCAGACGAACCATATAAGACAACTACTAAAAAGAACATTACTGTAGATTGCATCTATACCGGAAGACGTTTCCTGTTGATCCGTTTAAATGGGGATGGTACTATGTTTGCTCTAGAAAGAGCAGCAGAGACAGAAGCAGAATTAGAGCCATTTAAAATGACTCCTGAGCAATTAGCACTAGATGGAGATACTTTCCAAATTGTGCTAGATGCAGAAGTCAATACTTGGGAAGCAGCACATATTACTCATGACTACGAACACGGTGAAGTTCCAAATTACAAGGAAACTTTGCCTACTGGAGAAGTCTATGAATATCACTACGATGACTTTTGTGCAGCCTTAGATCAGCCATTCTATGTCAATGATATGCGTTACGACATTCCAACTAAAACTTGGATACGTCCTCGATACAGAGTTCACGCTGTAACAAGACAAGATTTTCTTGCAGGCATGGCTATTCAGGCTAGAGTATTCAAAGAAGCATACGATAGCGGAAAATATCTAGCCCAAGATATGGAAAAATTCAAAGAATACTATGAATTTTGCCAATCTGTACCAACTAAGTACGCTAATGTAGATCATTGGAAGATTAACTGCCCAGCACCTCCAATTATCTAATTAATTTTTAAACCAAGAAAGGCCTTGTGCTTATATCCGAGAGGATATATAATGCGTACAAGGCCTTTCTTATTGGAGTTTAAATGACAAGATCCAAAGCATTTTTTGTAAACGGCGGTGCTGGCCGTATGATTACATCCGTACCTGCTTTTGAAAAATACGAACAAGAATCTGAAGATAAAGATTTTATTATCGTCTGCGAAGGTGGCACAGACGTATTTAAAGGACACCCAACCTTAGATTCTAGAACCTACGATGTGTGGCACAAGGGGTTATTCAAAGATTTTCTAAAAAACAGAGAAATCGTAACCACTGAACCTTACAGAATCTGGGAATACTATAATCAACAATGTTCCATTGCCCAAGCGTTTGATATACAGATTAATAACAAAGGTATTAGAGAATTACCTAAACCTACATTACGCCTGAGCAAAGACGAACTATTAAATGGTCGCCAGGTTGTTACTCAAGTTAAAGAAAAATTAAAAAAAGATAAACTTGTGGTTCTTCAACCATTTGGCAGAGGTATCGAGTATATTGACGAAACGCTAGTAGATAGAACTGCTAGAAGTTTTGAATTAAAAGATGTTAAGCAAATAATTAAAAAATTACAGGAAAACGGATACGCTGTAATATTGATGAGCGAATTTAAGATTGACCTAGTTGACGCTAAACTCAAAGACGAAGTGGCCATGCCAGAAAATGTATCATTTAGAGTATGGGCTGCTATCGTTAAGTATGCAGATCATTTCTTAGGTTGCGACAGCCTGGGACAACATCTGTCTTACATTATGGAGACTCCGAGTACTGTGGTTACTGGATCTACATATCCTATTAACGTTTCTTATCCTGATTGCAAATATTTTGACATTCTAGATATGGGAGAAGTAAGTAGGGAGTACAGTCCTATTAGGATTCTACCAGACGAGCGAGTTGATAGATTGAACGAAAATATCATGTCGATGAACGACGACATTACCACACTTATTGTAAATCACGTTTTAGGAAAAAAAGATGACAGTTAAAACTATCGAATTAAAAAAAGAAAAAAAGCCTGTTTGGATTGCGGCAATTGCTCGAGGTCACAACAGTGGAGTTTGTCTTCTAAAAGACGGTGAAATAGTATTTGCCATAGAAGAAGAAAGATTCACAAGACAAAAATATGACGGTGGTCCGCTTGCATCTATGGTCAAAATCTTAGAATACACGGACAAGTTAGATTATCTAATTATTGCACATACACAAAATCTGCAAGAAACTGCAGGAAAGATTGATTATACTGGCGACGATATTTACACTGGTTTGGCTAGAAAATTAAACTTGATCGATCGCAAAGTTAAAGATTTGCATCGCCATCCACAGGTCATTGATCTAAGTTTCATGCATCACAAATTACATTCTGCTTGTGCTTTTTATCGCAGCGGTTTCAAAGATGCTGTTAGCGTAGTAGTAGATGGCGCAGGTACGTTTTATCAAATGTCTTACAACGAAATGCCAATGTGGGTATGGGAAGTAGAATCTATTGTTAATTGTGATTATCCTGCAGAATTTAAAACACTTTACAAGCACTACGGAACCAAAGAACCTATTGCAGGTGCTTACATGCCTAACTTCCCGTCCAGCAATCTAGGCGAAGACGGCGAAACACACGAAGCATGGGTAACTGATCGTGCAGGTATTGTTAAAGCCTACGAAGGAGTTACAGAATACTGTGGTTTTTCAGCAATTGAGGCTGGCAAGACCATGGGACTATTTCCTTACGGTAAACCCAACGACAAGATTCCTCCGTTGTTCGACGACACATCAAAGATTCCGTTAACTAACAGAAACTTGTTTGTTCCTAAGTACCCAATGAGCAGCATGGTCAACGGAAATCTTTTTGACTTCTTAGACGAAATGCCTCAGAATCCCGGAGACGATGTTACATATCTACAGAGTCGCAGAGACATGGCCTATGCTGTGCAGACTCAGACACAAGAACAAGTTCTTAAATTGATTAAAGAATCAGTTAAGAGAACTGGTCGTAAGAATGTTGTGCTTAGTGGCGGTTACGGTCTAAACTGTGTGGCCAACTATTATTATCTCACAGAACTAAACAAAGAAGGTATTAACCTATACGTCGAACCTATCAGCAATGATGCAGGAACAGCAATTGGTGCTGCTCTTATGTTCTGGCACGGTATGCATCACGACGAAACTATTCGTGTACATGACAGTTTGTACCTTGGTCCTAAATATACATATTCTGTTGAAGAGATTGAAAGCAAAGTTGCTGCTATTAAAGATGCAGTAGTTACTGATGCTGCACACAAAGATGTTGTTAAGTTATTGCGTGAAAAGAATATTGTTACTATTTTCCAAGGACGTTCAGAAAATGGTCCAAGAGCATTAGGCAATCGAAGTGTACTGTTTGACCCAACATTCAAAGACGGCAAAGACTTTGTAAACATGGTCAAGCGTCGTGAATACTTCCGTCCATTTGCTGGCAGTATTCTAGAAGAAGATGTTCATGAATGGTTTGATTTGCGTGGAATGAAAAATAGTCCGTTTATGATGTACGCTGTTAACTGCCAACCGGGCGTTGAGGAAAAGATTCCAAGTATTATTCACGAGGATCATACCTGCCGTATTCAAACAGTTAATCGCGAGCAAAATCCTCACTACTACGATTTGATTAAAACATTCAAAGACGAAACTGGAATTCCTATTGTTTTCAATACCAGTTTTAATCTAGGCGGCGAACCCCTAGTAGAAACACTAGACGATGCACTATGGACCTTAGAAAAGTCCGATATTGAGTATCTGTATCTTCCTGAATACGGAAAATTAGTTAAAGTTCCTAATTAAGGTATATCCGATCTATGGTAAATACACTATAGATCGGATTTCTTATGTTAAATTTTGCTAGTTTTTTCTTACAAGGATTAAAAAATACACTGCGTTTACAGAACGGAGTGAATTTCTCCTATAAAGGGCCGTGGATGCTCTTTACGGAAAATGCTGTCTTGGACGAATTCTATGTGGGCGATTTTATGGCTGCAGAATATACTATCGTTGTAGACGCAGGTAACACAAGAAAAGAAATGATCAAAGCCCTAGTTGTAGCAGGACCAGAATCTGCTACAGTTACAGTCTATGGCAGAACCAATCTCAGCGAAAATCTAATAGATCTAAACGTTCTAGTTACTGCTTCAAAGTGCTCTGTAACTATTCGTGGAGCCAACAGTCCTACAGACAGTACCTACGATAATTCGACTCTGCTGACCGGTGCTAAGGTGATTTACAGTGCTAATTATTATCATACTGTAAACGCTTTGGTACCTTATTAAATATTACCCTGACTAAATACTATCATAGTCTTTGTAGTAGTTGTAGTAGGAGTGATAGCGGAGATCTAAATGTCAATCAATTATATACCTTTTGAGTCTAAAAGCGGGTTTCGTAGCCCAGGGTTCTCAGTAGACGAATTAGGCAATGTGCAGGTCAGGACCCTTGAAGTTGGCGGTCGAGGCGAGGAAAGCATCTTACGTGCCGACCAAATTTATGTAAAAAATATCCAATTAATAGAAGCCGATTTTGACGAATCGTCTTTGGTTGCGTTAGGCAGCCAAATCATCGGTAGTTCTTTAACAAGACTAGGAACATTAGAATTTCTAAATATTGACGGGGATCTACGTATTGCTCAAGGCTCGTCGCCATACTTTAGTGTGGTTAACGGGCATGTTGAAATAGAAAGTTTTGCCGCAGTAGGCAGAATGGATAACATCGAAATTGGATTACAAAATCCAGCAGCAGGAAATTTTACCACACTTAATGTAGGACCAGGCGATAGCACAGGAGAATTAACTGTGCAAGGAAATGCCAGTGTAACCAACGATATCAGTATAGGAGGCGATGTATCTATCACCAATGCTCCTTCTTTGAACTCTCACGCTACAAGAAAAGATTATGTTGATGCAAGAATTTCTGCTTTCGCTATTGCTTTTGGAGCATAAGGAAAATTATAAATGGCTAAGAAACAATTAAAAAATTATGTATTTGAACCAGGTATCAGTAAAAACGATAACCTGTATCCCAGAGCAGTGGCTTTACTATCTGCCAACAAAGCCTTTTTACAGGCACAGGTAGTAGCGTTTATTAATAATCAAATAACAAACAACGTTGCTCCGTATGTAAGTTATACATATGCTAGTCAGAAATGTACTAGAGACGTAGGATTTTTTATTGATGCAATATTACACGATCTAAGATACGGTGGAAATGTTAAGTGTCGTCAAGTTGCTGATTATTTCTGGATCGACGGCGAGCCACAGATTCGTGGAGATGTTACTCCTGAAACAACTGCTCAGACATATCTTAGAACCATTATTAATAATTTTATTTTTACAAATACATCAGTATCTCCTAGTTATGGTAACACTGTGTCGCAGGCTTTCATCCTTGGTCAAAATGCAGAAACAGGAGCAGATACTAGAAATACTACGCTGTGGAATATTTTTACAGATGTTATTACCAATGGTACTCCTGCTATGCCAGCAAAAATTCCTGGCGTATCATCCATTCGTTTAGTTGGACAGATAGATATAAGTTCAATTTTGTTAATCACAGATGTTAACAGCGGACAGATACTTTATAATTTTGCCGATGCTAACAACTCTGTTACAGTTTCCTATAAACAAGGTCGTAGTAGCAGTGACGGCCAATTGTTAAGTGATGTAGATTTTCAATCTTGGTGGCAGGCTAGCGATTCTATCACTGACATGTTCCTTAGCACAGATACTAGCAGTCTTTCATCAGGATCCGAATTACAGATTTTTGTAGAAGAAGAATATCAAACTATTAGACCTTGGCAATTCGGCACAGATGCTATTGAGCGTATGCGTGTTGCTGCTCCGCAGGCCATGCTTGACGCTGACTTTGAGTACGGACTACAGCCAACTAAGTGGCAGGCATTGGGTACTATTCGTATGTACCCGTCAGTTTTTGAAGTTCCTGGCACAGATCTAGGAGTTTCTAACGTTATCACAGATGCTTCAGTAAACACTGGCGGGTTTGGTTCTTCATTGATCACCGTTACTACTTCTGGAGTACACGGATTTTCAATAGGACAACCTATAACAGTTAAAGGTCTCAATGCAGGACTAAGTGGTTTTGCTAGAGCAGAAGGATCGTTTTTAATCTATAGTATTCCAAGTTCTGTAAGTTTTACCTATTTTGCCAGTGCTAAGGTTGGTACGAACTCTGGCGATAGTTTGTTTACTACATTTACACAGATTCGTCAGGCAGGTTTTTATACTGGAGCATCTATTGGCACACCAACATTTTCAGTGTTCAGTAACGGTACTGTCAATAACATAACATCTAAGTTTGATACTCCTTCGGGCAGTTTTTCCATAGCCTTTAACGGAACCTCTCCAACAGTTGGCTCTCCTATTTCTGGAAGCCCGAATATTGCTGCTGGTACTTCAGTGGCTGGTGTAATTGGATCGGGGACCGTAGTAGCAAGAGTTAAAGAAACTGTAAGTTCAACGTCAGATACTTCTATAAGAATAGTAGATTTAACTGGAATACAACAGCAAATGGCTCTTGATGCTGCCGGCGATGCTGTGTTTATTAACTCAATATCAGGAGACCAATTAACACTTTCTGGAGCAATAGGATCCACTTATACAGGTGCCAACGGTACCAATGCAACAGTAACTGGTACAAATATTACTCCTATTGGCACAGGCGCAACATTTACAGTTTTTAGAAGTTCAGGATTTTATACAGTTACAGATGCAGGCGACAGTACATGGAACGGAACCAATTATGCCGTAGGTGATAATTTATTAATTTTAGGAACTTCTTTAGGAGGTGCCTCACCAGCCAACGACGTCACAGTTGTGGTTACTGCCATTGACTCGGGTGGCGCCATTGAAGGTTTTACATCTGCAGGTAATGCAGTTACTGGCGGTGCTACATATACCAACGTAGCACAATTTTCCAGCACTGGTGGCGGATCAGGATTTTTAATAGACGTTGTTCGAGCAGGCGGAACAGGTATATATAATATAACGCTGGCCGCAGGTGGAACTAGTTATAGTCCCGGCGACACTGTAACATTTGCAGGTACAGACTTAGGCGGATCAAGTCCGGCTAACGATATTGTTATTCAAATTAATGGAGTAGGCTTTCCTAGTCAAAACGTAGTAGACTATGAAATTGTTGGTACTCCAGTAGGCGCATCAGGTGACGCATCATACACATCAGTGTCTGCTTCTAACATTCCAGCATCTGGTTCTGGCGCTGAGTTTGACATTACTAGAAATAACGGAGTCTATACCGCAGCCATTGCAGTCCTAGGAGACGGCGGCGGCGGTTATAATATTGGAAACAGAATTAGAATTTTAGGTACAAGTTTAAATGGTGCATCGCCAGCAAATGACTGTATTGTAAGAGTGAGCGGTGCTACCGGTGGAATTATTACATCTGTAACAGCAGAAGGAACTCCTTATGCAGGTGATACAATTTCTATCTATCCAACATTAAGTATCAGTGAAGCATTAACAGGAGCAATTTTAGACGGTTCAGTATTGAATACTGGCGCAATTGCTACTATACAGGTAGACTTCAGTTCCCCACACGGACTAGTACCCGGAACTACAGTTCTTACACAGGTAACTTCACAGCCTGCTCCTGAATTTGCATCACAGTCTAGAACACTACCAGCATCCGGCACATGGACTGGTGCAGCGGGTCTAAACGGAATATTTGTTGCTGTATTATCTGGATCTAGCGTTTCTGCTAGATCTACAGATGGTCAATCATGGGAAGCAGGAGGCAATATGCCTTCTGGAGCAGCATGGAAATCAGTGACTGCAGGAACTATAGGATCAACTAATTATTTTGTAGCAGTAGCCAACGGTCCTTCGACCGCAGCAGCATGGTCGGCAAATGGCGGTACCACATGGGCTGCCTCTACACTACCTAGCAATTCGAACTGGAGTTCAATAACATTTGGAGATGGTAGATTTGTAGCAGTTGCTTCTGGCGGAACTGCCACAGCATTCTCCACAGACGGCGGCCAAACTTGGTCATCAGGCGGTGCATTATCAACATCAACTACATGGACTGATGTAGCAGCGGGTCTAGTAGGTACCAGCGTTTATTTTGTAGCCATAGCCTCGGGCGGTACAGTAGCAAACTATTCTGCAGATGGCGGCGTATCTTGGATAGCCACCGGAGCATTGCCAGCAACAGCAACATGGACTAGTTTAGCATACGGAAATAACAGATTCTTTGCTGTGGCTTCAGGAGGAACTACTTCTGCATTTTCAACTAACGGTACAACATGGACAGCCGCAACATTGCCTAGCAGTGCTACTTGGAGTTCAGTGGCCTATGGCGACGATGTGTTTTTAGTTGTGGCTTCTGGTAGCACATCGGCATTAACATCATTTACCGGTGAAACAGGTTCGTTCACTGCAAGAACACTGTCTGCTACTTCTAACTGGTCTGAACTTGCATACACCGCTTATACTGGTTTTGGTAGATTTGTTGCAGTAGGAAATACTACTGCGGCTCAAAGCATAGACCTTACTTCCGCTAATCACCAATTGGGCACTGGTCCTCACGTAGTTACTGCGGTCCCTGCACCATCTACTATAAGATTCCCGGCAAGAACTACTGGTACTATTAATACAGCAACCGCTTCTATGACCGGTGTTGTATATGCAAGACCTGATGCGTTCTTTACTCACAGACCGTTTGACGGCGGTGTACAATTAGGTACAGGAAACCCGAGTCACGGTGCGCAGGCCATACGTCAAAGTAAAAAATATATCCGTTACCAATCTGGTAAAGGTATGATGTATACCACTGGTGGTTTATTTGCTCCTAGTTATAACATTGCCAGTGCTACAGCCGTTGATACTGTGATTAACAGTTTTATCACGGTGACACTAGATGACACAGATCATGGTCTACAACCGGGTGCTATTGTTGAAATCATTGGTATGTTGTCATTTGAGTATAACGGAGAATATACAGTTGAAAGTATTGTCGATGCTCGTAGATTCCGAGTTAGAGCAGGAGTAACTCTAAGTACAACATCGGCACAATTAGGTCCTGATTGTAAAGTATTATTAAAACGTTGGCACGGTGCCACAGTTCGTATTGGTGCATTTGACGAACAGAATGGTATTTTTTATCAATATGATGGCCAAGAAATGGCAGTTGTTAGAAGATCTAGCACAAATCAATTAACAGGTACAGTATCTATCTCTGTTGATAGTAACAGTGTATTTGGTACAGGAACTAGATTTACTGAACAATTAAAAGTTGGCGATAAAATTGTTATTAGAGGTATGAGTCATTTAGTTACTTCTATCACTAATAACACATCTATGACGGTGGCTCCAGACTGGAGGGGTGCTAATACAATTTCCGGTGCTAAGATCTGTGTCACTGAAGAATTATATATTCCCCAAAGCCAATGGAATCTTGACAAATTAGACGGTACTGGCGCTAGTGGATATAATTTATTACCATGGCGTATGCAGATGTTAGGTATGCAATATTCATGGTACGCTGCAGGTTTCATTGAATGGATGATGCGTGGCGCAGATGGTAGATTTGTATTCTTACACAAAGTTAGAAATTCAAACGTAAACACAGAAGCATATATGCGTACTGCTAACTTGCCTGTGCGTTACGAAGTTGAAAACAGATCAGCCGTAGGAAAATTAGCCGAAACTATTAATAGTACAGCAACTAGTTTAAGAGTTACAGATGCTAGTCGCTTCCCAACATCTGGAACATTGTATATTGACAACGAATTAATTTCTTATTCTGGAAAATCTGGAAATACATTAACCAGTCTAACTAGGGCTGCAACTTTCTTGGCATTTACTGCTGGACAGAATAGAACTTTTTCTGCAGGTTCTGCAGTAACTCACAGTGAAGGCGCAGGAGTAACACTGGTAAGTTGTACAACTAGTCCAACAATCAGTCACTGGGGTTCTGCTCTGTTAACAGATGGATTATTTGACGAAGATCGAGGCTACATTTTTAACTATGCTGCAACGGGTTTGAGTATTACTACTGCTAAACAAACAGCATTTATGATTCGATTAGCACCTTCAGTTTCTAACGCTATTGTTGGAGACCTTGGAGAAAGAGATCTTCTTAACAGAGCGCAGTTATTGTTAAATGAGATTGCTGTTACCAGCGATACTGGTTCAGGAGCCATTGTTGTTGAAGGTATTTTAAACCCAAGAAACTATCCTGCTAACCCAACTAACATTACTTGGGCGGGATTATCAAGTTCAGCGGCAGGTGGACAACCAAGTTTTGCTCAAATTGCACTAGGTGGTTCCATTAACTGGGGTGGCGTACCTTTAACCACAACTACCGCAACTATTCAAGGTGCATTAACAACAACAATAACAGCAAGAGGCTTTTCTACAGTTACTCAAATATTAACTGCTATAGCAAACAGTGGATTTAGAACTCAGGCTTTTCTAAATACTCAAAATGATTTCTATATAACTAACTCTGCATTTGATGGTATTCAGGCTGGTGCAACACCTATACGTGTTGGAGATAGACTAAGTCTAACAACATTTATTACTGGTGGTCAGACTATTTCTAATTTTACAAGAAACTTCTCAAACAGCGGTTTTACTAGAATAGTAATGAGCGCCAATGCCAACGGTAACAGTGCGGCATTTGCCAATCAATCTGTAACCTGCACAAATAGTATTTCAACTGGTTATGCCAGTGCGTTTGTTAACGGTAGAACAGATTTCTTGATCGCAGATACAGATCTTACTACATCAAATTTAACAGTTGGTGATACATTAAGTGTGGCTTCATTCTTGATCAGTAATCAAACAGTGCAATCTATCACATCGTCATTTGCAAGAGTTTCTGGAACTAACTTTACTCGTATAGTTATGAGTTCTGCTGCAAACGCTACACAATCGGTCAATACTAACACTTCAACAACTGTAACTGCTTCGGGTACAGGTTCTAGTTATGCTGGTAACTTTATATTCTTTACACAGGCAACTTGGAACAACTCCGGGGCGTCAGTGGGTACTCGAGTCGCTACTAGTTTTACACAGTTTCCTGCAGGTACTGCTGTATCCGCAGTAAGTACACGAAGATTGGGTACTACTACAGTGATACGTGCAACATTTACTCAGACTCTTACTACATCAGTGAATGCTGCAGGAACTGTGACATTCCAGTTTGGTGACCCACAGTTTGCGCTGCCAGGAGAACAGGTTTTCTCTTTTGTTACTAACCCAGGTAACGTTGCTAGCTTGACCTTAAAAGAACTTAAAGAGTTAACTACTACTGCAATTGGTGGTCGAGGTGCGTTCCCAAATGGCCCGGACGTGTTGGCTATTAATATCTTTAAAGTTACAGGTACCGCAACACCCGGAGCGATTATTCTGCGTTGGGGAGAGGCGCAGGCTTAACAGCGAACTTGTTACGTTCAAACTGATCTAATTTCGTATCAAGAGTTTTCTTTAACGATACGATATTAGATCGGATATCAGTAACATCGTCGCCCATCCTGCCGGTTAATACAAGTTGATCGTGACTGCGATCGATATAACCAACCTGTTCTATCAATTGTTTAAAAACTTTAGTCAGTGCGGCTTTCGATCCCTCGTCAGTGATCGCATCGATCTTTTCTTGATATCTTTTACAGTCTTCTAAAAATCTAGGATTATTTGCTAATTTTGGAATCATTTTTCTAACACCATTATAGTTTCAATTTTTGCTCTTATCAGCGAATTATTTAACGTCGTTTTAAGGCCAGTATGTAGATTCTTTGGTAACTGATCTATATTGGCCCAACATATAGTCTCATCCACACCGCCAAAAAATTCGCTATCTACCGAACAGACATATGTGCTGTATTCAAAACCTCTATCTTCTGATAGATAAAGTTCTATAGGAATAATTTTTCCCTGCGAATAGTGATCTAATAATTCCTGAGAGTCTTGAATAACTGTAGATACTCTAGCGAATGTAGGCACAGTCCAGCGTTCATCTTGTAGAATAAGGAACACTCTATTAGTTTTTTTAGAAAGAAAAATCAGTCCGGCACGTTGTTGCATGCTGATACTTATCAAGGATTGAGATCTAATCTCCAATAACCGGCTGCATACTCACCCTCAAACGATTTGAGCCACTGTTCACCATCCCATCTATATTGGATTCCTGTGCGCAGATTTTGAAAGTATGTTGGAATAAAATCTTCTCCTGTTAGGCTGGCATCCTCTAGATCATGATCCATAGGGTTCCAAACAGTTATCCAAGCCGAGCCATTCCACTCAATGATAGAATTGGCCTTGATTACAGGATCATTGCCGTCGAGATTTTTCCATCCGTCAGGACCGTCATAGACTTGACCTAGGCTAGAATCCGAAGGATGACTGGAATCCCAATTTTGTTGATTAATTAAACCCGTACTAGCACTGTTATTAACATCGTCTAACATTAAGAAACGAGTACCAGAAATAATTGTTTGATCAGTCATTTCACCATTAGGGCGTTTTGGATTATATTTGTATGGATCTATAATAGCATCTACAGTAGTCCATTGATTGCTTGATCTAGCCGGTCCTTGTATGACAGTGTTACTAGGTTTAGCATCAACGTCTAAGGTTACTAACAGATATGTAGGATCAAGTTCATTGATAACAAAAGTACCACTTATTTCATTACCGTTGGGTTGTATAAAATATATCTTACTAATGCCAGGATTATAACCGCCGTATATATCTATTATAGTATTCCAGTCTATGCGTTCACCCTGTTTAACAGGCGGCGTAAATCCTAGAGAAGTTATAACTTCTGACTGACGAGTCACTGATAGATCATAGTCTCTATCTTGATTGTTATTGCTCTTGAGCAATAAGACACCAAACTGTCCTGCAGTAACTCGTATTTGTGCATCGCCAGTTTCTTGATTGTAAATGATATCTTCGAGACTCATGATATCGCCAGAGTCAGTGAATACATTCATAATCATACTGCGTATTACACCTAGTTTCTTAACCTTGGCAGGAGGAGTAATATAGACAGGAATAGTAAATTCCATAGTAGCAATGTCTATATTAGTATCTGCACCTTGTGGAATAGTTCTAGAACTAAAATTAATTGTTTTTAAATCTACTACACTGATACTGGTCCAGTCAATGTAATTGTCTGTGGTTTGAATTTCTAAACTAGGATTGAATAACATCAATATCTGTTCTAGTATCTGCAATTTTTGATCAGTGTTAGACGTCCAAAGTTCTGCCTTCATAGACAGTTTAAACGGAGTAGGCATTAAACGCTCAACTGTATAACCACCACCTTGATAATTTTCATAGATAGGAGTACCGCGTAATCTTACATCTGGATGATCAGCAGGATAAAAATCTTCAAAGGCTCTTTCTCGTATTTGTAATTTGCTAACAAAACTAGCATCTGCTAGCCTACTGGTATCTAACTCTAGTCCGCTAATATAGCAAGCGATCTTGGGCACAGTCTGCATTTTGTTTTCAGAATTATCTGCAATAATGGATGCTACCTGTCTAGTTAAATCACCGTAGGTAACAGGAATATGTCTTAGAGTTCCATCTCCGGTTTTATATTTGAAACCGATAAAGATTCTCATGAATTGTGTTACATATCGGCGTATCTGCCCGTCGTAGAAAAAGTCCATTATTCGTCTGCCTTGGGTCTAAGAGCCTTAGTAAGGCTTTGTTTCTCTTTTACAGTTTTGCCGTTTATGGTAGTTTGTTTATTGTTATTAACAAAACTGGTTTTCTGTGTTAGTCTTACATCTTTGTCTAAGAATATATCATTAGGAGAACCGTTAGCCACAACATCTTCGTAGCCTAGATTGTTCATGGTCATTCTTGTTACATCTTCCACTTTAATCCATCGTGTTCCACTAAAACGGAACAGCCTCTTGGGGTTGTAATCTGTACGCAAATGATATTGACCAACAGAAGGTTGTAATGGAAAAGAAATACCAGATGAGAACGGAGCACCGTTTGGCGGAACTCCGTCGCCGTCGCCGATCATTGGGCCATCGTATTCAGGGCTCTGATAGATTGTACTAGAGGTTGAACCAACATATATTGGATCACCGTTCTCATCTACTAACGGATTACCTTGAGCATCTGTGGCTTGCGTTTGCATAGAAGCCAGTAATTGTGTAGTATCTACTGTTACTAATTCAACTTTTCCTTCTTGATCCTTCTGCAACATATAATGTTGAGTAGTATCAAATCCACTCTTAGGAGAATCTGATTCGGCTTGCTCAAGTACTGCCTGAGTAATTTGCATTTCTTTCTCATAGGTACTCATGAGATCTCTAAGAGTCGTAGTAGTGTCGTTACTGATACCTTCACTGTCGGCTACTTGATCTAAGATATCTTTGTATTCTTGACTGTCAACTAGAGGTTTGCACTTAGCACGATATAGATGCGGATACCAAGTTACAGAAAAACCTTCTGCTGCTCTAGTGACTTCTTCGATGACATAAAATCTTTTCAGTGCAAATTGAAGATCATTGAGTGCATATTCATCTTTAAGATGCGGCAATTCTATAACATCACCTGAAATTAATTTTCTACCTATTTTTTCTACAGTATCTTGAATGTGAAAAGTTATGAATATAGTATCATTCTGTAAAAATAAACCAAACTGACTGAGATTAAAATCTGTATCTTGTATGTTATATGCGCCACGAAGTATATAAACATCGGGATCGTATTTTCTATCACGATTTTCTAAAAACAATAGATCCTGTATTTGTGTTACATCCGTGGTTGCATAATTAGGAGTAGACGGTGTGTCCCCCTGCACAGATACACCTGGTCCTAGATACCTGTGTAGAAGCACATCGGTGCCGCCCACTTGGAACATTTCCCAGACAGTTTTATCTATGAATTTAAAGTCGTTGCCCTTTTGCGGGCGATACAGCGAAAGTCTTGGCATAGTAGTATATTTACCGCTACGATAAATACTGTTATGAGCAACATAGATCAAGCCCGCCAATCCGTATATGACTATTGTAAAACCATGCTGGGCGATGGTATGATAGACATAGAATTAGATCCTGTACATTATGAAACAGCATTAAATAGATCTTTGGGAGTTTTTCGTCAACGATCTGATAATGCTGTGGAAGAAAGTTACGCTTTTTTGACCCTAACACAGGATCAAAACGACTATATTTTGCCCAAAGAAATACAACAGGTCAGACAGATCTATAGACGCAGTATTGGTTCTCGAACTGGAACAGGATCCGGCGGCACAGTATTTGAACCCTTTAACCTAGCCTACACAAATACCTATTTGTTAAGTTCAACTAACATGGGTGGTTTGTTGACCTATGAATTATTCGCACAGTATCAAGAACTAGTAGGTAAGATGTTTGGCTCATTTATTAACTTCAGTTTCAATCCTCAAACTAGAAAACTTACAATTTTTCAAAGACCTAGAGGAGAAGAAGAAGTCATGCTTTGGGTGTATAATCAACGTCCAGATTTTGCTATCATTGAAGATACCTATGCAGGACAATGGATCAAAGATTATAGTCTAGCAAACTGCAAAATGATGCTAGGGCAAGCCCGCGAAAAGTTTTCACAGATTGCAGGACCCACAGGCGGTTCAAGTCTAAACGGTGCGGCTATGAAATCAGAAGCCACTACTGATTTGGATAGATTAACCAAAGAATTGGAAACACTGGTATCTGGTGGTCACGGATATACTTGGATAACCGGTTGACATAATCTAAAACTATTTGTTATAATATCCTTAATCGGAGGATATTATGATCATAGGTATTTGCGGATTTATCGGCAGCGGCAAAGACACAGTCGCTGACTATCTTGTAAACTTTCACGAATTTAGACGAGAGTCATTTGCTAACACTCTTAAAGATGCTGTGAGTGCAGTGTTTGGTTGGGACCGAACCATGCTGGAAGGCAGAACTAAAGAAGCCAGAGAGTGGCGAGAGCAGGTAGATCCTTGGTGGGCTGCTAGACTTGATATGCCTACACTTACTCCTAGATGGGTACTACAATATTGGGGTACAGAAGTATGCCGCAAAGCATTTCATGATGATATATGGATTGCTTCCCTAGAAAACAAAATTCGTAACTCGAAAGATCATGTGGTAATTTCAGACTGCCGATTTCCCAACGAAATTAGTTCTATTAAAAATGCTGGTGGTCAAATAATTTGGGTACAGCGTGGTGAATTACCTGATTGGTATGATGTTGCTATAGATGCTAACCGTGGTAGTAATGTAGCGTTGAATGAACTTAAGATGCGTAAGATCCATGCTAGTGAAACTGCTTGGGTTGGCACAGACTTCGATCATGTTATTGAAAATGACGGTGATATTTCTGATCTCTATACAAAGATTGCTTCAGTAATCAGCAATGAGGTCTCCTTGACGCCAGGTAATGCCCTCCTTGCCTAGAGTTTGGGCGCAGTTAGCACATACAGTTTTTAAGTTACTGGTTCTGCAGTTGTCGAGGTTTCCGTCTACATGAAACACTCGAAATACCTCTTTGTGCGGACTGCGGAACCCGCATTTATCGCAGGTATTTTTCATCCTATAGCCTGATCTGTACCACCTAGGTATACCATGATAATCTCCATGGGTTAAACAGGCTTCGCAGAGACTACGATAATAGATCCTATTGCCTTTTTTATAGTTTATGGCTTTGGGTCTTAGGCTACATTTGGCGCAAAGTGGTCTCATAAAATTATTTACACCTTTTCTTCCCCTTTTTAAATAAGGCATAGACAGCCGTTTTTGGCAATAGCCGCTAAATAATATGAGCAACTATTACCAGGAGATTAGGGAATGGCACTAACATCACCAGGCGTACAAGTTACGGTAATTGACGAGAGTTTTTATACACCAGCAGAACCTGGTACTACTCCTCTTATTGTAATCGCTACAGCACAGGATAAATCAAATGCAGCAGGCACCGGCACTGCTGTAGGCACTACAGCCTCGAATGTCAATAAAGCATTCAAGATTACTAGCCAGAGGGAACTTGTAGATACCTTTGGTGTTCCATTTTTTGAACAGACTGCATCAGCAAGTCCTGTACACGGTGGAGAACGAAACGAATACGGTTTATTAGCAGCATACAGTTACCTAGGGGTAAGCAATGCAGCATTTATAGTTCGTGCAGACGTTGATCTAGCAGAACTAGCAGGACAAACATCCGCCCCGGGAGCAGAGCCAGCAAATGGCAAATGGTGGTTAGATACATTGTCAACATCTTGGGGTATCCAAGAGTGGAATGGCGCTGCATCGACTGTGGTTGGCGGTCAAAAATTCGCTAACAAAGTTCCGTTGGTTTTAACTGACGAAGATTTTAGCAAGTTAGACGGTGATCCTTTTGACCCTTTACCATCAGTAGGATCTGTGGGAGACTATGCAATAGTAGCACAAACTATTGGCGCCGACTCCCCAGTAGAAACCAAAGAAAATATCAAATTATGGTATAAGAGTGCAGGCAATGGCGGCCTAGGCGACCGAGGCGTTACTGCAGGTACTTGGGTACTAGTTGGTTCACCAGAATGGAAAGCCAGCCACCCAGCAGTTCAAGGCACTACAGCAGTATCAAGTGCTGTATCACACGATAATTTAGTTCTTAATGGCACGCCGATCACTGCAGGAAGTAGATCGGCCTCTACGTTGGCCACTGCAATTAATGGTCTAGCACCAGTTGGTATTTCTGCACAAGCAGTTAACAACAGATTGTATATCTATTCAGATGGTACTTCAGTATCAGACGGTAGCACAACATCAGTAGACGGAGCATTAACTTTAGAAGGTAATTGGACACCGTTCGGTATTACCGCAGGTACATATTACTCACCTAAATTACAACAAACTCCTCATACACAGGTTCCTGCATTTAAGTCAACAGACGGTGCACCAAGACCAACAGGATCAGTTTGGATTAAGACAACAACCCCAAATAGCGGTTCTAGATGGGTAATCAAGCGTTGGAATAGTGCAACTCAATTATGGGTAAGTTATTCTGCTCCTTTATATGCAACTACTAATTCTGCATTATACGGTTTAGATCGTAGCGGTGGTGGTATCAATATTGATCAAGAAGAAATTTTTGTACAAACTAATGCTACTGAAAGCAGCGGCAATGACAACAGTCCAGATACAGCAGAATATAGAATTTGGAGACGTGGCGGCCAAGGTGCTACAACTATCGAATCTGGTATTATTACAACAGCCACTTTCGGTACAGTTTCAGGTAATAGTTTTACTTTAAAACAAAGCCATCCTGGCTACGAAAGTTTGATTCAAACCACAGTTACTTTTAATTCAGCCAGTGATGCAGAAAGTGATGCACAGGCATTTGCAGCAGCAATTAACTCGGCAAACTTTGGATTTGATAATACTGATCCAGCCAGCCCTATTGCTTACACAAATTATATCACAGCAGAAGTTACAGCAACTAACACAGTGATAGTAAGACATACAGCCGGCGGCGACATTAGATTCACAGACGGCACTGGAACTCCTATTGTTTCAGCATTTGGAACTGGTTACAGTCTTGAAGACCAAGATGGCACAGTTAACTTTTATGCATCAGGCAACGGAACAGAGTATATCGCAACTTTGTGGAAACCGTTGGCCACAGAAAACTTTGCTGCTCAAGGAGATCAACCTCTAGCAGAAGCAGCCGACGGACAATTATGGTACAATCCTAATTTCTCTGAAGTTGATATTATGGTTCATAATGGTAACACATGGGTTGGCTATAAGAACACACATTCATTATACACAGGAACTGATCCAGAAGGTGCTATTGTAAGTGCCAGCGAACCAACAGCGCAGAGCGACGGCACAGCACTAGTAGATAACGATCTATGGATTAGTACAGCAGATCTTGAAAATTATCCTGCTATCTACAGATATACAAATGCAGGAACAACTTCTGCAGCATGGACATTGATTGATAAAACCGATCAAACCACAGAAGACGGTATCCTGTTTGCAGATGCTCGTTGGAATACTGACGGCGGATCAGGCGATGCAACTATTATTGAATTGCTAACCAGCAATTTCTTAGACTTTGATGCTCCAGATCCTGCACTATATCCAAAAGGTATGTTACTATGGAACCTACGTAGAAGCGGTGGTAACGTTAAGCGTTATCAAAACAACTACGTTAATACAGCAGAAAACAATCCAAGATTCCAAGCGTCAAGAGCAGCAAATGGTTTAGATCCTATTCTAGGCGATGCAATGACATCTTATTGGTCTGATCGTTGGACTACTGCTTCTCCAAACAACGAAGACGGTTCAGGATCATTTGGTCGCAAGGCTCAACGTGCTTTAGTTGTACAAAAACTAAAGAGCACAATTGATACAAGTTCAGAGATTCGCGACGAAGAGCGCAGAAACTTTAACTTAATTGCTTGCCCAGGATATCCAGAGACTCTAAGTAACTTGATTAACTTGAACTTAGATCGTGGCCTAACAGCGTTCGTAGTTGGTGACACACCATTGCGCTTGCCAGCAGATGCTACAAGCCTAACAGCATGGGGTACTAACGCTAATGGCGCATTAGACAACGGCGATACTGGCATTGTTAGTTACGATGAATATTGTGCTGTTTATTATCCAAACGGATTTACCACAGACCTAGGCGGTTCAAACGCAGTTGTTCCAGCATCGCACATGATGCTAAGAACAATCGCCCTAAGCGATCAAGTTTCTTATCCATGGTTTGCACCAGCAGGCACACGTCGTGGCGGTATTACTAACGCAACAGCAGTTGGTTATATCGATTCTAATACTGGTGAATTCCAAAGCATAGCATTGAATGAAGGTCAACGTGATACATTGTATGATCTAAAGGTAAATCCAATTCCGTTCTTTGTTGGTGTTGGTTTAGTTGCCTATGGTCAAAAGACTCGTGCAAGAAACGCAAGTGCATTGGATCGTATCAACGTAGCACGTTTGGTAGTATATCTACGCAGCCAATTACAAAAACTGGCTCGTCCATATATCTTTGAACCAAATGATAAGATTACCAGAGACGAAATTAAAGGTGCAGTAGAAAGTCTATTGTTAGAATTGGTAGGCTTAAGAGCACTTTATGACTTTGCTGTGGTCTGCGATGAATCAAACAACACTGATGCTAGAATCGATCGTAATGAATTGTATGTAGATATTGCTATCGAGCCAACCAAAGCAGTTGAGTTCATCTACATACCATTGCGTATTAAGAACACAGGAGAGATTTAAAAATGGCACTAACTTCACTTAATAGAATTTCAGTTCCGACTAGTAACGGCAACAGCGGCACCGCGCTGCTGATGCCTAAACTACAGTATCGCTTTAGAGTGATATTGTTAGGTTTCGGAGTAGAGGCCAGCACCGAATTGACCAAACAGGTCAGCGATGTAAAACGTCCTACAGTGACTTTTGAAGAGATGGAAATTCCTATCTACAATTCAAAAGTTAAACTAGCAGGTAAACCAAACTGGGATGATGTAACCATTAACCTACGTGATGATGCTAACGGCCAAGTTCAGAAACTAGTTGGTCAGCAGATTCAGAAACAATTTGATTTCATGGAACAGGCAAGTGCTCGTTCAGGTATCGATTATAAGTTCCAAACTAACATTGAAATGTTAGATGGCGGTAACGGTGCTTTAGAACCAAGCATCCTTGAGAAGTGGGAACTATATGGTTGTTTCTTATCTAGCGTCGACTACGGTGAGGCTAATTATGCTAACAACGAGCCAATGACTGTCGCACTAACATTGAAATATGATAATGCTGTGCAGTTTGCTGGTGCAAATGGAGCAGGTCCAGAGCGTGGCATTGGTGCAGTAGTAGGAAGAACACTAGGCGAAGCAGTAACAGGAAGAAGCGGCGCAGCCTAATAGTCTTATTGACTAATAAAGAACCCGGACTTTTCCGGGTTTTTTTATGGCATAAATATTTGTATGGCCAATAAATTTACAAGATTTCTTACCGGTGTCGGCGACGGACTACTTAAACCCAAAGGTGGTCTAGCCGATTGGCGACACGCATCGAGACTGTTTTTAGACAACGGTTATCGATTAGCGCCTCGTACCAAATTTCTATACTATGTGAGATTTGAAATAGATAAAAATATTCTTACATCTCCGGTGTTTAGCAATAAACACGCAGACGAGATTGGTTATTTGATTAAGACCACAGACTTACCTAAATTTAAATTTGAAACTGTAACAAAGAATCAATACAATCGCAAAAAGATTTTCTACAAAAATTTCTCATACGATGCTATCGATATGACGTTTCATGATGATAGTGCTGGCGTAATAAATGCGTTATGGGCATTGTATATGGGATCATATGTGCAGGATAGACACAATCCAGATAGGGCATTTTTTAAAACAGCACTAAGGCCCGAAGGCTCAGTGGTTGACAGTTTTCGTTATGGTCTAGACCGACAAGGTCGTAGCACAGACTTTTTTAAATCTATTAGCATCTATACAATGAGCCGTAGAAGATTTCTCGGGTACACATTGCTTAATCCAAAAATTACGTCCTGGAATCACGGTAATATGGATTATGCCGCCAGTGAATTTAACGAAAATTCTATGACTATAGAATATGAATCTGTAGCATATAGCACAGGTAATGTTTCTAGAAATAGTCCAAAGGGATTCGCTAATCTCTATTATGATAATGTACCTAGTCCGTTGTCAGTGGCTGGTGGCGGTACAGCCACACTATTAGGCGAAGGCGGCGTACTTGACGGATTAGAATCCATATTCGGCGATGTTGCAGGCGGTGGAGCATTTGGTAGTGTAGGAGGTTTCTTAGGTACTGCTATTAAAACTATTAATACTGCAAAAAATTTCAAGAGTCTTTCTAAAGAAGGTCTAAGACAAGAAGCCATCAATGTATTAGCAAGTCCCACAACATTAAGAAACACAGTTAATACTATAGGAGGAGTTGTAGGTGCTGCTTTTCCTAAAAATTCTGGTACTGAAACTACTACAACAGCATCTCAGAAAAATCTATTAGGAGGAGATTAATATGGCATTGACCAATCTTCCAATTAAACAAGATGCTGACAGTGCATCCGCCACTAAAGCATTTTTTGAAACATACGGCAATCTACAATTAGAATTTACAGCCAACGAAGTTTCTGCTGCTATAGCCTTTTTTCAAAGCAGAGGCTTTTCAGACGACGCTGCTATAATTACTGCACAGGTATTATTGCAGCAGGCTAAGATTGATGGGGTGTCAGTGTTTAAAATATTAGATACACTAAAAACTTTTGACGGTGTGCAGATTAGCGCACTGGTAGCCGAAATATTAAATAACAACAGAAACATAACCAGCGTACTAGGTTACAAAGTAGTTTCTGTTGAAAAACAAAATCAAACAAGAAATATCTATGCCTAAATTTGCTCAGGGTCGCTTTGAAATGAAGAACCCTGACAAGTATGTAGGGAAGAAAACTCCACTGGCTCGCAGTAGTTGGGAATTTGTTTTCATGCGTATGTTAGATGAACACCCCGGAGTAGAAAATTGGGCTAGTGAAAGTATACAAATACCTTACAGAGATCCGCTGACTGGCAGATATACAATTTATGTTCCTGATTTTTTTATAGTATATAAAGATAAAAACGGAAAAAAACATGCAGAAGTAGTAGAAGTTAAACCTAGCAATCAAATGATGTTAGAACGTGTGGGTAAGAGTCTTTATAATCAAGAACAATACATAAAAAATATGGCTAAATGGGAAGCCGCAAATGCTTGGTGTAAACAGCAGAGCGTGAAATTTCGAGTAATTAACGAAGATGACATTTTCCATCAAGGTGGGAAACGCAGATAAGTATAGTATGACTAAAAAATTAGAAGAATTATTTAATCTAGAATCTGATGCCGAAAAGCCCACTGAAGTTGTAGAGCCAGTCAAAGAGCATCAGGAAGTTCGAAGCCTTGATGAAAGTTACAAAGCAGTGGCTGAAATAACCAAAGGTTTACCACAGATTAAAGAATTGGACGAATTAGACGATAAAGAATTAGACAGTCTAGCAAAAAAAGCAGAAGACGCCTATGATGATCTTATGGATTTAGGCATGAATGTGGAAGTTAGGTATAGCGGACGTATTTTTGAAGTAGCGGGAACTATGTTAAAAAACGCTATAGATGCTAAATCCGCTAAAATAGAGAAAAAATTAAAAGCAGTTGATCTTCAGTTGAAAAAGTATAAGATAGATAAAGACAACAACGAAGACCCTAACGATGTTATTAACGGACAGGGTTACATCATAACAGATCGTAACGAACTGCTGAAAAAACTAGGCAATAAGGAATAAATACACATATGAAAAGTTTTAGACAATATCTTGCCGAAAGCCAAAAAGTTTACAGTTTTAAGGTAAAAGTTGCGGGCGAACTTCCTGAGAAATTTCAAGAAGGCCTAAAAAATCGCCTTGATCGCTGTAAAGTGTTAACACTAGAAAAAATCACTACAACTCCTATACAAAAGTTGCCTTTAGATTTTCCAGGAATGGAAAACAAAGAAGTACATGTATTCGAAGTAATTTGTGAATATCCTATTACCGGTCCAGAAATCATTCAAGACATCAAAGGTATGGGAATAGACGAAGCATGTTTCAGAGTAAGAGGCAGCAGCGAGCCTTCAGAAGAAGAACAAGTTATTGCTACTAGCGAAACAAAAAGCGAAGCACTATTAAGTGAAACAGATCTTGATAAAAACTCAGGCAAGGTCAAACACAAAGATTATTTTGGTGATGATTTTAATAAGTCATTTCTAAAAGATTTAGAAAAATCAAGCAAGGCCCGTAAAAAAGATCAGGGACAGGCTGAATATAAACTGCCCAAGGCCAAGATCGACAAAGTAGGTACTAAGAGCCCAATGGGGAGTTAATTATGAATTTTCAAGAATTATTAGCAAAGATGCAGCAGTTAGATCGACCTGCATCTACAGTAGAACAAATAACAGATGAGATGGGATGCGGCGATATGTCATCATCTATGCCACCATCTATGCCACCGGCCAATGAGCCTCCTGTGGCTCCCCCTAGCATGAGCATTAATTTAAATGCTCAAGGTATGGACAACATTGAAGATCTAATGAAGTTGGTAACTAAAGTAAATCCAGACATGGATAAGCCTAACCTTCCTCCTTTACCTTCTATGGGCGACATGCCAAGCATTGCTTCAATTAAACCTGCTATGCCTCCTTTGAAGATGCTGCCAGATTTAGACAGCGAACCAGAAGGCGATCACCCAGAACCAGATGCAGATAATAAAATTGATGTTATTCAGAAGTCTATGGGAGATATCGACGGTGACGGCGACCATGACATGGATGATCATGATGCTGAGAAGAAAGATAAGAAAGACGAAAAAGAAGCGTTTGGTAACTCACCAATCGGTGGTTCAGAGCCTGAGACAAAAGGGCTTGATGCTGCAATACCCGATGGCGACGATCTAAATAAACCTAAGAAGAGTTACAGCGATAAACCATATCGCGGTGATAATCCAATGTCTACAGAAAGTGTTGATCTAAGAGCACAGATTCGTGCAGAACTGCAACGTAGATTAAACGAAGCAAAAAAATCTTAAAATAAAAAATGCGTGATACACGCTAATCAAATAGGCTCTCCGGGGCCTATTTTTTTCAGTAAATAATTGTATGGCAAAATCATTAGACGGTGTATTAATCAAGAAGGCGCATGCCCCACAACGATATACATTAGAAGAAGTAAAACATCTTGAAGCATGCATGGATCCTATTACAGGACCTTTATACTTCTGCAAGAATTTTTTAAAAATACAACATCCAGTTCGCGGCGCTATTAAGTTTGAGCCCTACGAATACCAAGAAAGACTAATACAGGCCTATCACGAAAACAAGCAATGTATTGCTATGTTGCCTCGTCAGATGGGCAAGACTACCTGTGCTACAGGCTATCTATTATGGTACACAATGTTTGTACCAGAAGCGCAGGTACTAATTGCTGCTCACAAGTATGAAGGTGCGCAGGACATTATGAATCGTTATCGTTATGGCTATGAAAACTTGCCTGACTTTGTTCGTGCTGGTGTCTATTCATATAATAGAAACACCATCGAATACGATAACGGAAGTCGTATTCAGGCAACTACTACAACTGAAAATACTGGTCGTGGTAAATCTCTTTCATTGATCTATTGCGATGAGTTTGCATTTGTGCAGCCGCCAGAGAAAGCCAAAGAGTTCTGGACTGCGTTATCACCAACACTGTCAACAGGCGGTAAGTGTATCATTACATCAACACCAAACAGTGACGAAGATCAGTTTGCGCTTATTTGGACAGAAGCCAATAACAGATTTGACGAACATGGTAACGAACAGAAATTAGGTCTAAACGGGTTTCATAGTTATTTTGCACATTGGAACGAACACCCAGATAGGGATGAAGAATGGGCAAAAGTAGAACGTGCAAAGATTGGTGAAGAGCGATTCCGTCGTGAGTTTGATTGTGAGTTCTTGATCTTTGACGAAACGTTAATCAATGCAGTAAAACTAGCAGAACTCAAAGGTGATGAACCTGTAATGACTATGGGTCAAACACGTTGGTATAAAGATATTGACCCAAGATGCACATACCTAGTGGCTTTAGATCCTAGTCTAGGCACAGGGGGAGACTACGCAGCCATACAGGTTTACGAAATGCCTTCGATGGAGCAGGTTGCAGAATGGCGACATAATCTAACTCCAGTGCAGTCACAGACTAAAAACCTTAGAGAAATATGTAATTACATTGTGAACAGGGGTAAAGAAAAAGGCGGCAATCCTACCATTTATTATTCAGTAGAAAATAATTCTGTAGGTGAAAGTGCTTTAATTTGTATCAGTAATATAGGCGAAGAAAACTTTCCAGGATTATTTTTGTCAGAACCTATACGTAAAGGTCATGTACGCAGATTCCGTAAAGGTTTTAATACTACTCATAAATCTAAGATCAGCACTTGCAGCCAACTAAAACACATGTTAGAAACTGGAAAAATGCGTATACACAGCAAGCCGTTAATCAGCGAACTAAAAACTTTTGTGGCTCACGGTATAGGTTTTGGAGCCAAGACTGGCGAACACGATGACTTAGTTTCTAGCGTTCTATTAATATTACGCATGGCTGCTATCTTAGCAGACTGGGATCCTAAAGTTTATGAAAAAATGACAGATAAAATCACAGAAGATCAACTGCCCATGCCAATTTTTGTAAGTACAGGGTTTTGATAAATACACTTATGAATGCAACTAACAATATTGCCACCGATTTATTCTATAAAATACGCAGCCGTTTTCGCGGTTTAAAATTAGGCGACGAAACCGGACAACTTACCATTAATCCAGAAGAAGCACGTTTTTTTGATTTTGATTACATGGAAGGCGAAACACCAATCGGACACGTCAGCATCAGCCTAGCCGAAGACAATTCTATGAAAGTGTATTTTAGCACTGGCATAACAGAAGGCATGGACGCACCGCAAAAAAATAACTGGTACGGATTTTTAAAAGAATTGCGTACTTTTGCCAAACGTAGATTAATGGCTTTTGATACTAGAGATATTTCTAAAGATAATTTAGACAAAAGAGATTACGAGTTCTTAAGTCAACATAACAAGCCTAAAGAACAACCAAATACTGTAATAACGCCCGTTGGAGAATCAGTCATGAATGAAAGCACACTTTATGGTACTAAGACCATGAGTTATCAGAAATTAATGGATACACGCCTTATCATCAAACACAATCAAGCAGTGATGGATGATACACAACCAGGTGCAAGAACAAGAAATATTTCTGCACTGTTTGTAGAAAATCAAGACGGTGAAAGATTCAAGTATCCTTTCATTCATCTAGCAGGCGCTAGAGCCATGCAACGTCATGTAGCCAACGGCGGACTACCATATGATGATCTTGGTAAAAGCATTATTCAGATGAGTGAAGAAATTGCACAACTAAAGAGTTTTGGAAATTATGTTGTTCGTAATGACCTAATGAATTCAGATACTAATGGTATCGTAGAACGTAGTACACAGGCTTTAAACAATCTAAGAGAAACTATTCAGAAATTATCTAAGCAAACACATTACGAATCATACAAAGAAAATTTCCAAGCCCAAGAACATTTAGAAATACCAGAAGAAGTTGTAGAAGAATACAAAGAAAAATTCACAGTTAGGAATTTTAAAGAAGACATTAAATCAGTATTTCCTGTTATCTATCGTCTGATGCAGGAAGGAAGCACATTAGGCTACGACGACATAGTCGCCATGACACAAGAAAGCACAACCAACGACGAAGCCGAAATATTTGAGGATGACGAAGACGATTCATTTAGCAAATTTGAAAATTGGGTTATGACCTTAGGTGAAGAATCTGCTATTACATCGTCTGATGAGGAAGAACAAAAAGCAGCCATGAAAGAATTACAAGAACTTGTAGGAGAACACTTTCCTGCAGGCGCAGATGGCAATAATGCAATTCCAAGTTTAAAAGGCATCATTGACGATCCTCAATTATATCAGCAAATTAAACAACAGGCTAAAGAACAAGGCGAAGATAGTTGTGTGAGAGGGTTAGTTAAAGATTGGTTAGAATCCAATGCACCCGAAGTCGTAGATCAATTAGACTTTGGTGACTTTACCGAAGAGCCAATGGCAGGTGAAGAACCATCAGAAGAAGAGCCTCAAATGGCAGATGTTGATCAAGAACAATCACAGAGATTAAATGTACAAGAATTGGCAGAGTTTATAACTTCATTTTATGATCGACAGTCTGGAACTTTTCCAAAAGGTCCAGAAGGTGTAGCGATCATGGTAGGCAAGAAGTTCGGCGAACAGGCTGAAAGCGTGGCTCGTAAATTCGTAGAACGCATGGCTCCGCATCAGAGTACCGAACAAAATCCAGAACTGCAAGAATTGGCTCGTATCAAAGAACTTTCAGGCATGTAATTTATCAAATCATCCATAAAGGGCACTTCGGTGCCCTTTTTCTTTTTGGTAAGATAAATCAAAAAAATAGCAGATAATCGTTGACCTTGCTAAATAAAAAGCGCATAATACTGTTATGCGAAAGGCATATAACAAGTCATTTACATTAAGGCATAAGGAGGCTATAAAATGGCAACACTAGCAGAAATTCGTGCTAAACTTCAAGAAGCACAAACCAAGAGCACAGGCTCTACATCAAGCGGCGGCGACAACGCAATTTACCCCCACTGGAATATGCAAGAAGGCAAAGAAGCCGTAGTACGTTTCTTACCTGACGGTAACCCCAACAACACTTTCTTCTGGGTAGAACGAGCAATGATCAAATTGCCGTTTGCAGGCATCAAAGGTGAAACAGATTCACGACCAGTACAGGTACAAGTTCCTTGTGTGGAAATGTACAACGATGGTACAGCATGCCCAATCTTGTCAGAAGTACGTGGTTGGTTCAAAGACAAAAATCTAGAAGACATGGGTCGTAAGTATTGGAAAAAGCGTTCATATATTTTCCAAGGTTTCGTTGTTGAAGATCCTCTTAAAGAAGATTCACAACCAGAGAATCCAATCCGCAGATTTATCATTGGTCCTCAGATCTATCAGATCATCCGTGCGGCATTGATGGACAGTGAAATTGAAGAACTGCCAACTGACGTACTGCGTGGTCTTGATTTCCGTATTGCTAAAACTAGCAAAGGCGGATTTGCTGACTACTCTACATCAAAGTGGAGCCGTAGAGAGCGTTCCTTATCGGATGTTGAAAAGGCTGCGATTGAATCACATGGTCTTTTTAATCTATCAGACTTTTTGCCAAAGAAACCCACAGACATTGAGTTGAAGGTTATGAAGGAGATGTTTGAAGCATCTGTTGATGGCGAAGCCTATGATATGGATCGTTGGGGACAATACTTCAAACCAGCAGGTATGGGAGCAGCCACAGGCGATCCTAATAAACAAGTAGCGAGAGCAGCAGTAGCAGATGATCAGGTTGATGACGAACCAGCGCCTGTATCTAAGCCTGTTGTAGCCGAGACAGCACCAGCAAGTACTGAAAGTTCATCTAGAGCACAGGATATTCTTGCTAAGATTCGTGCCCGTCAGCAATAATTAACACGGCTCGGGCCTCTAAGACATAGTTCTTACGCCCGAGTTCTTCTCACTATAGGATTCTAAAATGGCAAAATTAACAAAATTAGCAAAAGTAAATGAATCGATCACTATCAATCGTTATGATAACGCATGGATGGTTGAAATTGGTGGTCGTGATAAGAAAGAAGAATGGAAAAACACTAAGACTGTTTGCAACACAGAAGAAGAATTATTTGCTGTGATCAAAGAGTGGAATTCAATGGATCTGGATAATTAATATGGCAAAAGCATTTGATATTTCTAAATTTAGAAAGTCAATTACAAAGTCTATCGAAGGCTTGTCAATTGGCTTTAATGATCCGACAGATTGGGTCAGCACAGGTAATTACGCATTGAATTATCTAATCAGTGGCGACTTTCATAAAGGTGTTCCGCTTGGTAAAGTAACTGTGTTTGCAGGCGAGTCAGGAGCAGGTAAGTCTTATATCTGTTCCGGTAATCTTATCAAGGCAGCACAGGCACAAGGCATTTATCCTATTCTGGTTGATACAGAAAATGCACTTGACGAAGATTGGTTAAAAGCACTTGGTGTTGATACTAGTGAAGATAAGTTGTTGAAACTTAACATGGCTATGATTGACGATGTAGCAAAGACTATTACAGAATTTGTTGCAGAATATAAGGCAATGCCAGAAGAAACCCGTCCTAAAGTTTTGTTTATACTTGACTCACTAGGTATGTTGTTAACCCCAACAGACGTTAATCAATTCGAAGCAGGCGATCTAAAAGGTGACATGGGCCGTAAGCCTAAGGCACTGACAGCATTGGTTCGTAACTGTGTTAACATGTTTGGTTCACTAAACATTGGTCTAGTAGCAACTAATCACACATACGCTTCACAAGATATGTTTGATCCAGATGACAAAATCTCAGGTGGCCAAGGTTTTATCTATGCATCGAGTATTGTCGTTGCTATGAAAAAACTCAAACTCAAAGAGGACGATGACGGTAATAAAATTACAGAAGTGCGTGGTATTCGTGCTGCCTGTAAGATTATGAAAACTCGTTATGCAAAACCGTTTGAAAGTGTACAGGTTAAGATTCCTTACGAAACAGGTATGAATCCGTATAGCGGACTGGTAGATCTGGCCGAAGCAAAAGGGATGCTCAAGAAAGAAGGTAATAGCCTTGTATACGTAACACACGATGGCGAAATCATTAAACAGTTCCGCAAGGCGTGGGAAAGAAATGACAACGGTGGCCTTGATGCTATTATGTCTGACATTTCAAAACATGGTGAAAAAACTGAATCTGGGATAACTAAAGATGTTGTACCTGATTTGGAGAGCGCAGAATGAAAGAAGATTTGATCGCAGATATTTGGACATTGGTTGTCGAACATATCCCCGAAAAACATCGTAAAGATGTAGCGGCTGATTTTGTTAATACATTATTGGATTATGGCATCAAAGAATCAACCTTGCAAGGCCTACAAGGCATTGACGGGTATCTTGATAATGCCATAGACTATGCAATTGATGATGAAGAAATCGAAGCCGAAGAAGACGATTACGATTACAATGAAGATGAGGATTAAATGAATTGGTATGATCGGGTTTCTAAGGACATTTCGCAAATCCCCGATGCTGTGGCATTTTATGAGGCTGAGTTACTAGCAGCCAAACAAGACGCTCGTATATCGGGAAATATCGAAAGAGCGTCGGCATCAATGCCCGGTATTGTTGAAAACCGATTTAATCAACTTCAGGAAATTGAAGGCATTTTAGAATATCTCAATATTGAACTTCGTAGACTTCGTAGTCAGCATTTCCGTAAGTATCTCGAAAACTATCAACGTAGCCTATCCTCTAGAGACTGTGAAAAGTTTGTAGAAGGTGAGGCTGACGTTGTAGACTTTGAAAAAATTATCAACGACTTTGCTCTGTTGAGAAATAAATGGCTTGGTATTATTAAGGCCTTAGATATTAAACAATGGCAGTTATCAAATATCGTTAAATTAAGAACTGCCGGATTAGAAGACGCAACATTATGAAAATAGGTATTTTAGGTTTAGGTTATGTAGGATCAGCAGTAGCATACTCGCATAGAAATCAACAGGTAGTTGTAAGAGATCCTAAATTAGGAGACAGATCAGCGTCTATTGAAGAAATTAAAAATTGCGATGCTGTTTATGTATGTGTACCAACCCCTATGTTAGAAGATGGACACTGCGATGATTCTTACGTTAAATCTGTTTTAAAAGAATTACAAGATTATAAAAATGTAATTATATGCAAAAGCACAGTGCCACCTGGTGTTTATTTGAGATTACAAGATCAATATCCTAATCTTGTTCATGCACCTGAATTTCTTACAGCGGCTAACGCTACTGCTGATTATGAAATGTCGACGTGGGTATTAATTGGTGGCAATACTGATTATTGTCTTAAAGCCAAAGAAGTAATACAATCTAGTACTATTAAGGCACAACAGTTTCAATTTACTAATATTTCTACTGCCAGTTTGTTCAAATACTTGGCCAATAGTTTTTTAGCAACTAAAGTAACTTTTATGAATGCGTTTTTCCAGTTAGCCAAAGAAGTGGAAGTCGACTGGGCTGAAATTAAAAATATTGCTAAGAATGACCCAAGACTTGGAACAAGTCATTGGGACGTCCCTGGACCAGATGGTCAATTCGGTTATGGCGGCGCATGTTTTCCAAAGGATGTTGCAGCCATTCTCGAACACGGCCTCGACATGGGAATTGAATTAGAACTTTTAGGCCGGGTTGAAGATATTAACAAGAAGAATCGAAAATACGATTAAAGATTTTCTTTTACGTATTCTTCGATAGTTTTTGTCACAGTCCAGCCAAAAGTTTCAGATAGTTTTGTATTATCCGCAAGTGTGATATATGCTTCGCCCATCCTTGGCTCAATCATAGAAATGTCATCGGAAATCATAGCAGCCAATTCTAAAACAGAGTGATTAGTTCCTGATCCAACATTAAAAACTTCCCCATACTTATCGTGAGAATCGACTTGCATTGCTAATATGTTTGCGGCAACAACATCATTGACATGTGTAAAATCTCTACGTTGTGTGCCATCGGGTACAATAGTCAAAGGTAATCCAGATTTTTTCTGTCTTAAAAATAATCCTACTACTGGTGCATACACACCTCTCACCGGTTCTCTAGGACCGTATACATTGAAATAACGGAATATAATAGTTTTTAATCCAAACAATTTTGTGTACATACTACACAATTTCTCGCCTGCTACTTTAGATACAGAGTAAGGATTGAGACAATCGTCGGGCATAGTTTCTAACAGTGGCGGTTTATTAGCAAGCCCGTAAGCAGACGAAGTCGAACTATACATAACTTTTTTAACACCTGCCTCTCTGCTAGCCTGAAGAACTGTAGCAGTACCTAGTGCATTAGTTCTCACTGCGCCCAATGGGTTTAAAATAGTAGGTTGTATTCTTGATTCAGCAGCACAGTGAAATACATAATCTATATTTTCATATAGATGTTTTGTACTTTCATAATCTGCAATATCTAATTTATGATAAGATGCTTTTTCATTAAAATAAAATTGTTCGTGTACAGCAGAACTTTCATTATCGATTACTGTAACTTGATGACCTAGTCCAATCAATGTATCTACAATATGCGATCCTATAAATCCTGCACCGCCGGTTACTAAAGATTTCATAATATTATTATTTTCCTTACTTAAATTGTCTTTTTGTTTTTTACCCCAGAAATGATAAAAATATTTTTCAAGATTAGAATCTTCAAATCCGCAATATTTCTTTCCACTGGTATGATTACCATTCCAAAGATTTAAATATTTAAAATTATTTTTATTTAAGATTCTGTCTAATACATAAGTATCATACCTTCTTACAAATTGTAAAATTTCTTCACTGTTCCAAAAACTTTCATATTGTTCTAAAAAATTATCTAATTCTGGATGTTTTAAATTAAAGGCGACAAAACCAGTGTCAAGTCCTAGGTCTTTGAGATAGGGATTTTCCCATTTATTTAGAGTTTCGTCTAATTTTATAATTTTTTTGTTGTTTACACTTAACAACTCATCTTCGCCTGGTATAAGTTCTTCTATCTTAGGAATTCTTTTTACCTGAACATCTGCGTCTAGCCAAATACAATAATCGTAATGTTTTTTACTTTTTTTAATAGCAGATACAATAGATCGACTTTTTCGCCAAAACTTAACTTCTATACCGGAAAGAAAAGAAGGACAAGTAGTAAGATCTAAACGAGTGTTTACAATCCGTTGATCATCTATCAAAGATAAAATTTCTTTTTCAACAAAAAAATTACAATCGCCAGGTAATAGATCCCATGTATGCTTTACTTTGCTAAAAAAATGTTTGTGATACTCTTCATTAAACCCTGTATTCCAAGAAACTTTTATCATCTAATTAATCCTTAGGAACATTATGCCAATAGGCAGGATATTTTTTTAAAGTTTCGAGAATACTTTTTGGGTAATTAACAACGCTAAGAACCTCACTGTCGGTTTTATGATTAATTGCTGCTTTGGTATCTTTTCTTTTAAAGGCTTCTAAGATTTGTTCAGGATCTCTATAATCAGTCTCAATACAACTAACAACTTTGTTTTTTATAATTTCATCTGACCCCATCCAAGACCAATGCCAACCGACCGACTCATCAAGTCCTATACAATGATCTCGATTTTTTCTTTTGGCTATATCTTTGCTACCCTTATATAAATCGTGTGGAGTTTCAAACATAAATCGTTTAGCCACGACACTACCCTTCCATCCTCTAAATAACTTTTGATCAAATTTGTACATGTACATTTCTAAACCACAAGAAACAGGCTTATTATTTTGCTCTAATGCATTGAGGATTTTTTCAAATTTTTCAGGATTTAAAATTTCATCTAAATCGCCATGTATAACAATATCATTGCTATTACACTGATCTAAACGATCCTTAAACCCTTTACGCATGCCTGTCTCGCAGTAACTTCTGTGAGGATGGTCCTCTTCAAGATTAATACTTAGAACTTCTAATTTTTCACCAAACCGTTTCTTATATCTATCAATATTATTTTTTAAGAAAAATTCTTTAGGACGACTGCTTAGTGTTCGATCAGCCTCTACAACTATCCATTTATCAACATAAGTATCACTTATTTCTAAGTGAATATCTAACATGTCAAATTCATTATTAAAAAGAAATGTGTCTATTATCATATTTTAAAACTTATAAATTATTTGATATTTGTCATACATTGGAAATACATTTTTTGATTCCAGATATTCAACAATCATTCTACCCTTTCCAGATCGACGTCCATCTAATAGATAAGCGTTATCATCTATTGCAACTATCGCTCCTTCTTTAAGAGAATTTTCGATAGACTTAAATTCTTTGAGATGATGATTAGCACTATCAAAATCGTCGTGCCATTTAACATCCCATGAATCTAAATAAAACAAATCGATAGCATCTAAATTATTTAAAGAAGAAAGCCAAGTAACGCTGTCTGAACAAAAAGATTTGTAGTACTTTTCATCGATAAAACTATTCGCCGTATCAACTGCAGATTGATTTATATCTACTGACCTAACAAAACCACCATGCAATTTTACCATCTCAGCAAATAAAAAACCACTATTACCGTCTTTCCAATTATTTGGATTTCTAACTGTCCCTGTTTCAATTATTTGAAAATCATTATTTTTCTTTTGTAACAGAAGTTCAAACATTAATTTAAAACCCTGCCCTCGATCATATAAACCTGGTTTACAATTTCTTTTTTCGCATGCTCCTGGTTTTGATACTACTTGATCAAGCAACGGTTGATAATTTTGTTTATAAGTTTCTAGCCAATTCATTTTTTACCCTAATAAAATTTGGTGATCGAATTCTACAGATTGATTTGATTCATCAGGAATTGGAATATTCCAATGTCGTTTACACATAATAAATTCAAATGTTTTTAAATCATCAAACTCTTTACAACGATCTGGGAGATAAAAAAATGCATTAACTCCCCTTGTGTCTACAGTTAAAAATTTATACCCAACGGAAGATAATAGAGTTTTAAATGCAGAAAGACTAGCACCACAGTTTTTAATATGATACCTATCTAAATTGGGTTTAACTGAGCAAATCAAATTTGGGCCATAGAAAGAAAGGTATTCTGTGCAAATAATTGACGGAAAAAATTTATTAGAAAGTAATTCTTTTAATATCCAAAAGTCGATACTATCGATGTCTAAACTAAAGAAATCAGGTGACAAAGTAGGCCAACTATTGATTAAATCTTTTATATTTGATAAATTGATTTGTTTAACATTATGTGTATAATTAGGATGAAACCATGCCTGGTCTAACATATCGTGCCCAATGCCATTATACCCATGATTTTCTATCAAATTTCTTAACATGTTTTCGGTTCCGTTACCCGAACCTATTTCAATTGCTGTAAAATTTTGTTTGATTAATCGAGAAATCATTGTGTGAATAATACCATCTTCTAAATTCTGAGAGAAGTTTTTATATTCGTAAGATAATCTGTTTTTCATAAGAATATTTACCAATAAACGTAGCACATAAATATTCATATGAAAAACATTGTAATTGTTACCGGCGGCTTTGACCCCATACATTCCGGGCATATTGCCTACATACAAGAAGCACGAAAATTAGGAGATTTCCTAGTTATAGGAGCCAATTCAGACGAGTGGCTCAGGCGTAAAAAGAAAAAAGAATTTATGCCTTGGATTGAACGTGCAGCCGTGCTATCTGCCTTATCTAATGTTGATCGTGTAATCAACTTTGATGACAGCGACAACAGCGCCAAGGATGCAATTAGAAAAGTAAGGTCTATATATCCTAATGATCATATTATTTTTGCCAACGGCGGAGATCGAACTAATGCTAATATTCCTGAAATGGATATCAAAGATGAAAATCTAGAGTTTGTTTTTGGAGTAGGTGGCGAACATAAAATGAATTCAAGTTCTTGGATATTGCAAGAATGGAAAGCGCCTAAGACTGAGCGTCAATGGGGCTATTGGCGGGTTTTACACGAGCAAGGCCAAGAGGTAAAGTTAAAAGAACTAACCGTTGCTCCCGGCAAAATGCTGTCAATGCAGAAGCATAAAGAAAGAGCAGAACATTGGTTTGTGGCTGACGGTACTGCTACAGTTTATACTATCAATTCAAGTACTGATGCAGAATTGCACGGAGTATATAAAAAATTCCAACATATTCATATCAATCGTCAAGAGTGGCATCAATTGTGCAACGAAGGGGACACTCCCCTAAAGGTTATTGAAATTCAATACGGTGAAAATTGTATAGAAGAGGATATAGAAAGATTATGATAGTGGTTGACAAGTGGTATGCACCATTTGAGGATTTTTTCTCTCATCTTCCGGGAGGAGAAAGAATAGAAAATTTTGGTAAAGAATCTAGACTAGAAGCATTAAAATTTGTTTTAAAAAAAAGATCAGTTATAGATATAGGTGCTCACATAGGAATAAGTGTAAATCATTGGTCGACAGAATTTGATAGTGTCTATGCATTCGAACCTCTAAAAGAACATTATGATTGTCTAATTAAAAATACTGAAACGTTAAACAATATAAAATCCTACAATTATGGGTTGGGAAACTTTGAGGGTACTACAAAAGGCGCTTACCGTAGTTTAAAAAATAGCGGATCCTTTCAAATTATAGATAGTAATTATGTACAGCCTAGAAACGAAAATAAGATTAGAAATCTTGTAGATATAGAAATAAAAAAATTAGACTCTTTTGAATTTGAAAATATAGATCTTATTAAAATTGACGTAGAAGGATGGGAATTTGAAGTTATTCAAGGGGCTATTGAAACTATTAAAAAACATAAACCTGTTTTAATGATAGAAGTGTTAGTTGACCACCCTAACAAAACTTTAAAAACAGGCTATGACAGTAATAAATTAAATGATTTGCTAAAAGATCTAAATTATAAAGAATCGGCGCATATCATTCCAGACGATAAGATTTTTACACCAAATGAATAATTGGATATTTCTCAGTAAAGAAGGCAAAGATGAATATGTCAATATGTTTGCTATCGGCAGCGGCGGCCGTGTTATAAACACAGACGACTTTGATTATAGAGACAGCGATGACCCTATTGTTCTTAGAGGTATCTTAAAACATAAGATAATGAAAAAATGTTGGCTGGATGGCCGAGATTTTTATTTTATGGATACAGGATATATGGGTAATCATCGAGGACCTTTAAATCCTATGGGATGGAAATTTTATCATCGAATTGTTAAAAATGATTTGCAACACAGTGAGATGATCAAAAGACCAGATGATCGTTTTCGTAAGTTAGCCATTCCGTTACACGATTGGAAAAAAGGCGGAAGAAAAATCTTAATTGCTAAGCCAGACGAAAAGCCTATGAAATTCTATGGTTTGGAATTAGACGAGTGGTTACAAGAAACTATTAATACTATTAAAAAATATACTGATAGACCTATTGAAGTTAGAGAAAGAGTTAAGAGTAGAGTAGAACGTACTATTAATAGCACACTAAAAGAAGCACTAGATAACGATGTTCATTGCCTAGTTACTTTTAACAGTAATTCGGCCACAGAGGCAGTAATGTATGGATACCCGGCATTTACTTTATCGCAGACACATGCCGCATCTCCTGTGACTAGCCAAGACCTTAGTAAAATAGAAACACCTTTTTATCCAGACAAAGATTTAGTTTATGCATGGGCCTGCCACTTGGCCTATGGACAATTTCATATAGATGAACTTAAAGATGGCTCAGCATGGAGAATTTTAAATGAGTGATGGTTTTTTACCTGTTTATGTAGGTTATGATTATAGAGAAGATATTGCATATAAAGTCTGCGAATATTCTATCTATAAAAATACGCCAAGTGCCGAAGTTAAGCCTCTTAAACAAGATCAATTAAGAAGAGACGGTTATTACACTAGAGAAGTTGATCCTTTAAGTTCTACAGAATTTACGTTTACTAGATTTTTAGTTCCACACCTTATGAATCTCGAAGGGTGGGCATTATTCTGTGACTGCGACTTTGTATGGGATGGTGATATACAGAGAGTATTTGACCAGGCAGATTCTAGATACGCCGTTATGGTAGTTAAACATAATTACAATCCTACAAACACTGTTAAGATGGATGGCAAAACACAGAGTCAATATCCAAGAAAAAATTGGAGTTCAATGATATTATGGAATTGCAGCCATCCATCTAATGCCAAACTTACTTTAGAAGATATTAATAATCAGTCCGGTTCTTATTTGCATAGATTTCAATGGCTAGATGATTCAGAAATAGGCGAACTAAATGTTCAATACAATTTTTTAGTAGGACATAACAAGCCCGAACAATGCCACAGTGGTAAACCGGTAGCCTATCATTGGACTGAGGGAGGTCCTTGGTTCCCTCAATACATGGACTGCGAATATAAAACTATCTGGTATCAATATCTTATTGAATATTCTAACGAATTAAGCAGAAACAATGTAACTGCTTATTCTCCTATTACATGGGTTACTTCTCTTTCCAGAGAATATTGGGAATACTGCGCCAAACACACTATGCCTACATGGAGTAGACTGCCGGGAGATGTAGTAGTGGTATGGGACGATAAACCTGTAGATTTTCCTGTTGGCAGAACTTACAATTTTTGGAAAGAAGTGGCCAGTCCTGACGATCCGTGGGTCAAGGAAGGCATGGGCGGAAGCAAAGCCGATAGATTTTGGAAAAAAAGTCGTGTACAGGTATGGGCTGCAAGAAAATTCAAAGGCATAGTCATATGGATTGACGCTGACATAGCCGTAACTGCACCGTTGAGTCGTCCTCGAGCATTGGAATTGTTACATCCGGGAAAAAATGTTTGGGGAACACTAGACTGCGGCAGTGATCATCCACAAAAGTATGATCACATTGATACTGGAATTGTATCTTTTAATTCAAGACATTTAGAATTTGATAAATTTATCAAAGAATATTCCTTAATGTGGTATAACGGAAAGATATATGAATGTAGACAACCGTATGATCACTATGCAGTAACAATGCTAAGTAAAAAATGGCCTGTGCAAACTTTTGTACCGCATTGGTCTAAGTGGGCTTCGTCTACAGACGAATATCCAAACAGATTTAACATGCAGAACAGTTATGTCAAAGATTATTTCGAACATTATCTAGGAATAGAGAAAAAAGAACAATTAAAAAGACTAAACGGCGACGAAGTAGTTTCCAAAAAGGAAAAGAAAAAATGAAATTTGTAGTCTACCAGGCATGCTTACCTGCGACAAATAAAAACCTAGAAAAAAATGAAATTTTAAATAGATTTCCTTTGGGCGTAGCCTATCTAGGTCAAGATGAAGTGATTATTCACGAACAAAGAAATCTTATAGAAGCAGATGTAGCCATGATGGTAGGTTGGGTACATGAAGATTCCGCTGATACTCCGCATTTGGTATTTCGTAAACAGGTTATCGATGATCAAAGAAAAAGAAATAAAAAAGTTCTATTAGCAGATTCAAATTTATTCCTTTACAAAGATAAGAGTAATCCTCATCATTATCTTAGATATAGTTACAATGGAATTTTCCCCAATACTGGAGAATATTGTGATCAAGATATTGATCCTAATAGATGGAAACACTTATCTCAGAACATAGGCATTGGTCTAAAAGACTATCGAACTAACGGTAATCATATTTTGTTATGTCTACAACGTAACGGAGGTTGGAGTATGGGCGGGTTTGATGTAGTCGACTGGACTGCACAAATTATAAAAGAATTAAGAAAGTACACTGACAGGGAAATAGTCATTAGAGCACACCCAGGAGATAAAAAATCTAAAAATTATCTTTCTCCAAACAATCTAATTAAGAAAATTGGATTTTTAAAAGGGGTTCGTCTTAGTCGAGACGGTGTTGACCTATTAGGAGATCTCAAACATTGCTGGGCTGTAGTAAATTATAACTCTAGTCCTACTGTAGGAGCAGCCATTGAGGGATTCCCTGTGTTTGTAACAGATCCTAATCGTAGCCAATGTAAAGAGATCGCAAATACTGATTTGTCAAAAATAGAAAATCCAGAGTTGCCTGACAGACAGCAATGGGCTGAACGTCTTGCCATGTTCCATTGGAACTTTAATGAAATAGCCAACGGTGAATGTTGGTCGCACATGAGAAAATATGCTTAATATCGAAGTTATTACCAGTTTTAATCAACATTACTACAACCTCATTGGTAAAGACGCTGTTTCTACTTGGTTAAAGTATTGGCCAAATGACATGTCTCTAACCTGTTATGTGGAAGAATTTAACTTACCACACGATTCTCGAATAAAACAAATTTCTTTTGACACATTTGAAAAAGAATATTTTTTATTTCAAGAAACAGAGCATAAACAGGTTAAGAAATTCTCTAAAAAAGCATGGAGTTTTATACATGCCATGCAGCACTCCACTGCCGATAGGATTGTATGGCTAGATGCTGATGTTTTACATACCGACTACATTGAGAAAAAATTTCTCAATGGAATATTGCCTGATGATGTATTAAGTACCCACATGGGTGTAACATATTATTCAGCAAAAGACGGTACTCCTGGCAGGTGGTTTGTTCCTGAGACAGGGTTTTTTGCCGTTAATACCAAACATAAACTTTTTGATCAATTTAGATCAGAATATAGACGTCATTACGTAGAACGTGATCATACAAATATGAGAAGATTCTACGACAACGACGTATATGGATATGTATTTGAGAAATTAAAAGCCCCGGGTAATGATCTTTGTAAAGATTTTACCAAGGGCTACAAAACACCAATGAGGCACACTGTATTGGCACCTTATATGCAACACTATAAGGCTAAGCACAGCAAAGCAGAATTTAATTCTGACGACTGACCCAATACTTTTCAGTTCTGGGTCTTATAAAATCAGTATTAAGACTTTTTCCGTAATTTTTTCTGTTACCTTTGAGGTGATCTAGGTACGCACCCCACTCACTGTTGATTAGAGGATGGCCTTCACCTTTAATCAAGCCTTTACACCAATCATTCCACTGCCATTCTGGATGTCTTAGTTTAACTTCTTTGCGAACTTCGTCAAAGACCCAGCAATCGTTCCATTCACTAAATTGGAATAGTCTACCGCTATCATAGGCCTGTTGAAATTCAAACAAGAATTCTTGGGTAAAGGGATCTTTAAGATTCATAGAATACAAACCACACTCTGTAAACTTCTTTTCTCTACCTAAAAATCCTAGACCGATATGAGGTTGCGACATTTTTTCAATAAAATGATGCGGAATAGGTGTATGACATACCATATCAGCGTCCATCCAGAACAACAGATCAGCATCGGTGTTACGTGCCGCATGGCAGACCGAATAGATCTTATGGCTGAAGCGTATAGCATCCCATCTAAACCCAACTCCTGGCCTTTTTCCTTTCTTATCAGGAGGACCTGTAGGAACCTCACCTCTGGCTCGTGGATCGTTGCCCCATTTATTTTTAAATGCTACTAGATCCGGACAGGAATCGTGCAAATCTCTTACTATAAGATTTTCTGAAGACTCGGATATGCTATGATCTTGGGGATACGCATATAATGTAATATCTTCTGGCCAAGTTTTTAAGAATGTTTGAATCATTCTCTTGGCATATTTGTCATACCCTTCCTTATGGAAGGTAGTAACTACGGCTTTTTTCATTTATTAGAATATCTCTTGATGTCTGCTTCAACCATCATTTTAACAAGTCCGTCAAAATCTGTTCTACGCTTCCAACCTAGTACAGTTTCTGCCTTTGCAGGATTGCCGCATAGACTATGTAATTCTGCAGGACGTACAAATGCCGGGTTGGTTTCAATATATTTTTGCCAATCTTCAATGCCAGCATGTTTAAATGCACGTTCTAATAAATCGCCAATTGTATACTGTACTCCGGTAGCAATAACATAGTCGCCTGGCTCTGGTTGTTGTAACATTAACCACATGGCTTCAACAAAGTCGCCAGCAAATCCCCAGTCACGTTTTGCATCTAGATTGCCTAAGACAATTTTATCAGCAAGGCCCATTTTGATTTTAGCAACGCCGTCTGTAATTTTACGTGTGACAAATTCTTTACCTCTAATTGGTGATTCGTGATTAAACAAAATACCATTTGATGCATGTAGGCTATAACTTTCACGGAAATTTACAGTCATCCAGTAGGCATACAACTTGGCAACACCGTACGGGCTACGAGGCCAGAATGGAGTTTTTTCATCTTGCTGTCCTCCGGAGATTTCTATGCTGTTTCCAAACATTTCTGAGGTACTGGCTTGATAATATTTGGTATCAGGATTGTGTTGCTTGATAGCATTTAGGATATTTAACGGGCCAACCGCATTAACTTCGGTAGTTAGTTTATTGAGATCCCAACTGGCTCCAACGAAACTTTGTGCAGCAAGATTATAAAATTCACTTGGCTTTAAACTTTTGACCAAATGATTCATACAGCCGTCATCTGTGATATCGCCGGTGATCAATTCCACTTCATTTTCAATTCCTAAGAATTTAATATTGTCTAAATTTGGATTAGAATAACGTTTGACTAGCCCGTACACTTTATAATTTTTTTCTAAAAGTAATTTAGCAAGATACGGCCCATCTTGCCCTGTCATCCCTGTGACAAATGCGATTTTTTTCATAGCGATCCTATATAAAGTAAGCAGTTTATTTATTAAAGCAGAAAACGCTCATCGCAATTTCCACTGAAAGTAAGTTTTGTGGATTTCTACAATTTGGTAGTTGTGAGATTTCAAAAAATTTTGATTTTCCTTAGAAATCAATTCTGGACCTTCGATGATTATCAAAGAACTCCATCTTTTGAACAACGGTAATAGATCTACTAGATGATTTTGATGATCCAAGTCGAGTAAAATTAAATCAACATCGTGTAAAGAATGAATATTGTCAAAATTTTCTCTATAAACGATATTTCTCGCACGTATGATCCGCCGATGATTGTCAACTAGAAAAATTGTGTTATAAGAATCTATGATTTCTTGAACATTTCCCCAAGCATTGCCAACGACCAAGACATTTCGGGCTTTTTTGTTTAACTTTTTTATCCGTTTAGCAAATTTACTCATGGTTTAATTATTAAATACTAGGATATTTATATTCTAGATGAAATTCAAATTATGGAGAGAGCATGGTGCTCTCAATAGCCCTCCTATCTTTGCCGCTGTTGAGCAGGGACTCAAAAAAATCGGCATGACTGTGGTCGACAGAGATCAAGACATTGATGTGATATGGTCAGTTTTGTGGCAAGGTCGTATGATGCCAAATAAAATCATCTACGAAAAGGCCAAATTATTGAACAAGCCAATAATGATCATAGAAGTTGGTAATCTCTTAAGAGGAAGCACTTGGAGAATCAGTCTTGATCATATACATGGTTTGGGAACTTTTGCCAACAGCAATAATCTTGATATACACAGACCAAAAAAATTAGGTATAGCATTAAAAAATATCAAAAATTCTAGAAAAGATTCCATACTGATTGCCTGCCAACATGCCAATAGTCTACAATGGGCAGGCCAGCCTACTATAGGACATTGGGTGTACAAGACTGTTGAAGAAGTGCGTCAATACTCTGACAGGCCTATAATAGTTCGACCCCATCCGAGATCACCTATTTCCATAAAATTGCCAGGAGTTGAAGTTATTACGCCTGCAAAAGTACCTAACACCTATGATGACTTTAATATTTCGTATGACCATCATTGTGTGATCAATTACAATAGTGGTCCGGCTGTAAAGGCTGCCATAGAAGGAACACCAGTCATCTGTGACCAAACCAGTTTGGCATGGCCTGTCTCAGATAAAATTGAAAATTTAGACAAAATTTCACTTCCGGATAGAGAAGATTGGTTTTTAAAACTTTGTCATACCGAATGGACTGTGCCTGAATTGCAAAACGGTGAACCATTTTCTAGATTGTTTTTAAAATAAAAACTTGACTTTTAGTCCTTAGGTGTGTACAATAATAATATGTCAAATTTGTCATATATAGAAGATATTTTTAATCAGTTCTACACTTTGATCTATCAACAACAACTGTTGATTTCAAAACAAGATCTTACGGCTACTTATAGCCTACATGAATATTGTGTGGACGACAATAAATTTCTCACATTGAATCAATCCAACTATCTTTTAAAGATTTTATCCAGATATCAATCCGAATCTGCTCAACTAGGTTTAGATTATAAAGATAATCTAATTAGTCCACAATGGAAAAAAGTCTTTAGGACTTTGGATCTTTCTAAGAAAGTTTTTGTCGAACAAGACAAAGACAAAAAATGGTGGATTTGCCTCAAATTTCCATTTTCTCTCAAAGAAACTTTTGACAACGAAATTAAAAATGAAAGATCAAATAGTGATAACAATAAATGGGATCACGACAGAAAATTAAGGTTAGTTGAAGTTTATAAACACAATGTAATGCACATAAACGAGTTTGTAAATCATCATGGATTTGACATAGATAACACGTTTTTATCGCTGGTCAGCGAAGTTGAAGAGATCTGGCAGCAACAAGATTCTATCACTACCTATGCAGTATACGAAGACAACTCAGTTAGACTGGTCAATGCAGTAGCCGATGCAGAGACCTATTTTAATGAGAGAAAAACTGGCATTTACGAAGAGGACATTTTCTTGGCAAAAACCATGGGATATCCACTGAGATTGTCAAAAATTGCTGATTCGGTTTTAGAGAACATTTGTTCAAAAAATACAAATCAGTTTTGGTTAAAAGAAAATAATAAATTTTTTGAACTTCATAACCAGGCAGGTGGTAAGTCTGCAATCCTTTTAGATAGGAATACCAAAGATATTGTAGGATGGTTGAAAAAATTCGTTTATGAAGCAGAAAATGCTGGTTGTAAAGATCAGATTAAAATCTGTTTTAGAGAAAGCGGAGACGATCATTCTGGATTGAATTCTTGGATCAAAGAAAATAATCTAGGCGGAAAAGTCGAACAAGGTAAGATTTTTATTTTTCTACAAAAGCCACCTAAGTGGTTGTTTAGAGACAAAATAGATGTTAAAATTGTAGGTACGAATTGCTATGTACCACCACTAAGCGATTCTATAACAGCACCGTGGTTATTTGCTCATCCTTGTCTATGTTATCTAGGAGACATAAAGCCAACGGTCATAAGGAACTATAAAATTGTCAGTGTGTAAGTTAGTAATCAAAGACGAAGTTAATATCAAAGTTGAAGGACTCAGTGTCGAAACTAGACGTAAAGTTGTCAACGCACTGAAATATGATCTGCCCTATGCAAGACACATGCCGGCTTATAAATTAGGTAGATGGGACGGCACAAAAACATTTTTTGGTATTGGCGGAACTGGTTATCTTGCACATCTAGATGTTATACTTCCTATTATAGAAGACTCTGGATACGACATTGAAGTTGAAGATTTACGTGAAAATAATTCACTAAAGTTTGTACCGATAGGAGAAAACTATTGGGCTGATCAAGGTAAGACTTGGCCTAAAGGTCATCCGCAAGCAGGCCAACCTATCGTGCTTAGAGATTATCAGTATGACGTTGTTAACAAGTTTTTAGAAAATCCACAATCATTACAGGAGGTAGCAACAGGTGCAGGCAAAACAATTACTACAGCGACGTTGTCGCATCTTTGTGAACCGTATGGTCGTACGATGGTTATTGTTCCGAACAAATCGCTTGTTGTCCAAACTGAAGAAGACTACAAAAATCTAGGCCTTGATGTCGGTGTGTATTTCGGTGATAGAAAAGAATTAAATCGCACACATACTATCTGCACTTGGCAGAGTTTAAATGTGTTAGAAAAGAAAGGCTATGACGATGATACGCTAACACTAGCAGAATTCTGCGAAGGTGTATGTGCTATTATTATTGACGAAGTTCATCAAGCCAAGGCAGATGTGTTAATGAGATTGGCTACACAAAACTTCCGTAACTGTCCTATACGGTGGGGACTCACAGGCACAATACCTAGAGAAAAGTGGGAATTTCAAAGCCTATTAGCCAGCATAGGACCTGTAATTAATCGTGTCAGTGCCCATGATCTGCAACAGAAAGATGTGTTGGCTCAATTAGATATACAGGTATTGCAGACCACTGATGTACAAGTTTTTAGATCCTATCAAGAAGAATATACCTGGTTAGTCAGTGACGAAAGGCGGCTAGATTGGATTGCACAAAAAATACAATCTATCTCAGAAAACGGTAATACTCTTGTTCTAGTAGGAAGAATAGATACTGGAGACAAGATAATAAAAAGAATTCCCGATGCAGTTTTTATCAATGGTTCTGTAAAATTAGACGACAGGAAAGAAGAATATGATGAGATTAAAACGAGCGATGGCAAGATTATTGTGGCGACTTATGGTGTGGCCGCTGTGGGTATTAATATCCCTAGGATTTTTAATCTGGTTCTTTTGGAGCCCGGAAAAAGCTTTGTCAGGGTTATACAAAGTATTGGGCGAGGCATTAGACGAGCAGAAGACAAAGACTTCGTACAAATCTGGGACATCACTTCGACCTGTAAGTATGCCAAACGACACCTTACGGAACGTAAGAAGTATTACAAAGAAGCCAAATATCCATTTACATTAACTAAAATTATTCTATGAATTTCTTTAAGCCTAAAAATAAAAAAATACAATTACAATGCCATACAACTATGCAGAGTCTTATAGATCTGTTTCCTCCAGAGGTTAATAAAGAAGGATTGCCTAGTTGGTATAAAGACTTGCCTAAAGAAGAAGGTTGGGTAACAATTAGACATTGTAACGGATTTCAAGACCTTTATAAGAATAGTATTATAATTAGATCTTGGTCCGACATAGACATTGAAGTAAGACCGGACGGATCTATAGCGTATGATTTTGCCTGTAAAGATGAAATTAAAGTACCGCTAGAAAGACATCACATTGACAGTCAGGCAGCCAATGCATGGCCTGGATATTGCAATATAAAATTGATGAGTCCTTGGTATTTTAAAACAGAAAATATGCATAAATGGTTGATGTTGGCACCCACATGGGATCAAAAAGATCCGTTAGAGTTTGGTATAGTTCCGGGTGTTGTTGAATTCAAATATCAACATGTAACAAATATCAATTGTCTATTAAAATTAAAACCCGAACCTTATACAATCCATATCAAGGCAGGCCAAGCACTGGTACAACTATTGCCGCTGTTTGATGAAGATTGGGAAATGAATATTGAATTATTTGATGACCGAGACTGGGTAAAATATTTCGGAAGATGGAATCATGCGTTTGGTCTGTCTTACCAAAAAACGAGAGCGATGCTGGAGAAAAAGAAAAAATGAGAATATTAACACTAAACAATAGAGCCTTTGATTTAAATGAATTACCAGATGAGGTCGACGAAGATACTAGATTCAGTGTACTAGATAATAGTAACCCACAAGATCCAGATTTCTTTTTTATGCCTTTGATATTTTTGGAATCGTTTAATAGTCCGGCAATATTATTAAACATAGGCGGACACGAAGTACAAATGCCGTTGGATTGGTGCATGGTAGTCGGTGACAAAGAATGCGGGCTTGACCCAGAAGTACTACCGCTGACTAGCATTAATGAACGAGGGTTTGATGCACTGATTTTTAATCCTGTTAACGGATTTAGAGCAGAGTACATGCCAATTGAAATATTAAACATCTATCAAGATGTAAGATGGTACTTTCCTAAAATGAAAAACGGTCAATTGTTAACTGTGCCATTACATGATGGCGATAGTCCACCATGTGCGTTTTTTGTCAAAGAAGTTTCTAGACAAAGCGAAGTTCTACAATTACACAAAATGATATAATGCCATTAGACAGTATAATGTACCAAAATGATGCATTTAACCGTCGTTGTATAGGTTGGCAGTTAAAGTACTCACTATGGCCAAGACGCTGTTATTATACTGGTAAAATGTTATGGTTTACATTAGCGTATATGGGAACATCTGTGTTGACTGGGCCAGGTGAATCTATAGTTGAATATAGATGGTGCGAAAGACACGAATACTTATTTTTAAAAATTAGAGGAACAATATGAAAGCAGGAAAAGTATGGGGACAAACAGAACTCCTTGAAGCCAACGGTGTGTTAGAGTTTCACCGTATTGAAGCCAAAAAAGGCGGCACATGTTCCAAACATAAACACAAATATAAATGGAATGGTTTCTTTGTAGAAAAAGGCGAAATGATTATTCGTGTTTGGAAAAACAATTATGACCTAGTTGACGAAACACTACTAAAAGCAGGTGAATACACAAAGGTAGCACCTGGAGAATTTCATCAATTCGAAGCAGTTACTGACTGTGTTGCCTTTGAACTCTATTGGGCAGAATTTGATCACGACGACATCGAACGTGAAACTGTAGGATTTGCAAAAAATGGGAAATCTTAAACCTGGTGCTACTTATACCTACGAACACCAAGATGGTGTTGTGTATGCTACCGAATCTGGTACAACAGATAAAAAGGTTATTGGCTGGGACTATAAATTTGATCCACGAACCGGCGACGGTAGACCGTTACGCGAACATATTTTAGAAGATAAAATGTGGGGAGATATTCGTCGGATGGCTCTAACCAATCCTGCTTTACAAAAGGCGTTGGATCGTGCTATAATGCTTTATCACCTGAGTAAAGAAAATGGGAAAAAATAAACACGTAGACCTATTCAAAGATATGATACCCGCAGTGGACATGGGTATCAAAGAATTGTGGGATGCCTCTCCAGAAGAAGGTCGCAAAGAGATCAAAGGCGATCTATGGACTCTCAATAGATATATCAGTAGTTGCAAAACCAATAACAGAGAACTACAAGAACATTATGTTCTAACTACTAACGAGTTTTACAATAAAAATTGGGCGGGAATACAACATCATCCCAAATTGCAATGGCTCACGTTAGTAATGTGCGGCCATGAAAGTAAAAAAACTCAATTCCATGAATGGATTCCGTTAAAAGTTCATAAGAATAAAAAAGAAGAATTTTTAGCAGAACAATTTCCTAATATGAAAATGGCTGACATTGAAACACTAGCAGCCATTACAACTGATGAAGAAATCAAAGAATATGCTCAGAGCCTTGGTTGGGACAAAAAACAAATCAATGGAATTAAACTATAAGTGTGAATACTGTCAAAAACTTTTTGCCAAAGAAAAAACTTTGGTTGTGCATATCTGTGAACAAAAACGTAGACATATCAGTCGAAATGAAAAACATGTACAAGCAGGACTTTTGACCTTTCAGAAATTTTATGACTTCGCACAAAAAGGTAAAACAAAAAAAACATTTGACGATTTTGTAGATAGTCCGTATTACACAGCATTTGTAAAATTTGGCAGTTTTCTTGTTAACACTAATCCTATCTATCCAGAAATGTTTATAGACTATGTAGTAAAAAGCGGCGTTAAAATAGATCATTGGTGCAGAGATGAACTATATGACACCTACATCAGCGAGTTGATCAAGAACGAACCGGCCGACGGTGCAATACAAAGATCTATAACTACTATGATGGATTGGTCTGATAAAAACAATGCTCCTTGGGAACACTATTTTGCATATGTAAATTTAAACAGAGCCACCCATGATATTAAAGAAGGATTAATAAGTCCTTGGCTAGTATTAAATACAAAGTCCGGTAAAGAGATGCTTCAACGTATGAATGATGAGCAGTTAGAAATCATTGGTGCTGTCATAGATCCGCAGTATTGGATAAGAAAGTTTAAATCTTTGCCGGCAGACATTGAATTGATCAAAGACGTAGTCAAGGAGGCTAAGATACTATAATGAGCAAGAGAAAAATTGTTGAAGAAAAGATTAAAGAATTAGAAGAAGCCATTGAAGAAGAGACTCTTGCTGAAAATGAAGAATACATCTCTAGAGATGATTTAGATATTGAAGTTCGGGTAATGCAAGATGAACCGGTGATTATGGTACAGTTTTCTGGCTTTGAAGATCACGAAGATGCAGAAGAATATGCACAATTTCTAGCAGATAATTTACCGTTATTGTTGTTTGAAACTACAAGGATACAGTAATGCCAGATATTGATATAGATTTCGTTGATAGAGATCAGGCACTGAGTTTATTCAAACACAAAGTGGCTAGTCGAGTTGACAATCAAAGTCTAGTTAAACATAATACAGGTGTATATTTTCATCAAGTGCCTGTAGATTTAAAAACTGGATTATGTGAGATTCCCTACGAGCAAGCAGAAGATCAAGGCTTCTTTAAAATTGACTTTCTTAATGTAGGAATCTATAAAGGTGTTCGAGATGAAAATCATTTGTTGCAATTAATGAACACAGAACCATTGTGGGATTTATTAGAACAAGACGAGTTTAGCAATCTGTTATTTCATGTCAATGGTCACGGTAACGTTTTAAGAGCCATGAAGCCTGCAAGCATAGAACAATTGGCTTCTGTGTTAGCAGTGATCAGACCTGCTAAAAGATACTTAATTGGTAAAGACTGGAACACAGTCATGTCTGAAGTATGGGTCAAGCCTGAGAATGATGAATACTACTTTAAGAAAAGTCATGCTATTGCTTACGCTACGGCCATAGTAGTACAGATGAATTTAATTTGCGAAGGCATATCTTACGGATACAATTAATGGCAAAAATAAAAAACAAATTACCAATCACTGTTTCTTGGGAAGGTCCAGAAAAAAGAGAACTGTATCTCGATTCAATGATAAAAGAAAATAATTGGAATATCGGAGTTGAAATAGGTGTACGATTTGGCCGAACCTTATTTTATCTTTTAGATAACAATCCTAATTTAAAAATGTACGCTGTGGACATCGACACTAGTCAATTTTATAATCAACTAGTAAGCGCACGATACGCAGATAGATTAGTTGTATTAGAAGGAGACAGTTCGACACTGGCTTCAACTATTAAAGAAACTGTTGATTTTGTTTTTATAGATGGCGCACATTCTAAAAAGGCAGTGATCAAAGATATAACTGAATATAGAAAAATACTTAAAGATGATAGAGGATTGACTGGTCATGATATAGACTATCCGTCTATACAGTCTGCACTATCTGATCTAGGTATTAATTATGATGTAGGTCCAGATAATGTTTGGACTTTTAAATCAACCGGGCTTTCTAATTAACGTAATAGACTTACGTTTAATTCTTTTTACAATAATATCATTTAGGCTTGTGCAAGGCCCAAAAAGCACCTTAACGTCTTTGGTGCTAAAGTTTCTTATTGAATAGCGAAACTCCGTAATTTCTTTGTTTAGAAAAATATTGATAGGAATTTGACGATTGCTTTCCCACCACCAAACTTCACCTAATTCTAAAAATCTCTGTTTTTCCCAGTCTGTACGTATACTAGCATAATCATACATGCTAGTAACCTGAGAATCTTGATTAATGACAATGCCTACATATTCTGCATTGACGTGATTTAGCACGGTTATGAATGGAAAATTTTCTTGTAGGTTTTCAGTTATACGCATAGATAAATATTGCTAGGGTTCCAAATTATGCAATTAATTTCAGTTTATTTATATCCAAACAGGGTCGATGCTTATACAAATTATCTGGCCTCTTGGAAAACAGAGAGGTATCGTAAAGTGTACAATCGCAATCTAAAAATATTCCGCGGTGCAGATAATCGCATCGATATACAAATACGCAATTCAGACGAAAAGCCGTATGATGTATCAATCTATGATGATTTTGTGTTTAATCTTGTAAACAAAGAAACTAAAGAATTAATCCTTAGCAAAGCCTGTACAGTTCAAAGTGCCGCTACTGGAAAAGTATATGTAACCCTAACTGAAAATGAATTAACAGATATAGAGCCTGGATTTTATCAGTACTCTGTTATCGGTCAAACACGCAGCGACAGCGATGCTAGTTTAGTCACAGCAAGAACTCCTTTTTATATCGATTCACAATACGGTGCATTTGCCACCATTGAAATCTTTGGTGATGTTTTTGGCGAACCTCTTGATAGTGTTAAGATTGATGAATTTAGAGATTTTAGAGTTAACAACGCTAGCCAAGAAAAATATCTACTATCAAGTATTATAGATGCAAGACCTAATCTTAGCACACCTCAATCTTTGCATACTTTTCAATTTTACTTTACCAATTACACAGGCACTGTAGTTATCCAAGGCAGTCAAAGTGATGGAGGTAATCCACAAGTATGGGTAGATCTAGATACTGAAGAGATGGTTAATCAATCAACGCCAACTTATAAAAATATCACAGGCAAGTATAATTGGTTTAGGATTAGATTTGGTAATACATTTAATAATTCGGCTAGATTCGTAATTGGACAAACATTTAATGGTTCATATGCAGTTAGTGTCTACGACGGCGGGTCTGGATATACTGTAGGACAACAATTGGTAATCACTGGAGACCTATTAGGGGGCTTTTCTGGTGTAAACGACTTGAATATCACTGTAACTTCTGTGAATGTAAACGGTGCAGTGACTGGAATAACATTCACCGGCGTTTCAGCACCAAACGATCGAAGTTATGTTTTGGGTGCGACTGGAACTCCTACCGCAGGGGCTATTGACAAAATCTTATACAGATAGTATAATCTGTGTATGACGTTAGTCGTAGACAAATTTAGATCTCTCTTACCTCGACTCAAAACTAGCCCTAGCGGCTGGATGAGTTTCAATGCTCCTTGTTGTCATCATCGAGGACATCGAACCGACACTAGAAAACGTGCCGGTGTTGTTTTAACCGAAGGTATTATTTACAACTGTTTTAATTGTAAATTTAGTACAGGATGGACTCCTGGATCGACACTATCTCCTAAGTTTAAAACTCTTTGTCAATGGTTGGGTGCAAATGATGATACAATCAAAGAGTTAACCTTTGAAGCCTTAAAGACTGAAGGCGAAGGATATGTTCCTACAACATTCGTTGAACAAAAGATAGATTTTGAAACCAAAGAGTTACCAGAAGGCTCGATGCCGTTGCTAGACTGGGTCGAAAGTGCGTATTATCAAGATTTAGAAGATCTATTAGATCCTGCTATTTCTTATCTAGTAAGCAGAGGATTTGATCCGTTCGATGGAAATTTTTATTGGAGTCCTGCTCCTGGTTACGAAAACAGAGTAATCATACCTTTTTTCTACGAAGGAAAGATAGTAGGCAACACAGCCAGAAAAACCACGCAAGGCCGTCCTAAATATCTATCAGATCAACACCCCTTCTTTGTGTTTAACACTGATGCACAGGTAGAAAATCATAGATACGTATTTGTAGTAGAAGGACCGTTTGATGCTTTATCAATAGGTGGCGTAGCACTACTCACTAACGAAGTCAGCGAGCAACAATCGAGAATAATTAATAATATGAACAAGGATGTCATAGTAATTCCTGATCAAGATAAAGCAGGGTTAACTTTGATAGATCAAGCGGCAAAATTAGGTTGGAAGGTTGCTTTTCCAACATGGGATGAATCAATCAAAGACTGTGCGGATGCTGTGTCCAAATATGGTAAATTGTTTGTTATAGTAGATGCTATTAAAACAGCCACAGACAATCCTGTCAAGATTGAAATAGAGAAACGAAAATTGCTAAACAAATTTACCGAGTTGGAGAAAAACGATGTTTAAAGCCTTGAAAGATTTTTTTACTTGGCCATGGAGACGATATCAACAAAATCGTGCATGGAAGAAAAGATTAGAAGAACTTAAGAAAAGAGACCCGTTCATTTACAAATGATTACTTGGGGAATTAATGCTCTTAATCATGATGCTAGTATTGCTGTTGTTAATAATGGCGAGTTAAGATTTTGGAAACGCAGTTCTGAATACACAGGTGTTGCTGGAGATCAATATCTGTGTTCTAGAATTTATCATGATGCTCTTAACGCCAGTAATGGGCGAGGACCAGACGAAATAGTTTGGTATGAACATCCTCTTTGGAAAAAATGCAGACAGTTCTATGCAGGACAGTTCTATGCAGCCTTTGATTTAAATGATATGCCTAGTAGGTATCTTAAAAAATTAGGTTGGCCTAATTTTAAGATGTCGTATATCAGTCATCATCTAAGTCATGCTGCCGCAGGTTACTATACATCTCCTTTTAAAGAGGCTTCTGTAGTTGTTCTAGATGCAATTGGCGAGTGGGAAAGTATGTCAATATGGAAAGCCCAAGACATGAAACTTACTAGAGTTTTCAGCAGATCTTACCCTACTAGTCTTGGTATATTTTATTCGGCATTTACAGACTTAATTGGTCTAAAGCCGTTAGGAGAAGAACATGTATTGCAGAAACTTAGCGAACAAGGCGATCCTTCTAGATATAGAGAACAGGTTAAAAAATATTGGAGAGACGATCTAACTCTTAGATATAATTTACACAAGGGTGTTTGGAATTGGTCCGATCTCGACATGGATGATCAAGGTAAAAAAGATCTTGCTGCCGCAGTACAAGAACAGTTTGAATTACAGGCACAGAAAGTATTCGACTGGGCAAAGAAACTTGCACCTAGTGATAATCTAGTTTATATGGGCGGTTGTGCAATGAACAGTAAATTCAATAACTCCCTGTCAGATCAATATAAAAAGATTTGGAGTTTGTCTATACCCGGAGATGCCAGCAGTGCTATAGGGGCTGCACTGTATAAACAACAGAAAAGAGTTACTTTACCTTTTTCTCAGGTAAAGCACATAGGGATTAAATGATCAAAAATTTATACACTTATGGCAATTCTCATTATTATAAGGCTTTACTTTCTATACCAAGAAAGTGTATAATAGCAAAAGGATATGTATTTCATGATTGATTACGTTATAACATGATAAAAGACTACGGATACGAAGAACAAAAACTATATTTAGAATTGATGTTGGCAGACGCTGAGGTGTTTGTTCGTTGTCAAGGAATTTTTGATCACACATTGTTTGATCGCAAACTACAAGATGCCGCTGAATTCATCAACGAATATGCTAAACAATATTCTGTATTGCCCGACTACGAAATGGTCAATGCTACTTGCAAGATACAGTTGAGAAAACCTGATGACGCCAAAGAAGGACATCTCGAATGGCTCATGGATGAGTTTGAAAATTTTACAAGACACAAAGCATTAGAACGTGCTATCATTGGATCTGCAGATCTTTTAGAAAAGAAAGATTATGGCGCAGTAGAAGTCATGATCAAAGAAGCAGTACAGATAGGTCTTGCCAAAGACATGGGCACAGACTATTTTGCAGATCCTCGTTCTAGATTGATGCGTATCAAAGATAAGAATGGACAGATTAGCACTGGGTGGCCTAGTCTTGATCGTAGACTGTTTGGTGGCATGAACAGGGGCGAACTGAATATCTTTGCAGGTGGTTCAGGAGCAGGTAAATCTTTGTTCTTGGCTAACCTTGGTGTGAACTGGGCATTGAATGGTTTGAATGTTGTTTATCTAACATTAGAACTTTCTGAAGATCTAGTTTGTATGCGTATGGATGCAATGACCACTGGCGTACATACTAAAGAGATTTTTAAAGAATTAGATGATGTAGAAATGAAGGTTAGAATCATCGGAAAGAAATCAGGAGCATATCAGGTCAAATATATGCCTTCCGGTAAAACTGCCAATGACATTCGTGCTTATCTCAAAGAATACGAAATTAAAACTGGACGTAAAGTTGATGTGCTGTTAGTAGACTATTTGGACTTGCTCATGCCAATCAGTAAAAAGATTAGTCCTGCAGATTTGTTTATCAAAGACAAATATGTGTCAGAAGAACTGCGTAATCTTGCAGTTGAAAGACAATGCATCTTAGTTACTGCGGCACAGTTGAACCGTGGTGCTGTTGAAGAAGTTGAGTTTGATCACAGTCATATTTCGGGCGGTCTGTCAAAGATTCAAACTGCGGATAACGTGTTTGGTATCTTTACCAGCCGTGCAATGCGTGAACGTGGTCGTTATCAAATACAATTAATGAAAACTCGTTCATCTAGTGGTGTGGGACAAAAAGTGGATCTAGAATTTAATTTAGAGACACTTAAGATTAGCGATCTGCCAGAAGATGAACAAGAAAGTCATAATGGTGCCGGAAGAGGCGCCAGCAGTATTATTGAAAATATCAAGCGTAAGACAGAAGTACAAAGAGAAGAACCAGGCGAAGGAGCCCCTATTGGCAAGGTCCGCGGACAGGTAGAAAGTACAAAGTTACGCGAAATCTTGAATAAAATAGGCACAGATGAAGACGCACCGTTTTGAACTTTATCATTGGCACACACGCAACGGTAAAGATATAATAGAAGTAGACTGGCCTAAAGTACATAAAACTGTAGGCATTGATCTAATAAATTGGATCAACAAACAGCCTAAAGAAAAATGTCAATTAGTAGTAGATAAACTAAATGACGATTTCAAATTAATGGCTGAATTTTATGATGAACAAACAGTAATGACCTATCATTTAATGTGGGCTAAATAATGGATGCGTCTACGAGAATTAAACGAACGTGCAGAATTTGTCACAGTTAACAGAACCCTAAATCCAAAGATTTGGAAGGGCGATCAATTAGATCCCGCTGTTAAATCTAAATTAATAGAAATCGCTCGTGCCTTTGAGGAATTCGTCGGAATTGATCTAGAGGTAGAAGATTATACTATCACTGGTTCTAATGCCAACTATACCTGGACACAGTATTCAGATCTTGATCTACATCTTATTGTTCCCGGCACTCCATCAGATGAACAGCGTGAGTTGTTCAATGCTAAAAAAGCCCTATGGGCAGAACAGCACAATATCACTATTAAAAGTCTGCCTGTAGAATGTTATGTTCAAGGCGAAGACGAACCTCATCATTCAACCGGTGTTTATAGTATTGCTAAAGATCGCTGGTTAATAGAGCCTAAGAAGGTCGAACCCAAGATCGACGATGCTTCAGTAGAAGCCAAAAAAGATTCAGTGATGCATGATGTTGAAATAGCCATGCTTAGTAAAGATCTAAACAAGTTACGCATAGTCAAAGAAAAAATAACTAAGATGCGCAAAGCAGGTTTAGAAAGAGCAGGAGAATGGTCTGTAGAAAACGTAGTATTCAAGATACTACGAAATCTCGGTATTATAGATCAACTCAGTGAAAAAATAAGAGAGCTCGAAGATCAAGAACTCTCTTTGGAACAACAGACTAACGTTATTAATTAATCGTTCTTATTGCCAAACAGTTGCAGTAGGCTCAAGAAGATATTAATAAAATCTAGATATAGTGTCAAAGCACCTAGGATCTCTAGATTACCTTCATTTTCCACAGAAACCATTTCACGGATACGTTGCGTATCATATGCAGTCAAGCCTGTGAAAATAACGATAGCCAATGCTGAAATAACCATAGCGGCTACACTGCTACCAATAAAAATATTAACAACACTGGCAATAACGATAGCAATCAAACCTACGAACAGGAATGATCCAAGACTGGTAAGATCACGTTTAGTGAAGTAACCATAAAAACTCATTACGCCAAATAGGATAGCACCGCCCATAAATGCTGATACGATACTGCCCAAACTGTAGACTACAAAAATTGTAGCAAAACTTAGACCCATTAGAGCAGCAAATCCATGTAGTGCTAATGTAGCCACAGGCTTGGTCATTTTATAGATACCAAATCCTAGTGCAAAGATGGCTACCAAAGGTGCAAAAATTACAACCCATTTCATAGCACCCGTAAAGAAAAATGCCATAGCAGCAGGTGAACTGGCCACTAACAAACTGACAATCATTGAAGTAAGAATGGCCAAACCCATATGACCGTATACACGACCCATGGCAGAATTGATCTGATCAGCAGTCCTATATCCAAAAGGTGCGTCAGCGATAAAACTATTCATAGTAACATCTCCTAGTTAAGATAGTGTTTATTATACACTAATTTATCAGGTATGTCAATGATCAGCGGTCTAATTGGCCTGTTTTGACACCGACTCGTTTGGCCCAGGGTATAATTGGACGGAATCGATCTTTGTTCGATCTGTTCTTTTCTAGAACAATCATTTCCAATTCTTTTTCACAGAATTCTTGATCGTCTAACATACCTTCTATTAAAAAGTTTCTATGAAAGCCCTGTGTGAGATCTAATTCTTGATCTGTAACTAGACTTTGGAAAACTTTTTTAGATAGTATTTCGTGATTACGCAAGCAGAGATGATTGTACCTAGCATCTACTCCATGCCAGTATCGATTGCTTACTTCGCCTTCAGGATCTTGAAATTCGTGATATTGTACATCACTCATCAGACTGCCCTTGGCTATTTTCAATTCTTCAAACTCCATGCCTTGATCTAGATCTTGATCAAAGCATTTAATGATCAACGGTTTTTTTAATTTTCTACGCTGTACTTGATAGGCCACATAGGCCAATCTATTATTAACATTCATAAGATCTATCATGGGACGCTGAATGTAACGTATGTATAGTTCAATGGCTTTGGCTTCTTCTTTGGTAACCCAACGGTCTAGATCTATGACGTTGGCATTGGACATTTCAGGTAGTCGATCTAGAAACCACACACGACTAGGATGTGTAAGACAAATGATCAAATGATCATCAGCAGTCATTTCATAATTCAACCATATCTGCAGATGCGTCCATAACCAATCTTGACTACTGCCTATGAGACTGTTGTTGATCAACTGTGATTCATGTCCGAGATGGTTTTTTAATTTTTCATTGACCAATCTAGGCCAAGTCATAGTGTTGTCACCTTTGGGTGGACTTGATGCGAAACTGTCGCCTATAACGAATAATCTACTCATGTTATTTTAACTTTAACCAAGGATATTTTTTCTTTTTTTCTTGCTGTCTAGTAAATTCTAGTTTGTGCCAATCCAGTTCTCTACGACAGAAATCTTCGTCTTCTAAAACTCCGTCTTTTAGCAGACCCTGCACAAAGCCACTGTTTAGATCAACAGTGGTCTGCTTCATAAACGAATCAATGATCTTATCGGCCACGATGCTGTGATTGCTAAGGCAGAGATGATTGTATCTACAGTCTACCCCTTTGAAAAATGTAGTGCTGTCTTCCTCACCTACCAAGTATTCCAGAGCCTGTACTGAGAACAGATTACCTTGAGCCCAATTTAATTCTTCTATGGATTCTACTTCAGTGATATCCGAAGCAAAACAATTTATCATCAAAGGTCTACGTAGACCACGCTTTAGCACTTCATAGGCCAGGCTCTTCATACGGTTAGTCTGATGCAGTGTATCCAATTCAGGACGTTGTATGTGCTGCATGAACATCTGTATGGCCAGTGTTTGATCTTTGGTTAGATACTGCTCTAGATTGATTATGTAATGATTACTGAGATTTGGATGCTCGTCTATGTACCAAAAACGATTTGGATGCGTGACTGCTACGATCATATAATCTTCAGGTTCTAAGAGATTCATGGCCTTGTTGATCTGTGTCCAGCAGAAATCCTGCGCGACTCCGTATTGGCTGTAATTGACCACGGCCAATTCCTGATGCTGCCTGCTCAGGCCTGAGGCTACCAAATTTAACCAAGTCTGCGTTTTGGGTCTAGGATTGCCCTGCGTCCAAGTATCGCCGGGTGTGGCATAGAGTCCGAAAGTATCTGACCCTGTGTAGATCTGTGGAGGTACTGTAAAACTGTCTCCGAAAACATAAAGTGTAGGCATATGTTTAATTATCTGTTTCGCCATTTCCTGGGGTTTTTCTTGACAGAAGTTAAATACACATATTATAATAACGAATCATGCTAGAAAAAATCACCGAACTCACTGAAGAACTATTGCGACTACTCAAGGACGATCCAGTGCGTCCTGAAATCCCTGCGGATTTTCGTGTAGACGAACACGGATCAGTTTTTGTACTAAAGAACGATCAAGGCGAAACAGTGGCAGTGACCTGTGTGAAATTTCTAGCAGGCATACCAGAAACTGTGGAAGATCTGCACACTTTGGCCAGAGATTCTACCACTGCGGTATTTTATACCATATGGTCATATGCTGCTGGTGCAGGCCGTGAATTGATTGAACAGGCACAGCAGGACATCAAAGTCCGTATGCCCGCAGTGAATACTTTTGTTACACTAAGTCCTAAAACTGAAATGGCTCGTAGATTTCACCTGAAAAACGGTGCAGAAGTCTATAGAGAAAATCCAGATACAGTCAACTATCTATATCACTGATAGCCGGGTTTAGAACCCACTTCATATCTAGTGATTTCTGCTACCCATGTGTCTCTGCTGCGATCAGCCTGAGTTTGAGCAAAGCGTTGCGCTTCTTGATTGGCAGTTTCCTGATCAGTGATCACATAGCCGTCTAGAAACTGCTTTTGTAGGCGTATGTTGGTGCGTGTGTTACGTGCCATGATTTTCCATGCTTGCATGATATCACTCCCTGTTTGTAATATTTAGCCCTTGGGTGGACAATTTTTTGGCGAAGCCCAGCGCAAAAATTTTAGCGCGAAGCGTTTAGCGCAGATTTTTTAAGGAGCCTTAGGCATACCCCGAACCGTGTAGTTAAAGTTTAGAACTATACGAGTTTCATGCTGATCCGGAGTAGTACTGCTGTGCATATGTTCTCCGGGAAAGTCTATCCACGAATTAGCAGTAGGTGTTTGTCGCAGCCATTCTGTGTAGCGTCTACTAGGCGCAGTTTCTTCAAAGATCACTGTATCACCACTAGAAGTCATGGGATACCATATGCCCGCACGATGCGGGTACTGTTGGTCTTTGTGGGGGGTATGCTGTATCTGTCTAGGAGTACGTGTGCTGAGTCCCAGTCTAATACGTAGAATTTCCTGTAGTTCTTGTCCTGTGCGATCACAGGCAGCAATCAGTATCTGTATAGCATTTTCTGCCAAAGGACTAGCAGGTTCGTCATTTTTGTAGACAAGATGGCTGAACGATCCTGCATATTCAGGTAACTGTGCAAGATCGTTAGGGTTAGCAGTATAGGGTAGATAGAACCAGGGTATTTCTTTGCTGGTAAATTTATGCGACTGATATTCAAACAGTTGCGGCGATAGTAGATCCGTGACTTGATGTATCATCACGTACTTATTATATGTTTAACAGTTGTAATCTACGATCTGGATGCAGCATGGAACAAAGGAACTTCTGTATGTGATAGAACCAATTGCCCAACTGTGTAAAACGGCTGTCATGACTGAAGTCAGCCAAGGTGTAATATGTTGAAATACCCAGTGTAGCATAGTAGTCCATGGGTATGCCACGACGCTGTCCATAATCGGGTTGTAGACTGCAGAATATCAGTGTTGAGTCTGCAAACTCTCTAAATGGCCCGGGTCTATATGCAGAATACAGTCTAAGATATGATTCTGCAAATGAAGGAGTGGGTATAAAATCGGGCCTATCAAAACGCTCTACTAGTATGTCAGTAAGATACTCCAACAGCAATTCAGGCGCAGCAAAACCCACTTGCGCACTGTGATCTAGGACCAAGGTCCTAAACTGCTCACGGACCGCCATCATGTTAGTACAGTTTAAACTGGTCTTAGTCCGTGTACTGCAGGATTGTATTCAGCAGGGTTTGATGCAGATGCTAATACTTCTGGTACGTCTGGTGTGATACCTTCATCAGGCACAAATGGATGTGCTTTAGGTGCTTCTACAGTGTTATCACTGTTTTGACGCTCAGCATTTAGTTTAGCAGTATCTTCGCCGTTCTTGATAAATTCTTTAGTGGTTTTAGCCATTTGATTATTGCTCCTTGTATTGATATTTATCAGTACGGCCCCAGGAAATCCTTGCCCATATACGATCATACAAGTAGAATGAAGTCATCCATATGGCATTTATAACCAGTGTGGGAACCAGTGCAGATTCAAGGCTTTGTCCAGCGACTAAGAGCATGATATAGGTAGTGATCAAAACCCATATACGATATATGACTGTTTTAACTAGGCTGCGTGTGCGAGTTTCGTAGATCACAGTAGAATTAACTCTAAGAGTATGATAATATCTACCCAATCTAACGGTGGCTGTGTAATGGGTACAATCATCGTAGATACTCTATATAGTAGCAGACAGCGGCCAGCACAACAATCACAAAAACCCACGCCCATGCGTCCCAGTGATTGACTTCACCGTGCTTACAGTAGTAGATATCCTGATCTGGATCATAATGATAGACACGGCCGTTGCGTGTGACTGTTTCGTTATAGAGATCGTTCATACATATATGTAGCCCAAATGGGTCCTGCAGGGTAAAAAATTGGCCGCGCAAAAAATTTGAGTAGTAACTTTATCTATTCAGGGTGGTGATTTTAGACCATTAGTCATAAGTTAGCACATACTAACATATACACACTATGCCGGCCACCCCACCATGCCCCACCACCGACCACCATCAACACCTCGGAGTCTGGTAGGGTCCACACTGTCTCAGATGGCCACAGCATCTGCGCTCTGCTGCGTTGTCCCAGTTAGGCAGTTGCTCGAAGAGACTCTGCCCCGGCTTAGGATCCCACGCAGCATCTCTAGGATCGCGTGTTGCGCAGCCTGCTAACAGTAGACTAACTGCAGATGCGGCTAATACAGTCTTTAACATCTTCAGTGATCTCTGTGTGTTGATCCATTACTGCTGCGATCATTAGTTGATGTATGACCACAGCATCCTTCTTATAGTCTGCGGGCATACTGTTAATAAGAGTCTGCACATGTTCTTGACTCTCACAGTTCCAAAGCAGATCAGCAATCTGATACTGTTGATGAGTTAGGCCTTCTAGAGTAATAGTCATTAACTGTCCTTGATCTTCTTGAGTATGTTCTCACGTTCTAAACGATCTACTTCTGTTTGATATACGAAACGAATACCATATGCAAAGAACACCACAGCCCATGCTAGGCCTACCCATTCTATGCCCAAGTAGTGAACAGCCACTGAGTTAGCAGCACCCAGCAGCAGTGCTGAGGTTGCAAATAAGACTGTGCGTTTTAGTGCTATTTGTTTTAGATTCATATCAACTGTCCTTAACTAACTCTACACCAATATACATCAACATAAGGCTAGTCACTGTGACGCCAATTGAAGCAATCAGTTCTGAGGTATTCATGCTGGCTTCTACGCCGCCAACACCAAATCCTGCGCCCACAATGCCCGCAATCACTGCGATCATTCCCACTTTAACTTTGATTAATTCCTGCATCATTCGCTCTCTTTCTTTGTGTGTATGTGTCAATTATACTGTCAATTCGTTGAGTTGTCAACCAAATTAACGAGGAATACGCACAACAATGCCCTGTGCTGTAGCCACAACTTCATAGCCCTTGTCTTCTAGAATGCTAACTGCCTGTTTAGAGATCGTTTTATCACGAGCAATTTGGCCTGCAATCTTTACAGCAATAAACTTCTTGCGATAGTTAATGTATGAGTTAGCATAAGCGTAGGCAGTGTCCAGAATGTCCAGGGCTCGTTGTGCTAGGCACTGCTGCTCCCTAGTGTATGTGCAGGCCATCTCTCTGTTGCGATAGTGTGCGTTGACTGCTGCTTTGTATGCGTTGTCTTCTGCTGATCGTGTGTTAAGTTGTTTCATGTTGCGCTCCTGTTTGTGTATATGTGTTTATTATAAGGCCGCGAGCCCAAATGGTCAACCAAAATAGCGGAATAACCCGCCACAGCATACGGCGATTGCCACTGCGTTGATCAGCATCTGCGGACGGTTGTTAACACGCACAGTCCAGACGAAGAAGCAAACACCACCTAGCAATCCGAACACAATGTTCCAAGGATGCAGTTCGGGGAAGTAGCTCATGATCACGTACATGGCCAAGATGTTGGCTGTACCTAACCACTGGATTGTTTCGTCTATGTGTTTGTATGTCATGTAGTTATTATACGGTCATTTAGCCAAAATGTCAACCATTTTTCGTGTTGCAGAATTGCCACATCTTTAACTCTGCGCCACGCAGTCCCAGCAGGACTCCCTCGAAGTCCCTGTAGGAGCAGCAGCCTACGATGTTTGGATATACTCTGTATCCATAGACCTCAACACTCTTTAGAGAGCGTGTGACCGCAGCCTTGGCGGGTCCTGGTTTGGTATAGTACTTGACCAGATTGCCGTCGTCATCGTAGGTAACCCAGCCCATTAGTCTATGACCTTTACCACTTGATAGCCATAGATCTTCAACTTGCGGATTGCAGCCTGAATCTCTTGATGTGTGTCGTTGAGGTCATCTAAGCAGTTTTTAACTTCTTTCAAGTTGTCTGCTGTGCAGGTCTGACCTGAGTAGATATGACGGCACTCGTAGTAGCGGTCATCATCATCTTGAATCAGTTGGTATGTGCCAAATGTCTTATAGACCGCGATTTCGCCTGCTTTCATAGTTCGCTCCTTTGTTGCTGGTGTAAATGTATTATACGGTCTTTTGGATAGCCCGTCAACCCTTAGGGTCTTTATACGTTGTTTTTCTGCAACAGTCTGCTGCCGTTATCTTCGGAGATGATTAGGCGAACATTTGTAAGGTTTTCTTTGAGTCTGTCAATCAGTTGATCACGATCAATTCCCTGACCTAGGAACTGATTGTTGTCCAATCTGTAGGCATAGAGCATGCCGTGGACTTCTTCGATCTTGATCTCCATGGGAGTCAACGTGGATTCCTCAGCAGCATTCTGTGGATTCTCAGTGGTTAGATCGATGTCGTTATCGCGGGCTAACTTGCGCAGTTGCTGTTCCGTGACGCCCAAATCACGTAGGATCTCTCTGAAACTCAGGGCCATCCATGCTCGGCTCACGGCGGAACCTAACCAACAACCTACTATGAATGCTATAATTAGTTCTATCATATGAATATTTATAGGTAGGGTTAAAAAAGAGGGTGTGGCTGTTATACCACACCCCCAATGTACCCAGAACCAGGAGCGAACTGTTTACTGGGTAACTGCTGCTGCTGCCTTCGCGACAGTGGCTTTTGTTGCCTGCGGCTTGGCCACAGGATTCTTCTTGGCTACGTAAGTGATCGCGTCTGCGACTGCCTTACGGCCTTTTGCGAAATCAGTCTCAGTCAAATGCTGCGCGATTTCGCCTTTGGTCATCTCGCGGGGAAGATCCGCCAACTCGATGTCTGTGTGGCCGTTCTTGGCCAAGATCTTGATGCGCATCACATCATTGGCAAAACGAATCTTAGTCTTACCATCTAGTGTTGAAACACCTGCTACTGCAAACTTTTTATCTGTTGCCATTTTGTTACCTCTTTATGTGTGTGTAAAATAAACTACTCGAGTTACTATTATAACATCGAACTTACCAAAGCGTCAACCATTCATTTACCCAAATTAGACACTTGAATGGTTACCGCTTCTTTCTCGTCTAAGGCCGCGATAAACTCATCGTCAAAGACCAGATCCTGCATGTTCATGTCGATCATCTGTTCGACACGAGCCAAATCACTGTCGCCGTCGCTGGCGCAGATGATCTCAAATTGAAATTTAAAGATTCTGGGCATCTTCCCAAAACTCCTTGCGTAATTGAAACATCACTAACGCTTCCTCTTTAAGGTATACAGCACTCTTTTCAGAGTCCCAAGCCCAAACAGGTTGCACTCCATCGAAGTTCTCAGGTCGAGCCAATGCTTGCTCTGCTGATGGGCCAAACTGTGTCCAAAGCCAGTTGCGGACTCGAATCCACTGTTTGATCCTGACCTGTGGACCACCGTAGAACTCAACCCTATGCGTAAAGAAGCCATAGCCGTTGTAGTTGCGGTTCAGTTTGACCACATGCATTATGCTACCACCAAACCTAACTTCTTGCGTTCTTCAACGCCTTCTGTGATCCAATCTGTGAGTTCTTCATCATCTTCTTGGAACTCACGGATGCCTTCGGAGATGCAGAACATTTCATCTAGATCGCTAGGGATAGTTGCTTCTACTTCATCGGCACTCATGTCACCGATCTCGTAGTAGTCATCACTGCCCTCTTCCCAAATACCACAGTAGGCCATGCCTGACTCATAGTAATAGGCACGAACAGTGTAGCCCTGCTCGTAGAGTTCTTGATAGACTCCCTGTGGTGGGCTCCACGCTGAATCAAACGATGCAGTCATAGTCTTACCACTATCGGAAACATCAGCCTGACTGTCGCCACCGCAGTCCCACTTAGTGCCCCAACGGCTGACCTGATAGTCATACCAGTCCTTGGCACCGTAGAGTTCAACATTGCGTTCCATCTGTGCTTCGTGTGCATCACGCTCTGGACCCTCAGGAACAGAACCTGACACTGTTTCTGTGAGATCCTTGGGTGTAGGAATCACATGACTGCAGAACTCACCGTTATTCAAAGCATCTGCCAAAGCACGGATCTTCGCAGGATCTTCGTGGCTTATTTCTACAAAGTTGTTGCACCAATTAGGCATATTCGCTCCTTAATCGTAGTCAGCGGAACTCAATTCAACAGCACCTTCGATCTCGCTGTATAGATCGTAGATCTTCTGGACGATGATACGCTTCTGTCCAGGACGAACGGGCAGTTCTGACACCAGTTCTTCGATCTCATCCAATTTGGTATCGATGTCCTGGATAACCATATCTAGTTCACTCATCGCACTCATATCGCTCTCCTTAGTAGATGTTAGTATTATACAACCGTTCATCCAAATTGTCAACCAAATTCTGTTCAATCTCTGTGGCGCTTTTGCCACAGATCTGTTCCATGGTCCTTAGAATCTTTCGCTGTGCCATGGGGGTAGTTTCAGGGGATTCCAAGGCTTCTACAGCCCGTTTGATATATTGGAACTCTTCTAGGGTCATACCGTCACCACCTTCCATGGATCTACTTGGTCTGAATTCTTGATCTGTTTGGCCAACAGTTCGTTCTTTTGATTCTGTGCAGTGCGTAGCAGTTGCTCACGGATCTCTGCCCTGCGAGCCTTAGGCAGTTCAGAGATAACTTCTGCCAACACTGATGAGAAATAACCACAGGCGTAAGCATAGGAACCATCGCAGTTCTCACGTGAAGCCTGCTCGACTTCGTTAATGGCGTTGCGAGTAGACCGGCTCTCGTCTAGGTATTCGTTAAACTTCTCTTGTGCTGATTTAGGCATTTGTCGCTCTCCTTAGTATGTGTATATTATAGCACCACTAAACCAAATTGTCAACCGATTTGTAGTCTTTAACCATACGGTACAAAGGGTCAATTTCTTCCGAGTTTTCCAATTCAAAGTCATCGGAGAGCCAATCGATCCATTCCTCGAGGACAGGGCTGGCATCCCGGACCAACTCACGTGCTTCCTCCTCGGATTCTGCTTCTACCTGAAAGGTTTCAGCCACGATGCTGTTGCGCCAGAATGTAAACTTTTTCATACAGACTCCACGTGCTTACAAGCACCACGGAACGTGAACCCCGGGCAGGTACAGGTCTTTTCCTCTACATTAACGTAGTAGGAATTGCCCTTAGACCCCTTGACTTCCACAGTTGCATTCTTGGCTGCATTCTTTGGGGATTTAAATGCTCCGGAGTCTGCTTTCTCAAACTTTCGGCCCCTCTTATCGAATCCTTTGATTCCTGATTTGAAATAGAAAGGATCCGTGGTGCCCTGCTTGATATAGGCAATCAAAGTAGTGCCATCCAACAGGTAAACGTGGGGAGGAAACTGTCCCCCTGTGGTCTCACGCAGTGCTTCCATCAACGGTAATCCTTCTTGTCACCAAAACGCTCGTTGTAGTCGTAGCCCGCCATGTATTCAGCGATCTCGTCTTGGGTAAGGTTCTCTACAGGCTCACCTTGGTAGGACCCCATTGGATACCAATGAGGATCGCGTCTACGACCGTAGTATGAGTCTGCTGATCCACGATCATACAGGCCACCGTGGCGCTTACGATCGAACTGTGGGCCTTTAAGGGCACGGATCACAGCCTTTTGTTCATCTTCAGTCATTAAATGTATATACATCTTCGCTCCTTATTTCATTGGGCCGTTAAACAATCCACCTAGCGAACCAAAGGCAAACTTCCACTCTAGTTCACGGCGTTCTTCTGCAGTTGCGTTGGGGAACTCTTTACGCACAAAGTTCTGGATGTCTTTGAGGATAAGTCCTGCTACGTCTTTTGCTGGAATAATTGATGCCATTTGTTCGCTCCTTCTATTCACTATACCTATAGTATAACACCGAAAGTCCAAACTGTCAACCAAAAACTGCCTTAGCAGTCCGGGTCAAAACTAGCCCACTCCTCTTGCTCCGTAGGCTGCCCGTCATCTGCATCAGCAGCCTCTGCTTCCAAACAGTAAACAACCTCTAGGATTTGGTTGCCCAAATAGTTCTTACCAGCAGCAAACAACACATCCGCTACCGCTTCCAACTGTTCAATTTCCTGTTGCATAATTAACTCCTTATCGTTTACTATACCTATAGTATAACGCCAGTTGTCCAAAATGTCAACCAAAATAAAAGCCCTTTCGGGCTTAGGGTTAATCCAATCTTGATCCTGCGTAGGCTTCGAAGCCATACCTCTTGAACACCGCAGCAGCCGCAGCAGCCCCGGCCTCGAGTGTGTCCACGTTCTGGCAGCCGAATCCGCTGGGGTTATACATCTGCAGGCCGCCTGTGTATGAAGGACGAATATTGCACTCTTTCAGTGCGCGGCCAATCTTTGTGTTACCTTTGACACCGTAGATGTTCACCCAGGCAAAGCCGCAGGCGAATTGATCCTTACCACCCAGGCGCATATGGAAATACTCTGCTGCCGCAGCATACGCAGCAGTCTTGGCTTCGTTGACAATTGCTGGGATCTGCTCAGGGGTTGCTGTGATAGTCATCTTTCGCTCCTTTGTGTTAAACAATACCCATAGTATAGCACCATGGGTATCAAATGTCAACCAAAATGTAGAAAGACCCTAGTGGCGTCTGGGTTGCTTTAGCAGTTCCGCTTCTTTACGCAGTCTGCCGGCCTGTTTATACATCTCGTCGGCACTCCTGCGCAGTTCTTCGGCCCGAGCCTGGCTGAGACTGGTCCCACCGAACTCACGTGAAATGTAGTAGTCAACGAGACGGTTCTTGATCATAGTAGGCAGATTGTCGCCGTGATCTTCAGGTACGATAAAGCGAACAGGGCAATGACCCCATCCGCCTTTTTCTATGTATTCTGCATAATAGCGTCTATGATCCTTGTTAGTTGGATCAAACGCCACTAAAGGACGCATTAGATATTCTAATCTGCTCATGTCAACTATTTATAGTGTTAAATGGGTCACAGTCCATGACATAGCAGGCCTCGGGCTGATCACTGACTACTTCTTTAATAGTCTCTTTGATATCCTGCCAGTCTGCGTCTTCGTCCATGAGCACACCGTCTTCGTCATAGAAAGGATCTTCAAACAACATTCCGAATCCACTCATTTAACGGTCTCCTTCATGACTTCTTGGGTTTTACCTACGGCCTTATCAATGGCGTTTGCTACTCCGGTAACGCCTACAGTGGCCACGAACATACCTGCTACGAATGCAAGAAGAACTTTCATATATCGCTCCTTAACCTACAAAGATCCAATAAGAACCTACAGCCACCGCATAGACAGCGACAGCGTAGCCCAGTTGCTTTACATCTTCTAACAGCCAATCCATATACCGCTCCTTCCTTACCATATGTATATTATACGATCAATCTACCCAGTTGTCAACCGCCTCTTAGCAGCGGGGTCAGTGGCTAAAAAGCCACACCCGCCGGCACTCGTCAAGCGGACTCTGTTTCCTTCTCGTAGATCACAGTCTGACCAAAGGGTGCTTCTGCTTGTGTATTACCCTTGACGATAAAGATTGTATCGCAGTAGTCCTCGTTGCCCCAACCACCACAAGGGTAGCCGTCTGTGAACATAATGAACTTCTTAGGCTGGATACCGTTCTCTTCCATGAATGTCCAGTTGACTTCGAAGTCTGTGCCACCACCGCCCATAGGTTCGTAGTTAAGCAGGTCCTCACTGTTGTCGTGTGTGATTCTTTGGAAGTTATAGATCTCTGTGTCAAAGCACCATAGGCTAATAGCAAAGTCCTCGTACTGGTCCATGATGCCCTTGATCTCTGAAAGAAATACAGTTGCATCCTCTTCACCAATAGAACCTGACATATCAATAGAAACGGCCACGTCAATAGTAGTTGCTTCTTTCATGCCCGGAAGGATTGCGCCACTGTGCATACTCTTACGGTTAGGGCGTGTAAAGGAGTAGTCGTTGCGGATGATGCTTTGGATCTCTTGACGAACAAGAGTGCGCCAGTCCATCTTAGGCTCAGTCAATGACTTGATCATACGCATAATGCCTGCGGGAGTCTTACCTGCACCAGCGGCCGCGGCACTCTGGATCATAGCCTGCTTGATCTCATCACGGATCTTCTGTGCTTCCTCTTTGCTCATAGTGGGCTTCTTGCCATCACCCTCTTCACCAGGAGCACCCTCTTTGATATGCTCGTCCAGCAGTTCACCGATCTGCTTGAGCAGTTCAGGCATACTGATCTTCTCTGCTTTCTCATAGAGATCATCGTAGATCTCTTCCCAGGCCATACCACGGTATTTGCTGTCTAAGCAGATCTTAACTTCAGTGATCTTCTCACCAATACGCTCATCTACGAGGATCTGGTTGACTGCAAAGTCCTGTGCGATATTAGACAGTTGACGATCACGGCTACCAACACGACCGAAGTGATCTAGGATACAGTGGAGGATTTCGTGTGCGAACAAGAACTCTAGTTTCTTAACGCTGAGTTTCTCTACGAATTTTGTAGAATAATAAAAGTCACGGCCGTTAGTTGCGGCGGTTGGGCACCAGTCATCTGCTCTGACCAGTTTCATACGAGTTGCCATGTTGCCGAAGAACGGCGCCTTGAGCAGTAGGCCTACTCGTGCAGTTGTTAGTTTCTCTACGATTGGATCCATTAGTCGCTCTCCTTACTATGTATATATTATAGCACCTTCAGGCACCCTTGTCAACCAAAAAAAAAGGGTGTTGCGTTTCCACAACACCCCCTGCTATGGGCGAGGTCTTAATTCTCCATAGCACTGAGAACATACTTGCCGAACCGCTTGTGGAACTCGTCGAACGAGTCCATCTTAGTTGCATCCAACGGCAAGTTGTAATTAGTAAGGGCAGTCTTGGCACCCATCACTACCAACTCTGTTGGGAAGTTCTGCATCATATACTGGAAGAAGCGATCAGCCATTGCATCCCAACCTTTGACCTTCTTCTCTGCACGATCCTTCAACTCATAGCAAAGGCTAACTGTCAAAGAATACATCGCAGACACTTCCTTGATCTGCAGGTCCTTGACCTTACCATCGAGGATGTCATCTGCCTTAGGCAGTTTACCAGCGATCTTACGGTGAGCCATGAACTTATTGCCCAAGCCATCACCAACGGCACCCGCGATCAAGTTCTGCAGGGTATCGTTATCAACATCGTCGTCAGTGAGCAGATCACTGACAAAGCACCATGAACGAGGAGTTGCAAACGCCTTAGACGCTGACTTAGGATCAAAGTCGTAGAGGTCTTGCTTGGCAAAGCCTACATAACCTACAACCTCAGGGTGGATCTTGTTGAGCGTAGCCCAATCTTGCCAGTCATCAAAGTCCACTTTCATTTCCAAGTGAACGAAGCGGTTAGCCAACGGAGCAGGCATACGATAGGTAACACCACGGTCACCTTCACGGTTACCAGCGGCGACCACGTCAACGCCCTTAGGCAATACATAGGTGCCTACTCGACGGTTAAGGATCAACTGATAGGCCGCGGCCTGAACAGCCGGAGGAGCAGAGTTCAACTCATCCAAGAAGATGATAGCAGTAGACTCTGGGTCCATAGGCAGTTCGCTTGGGGGAGCCCAAACCATCTTGCCCTGCTCTGAGTTGTAATAAGGGATACCTTTAATGTCAGTAGGTTCCCAAAGGGCTAGGCGAACGTCAATGACTTCGCGACCTGCGTCATCACCGATCTGCTTGACGAGATCGGATTTACCAATGCCTGGAGGGCCCCACAAGAATGCAGGACGGCGAACTGCCAGGGCTTTACGGATTGCCTTTTTGGCTGACTTAGGGCCAACTTGGCGGACGGAAATATCAGTGCTCTTGCTCATTAAGACCTCGCTTTAAAAAATTAAACTAACTATCAATCTCTCAGTGTTAATAGTATAACACCAACCGGTTCATTTGTCAACCGATGATTTTCACAAAATTTAACTGTGTTGTTTTATTGCCACGTTGTTGCTTGACCTTGCCCTTGATACGGACTGTGCCTTCTAGGGCGGAACTGAACCAGAAATCAATGATGCTTTCTCCCATACGGGCATCGATCTTGTGCTTTTGATACTCGTTGCTGAATCGTGTGCGGATCACTTGGATTTCGCCTACGATCACATCCCCAGGCTGCCCCTGCAGTTGCTCTGAAGTGAAGATCTCACGTTTGAGTTCAGTCTGTGCTTGATCGCGTCTGGCCACATCAGGCAAGCAGCCTATCACAGCAAAGTCGTACATATCCTTGCCAGTGAACTCTTCTTTGGTAGCGATACGCATAGCAGTCTGCTGGAACTCGTTGAGTTGTCCTGAGATAGCCTTAAAGGTATAGGTTTTGAAATGATCCCGGGCGCAGCGTCCTGCAGCGATATCTGATTCTGTGGCGATGTTTAGGGTACCTTCACGCAGCCATGTCTTGATCATGACTTTGTTAGGACGCTTTATGGGATTCTTTTGATCCACTTCGAAGTTCCAAACATCTTCCTTGATGTAGCCACCGTTGATACGATCGGCTGCAACAGCCAGGCCCCATACTTGATCTGCAGTGAAGTTCATTGTTCGCTCCTTCATAATGTACTTATTATACGATCTCTAGCCCAATCTGTCAACCGGAGGAGTGCCGGCGGGTGTGGCGAAAATACAACACTAGGACCAAAAAGAAAGGCCGCATATAGCGACCTTTCTCAAACTCCGCCCCGGGAGCGAATCGGCTTGGAATTTGAAGGGGGTTTACTTAAACAGTAATGCCCATTGCCTTGGCTTTGTAACCAAGAGCAACGATTTCACGGCTTGGCATGCCCAACTCATACTCAGTAACAGTAACGCCATTACCTGCTGTGCGAGTGTTGCTGTAAACAGCATAACCGTTTTGACGGATGCGGCTTGCTTCAGCGGCCAAGTTCTTAACACCGAAACGCTTGCTGGCTTCTGCTTGTGTCAACTTGTCACCAGACTTGAGTGCTGTAAAAACCTTGAATGTCTTTGTTTCTTTAGAAAATGTATATTTCATTTGAATGTTTCCTTTAAATTTAAAGCTGATAAAATGTTATTCAGCGTCCGTTAATTATAGCAACCTTGCGATCTAAATGCAACCATCAAGATTACCGTTTTACCTTGACACTGGGTCCAATCAAAGAACCCAGGATCAAAGCGGCTGCCCACGTCCAAAATGTGTAGGGGATAGCCAACACAGGGAACAGGGTGTTCAGGGCCCAAATAGTCAGCAACGGACCCAGAATGATGAGGAATAGGATTAGTGCCACTATCCCTAGAAATTTAACGACTGTGCCCATTAGTAGGCTCCTTTCATAACAGTGACCTTGGCCATGTTCTGCCAATTAGCAGGGAAACTCTTACGCAGATCTGCTACTTTCAGTACAGTACGCAATGACAGTTCACGCATAGTACCACGGTGATCATTGATGAATTTAACTACCTCGTCCTTGGCAATGTCTTCTAACTCGTATGAGTCCAACATGCCGTCCTTAACGATCTGCTGGATACGCAGGATCTTCTCGCGATCTGTGTCCATGCGCAGGTCGATATAATGACAGCGTGACTCTAAGGCACTCAGGTGATCCTGCAGTTTCTTAGAACGCACATTCTCAAACTTCAAGTTTGTGATAAAGATAGCACCACCCTTGAACTCAAACTTGTCCGGGATACCTTCGCTACGCAGGAGTCGCGAGTCCGTGTTCCACGAGATAGTACGCTTCTTAGAACTGTCCAAAGCGGCCTTAAGGATGTTAAGCGCAATGTCGTCCAAAAGAATGCTGTCGCAGTCATCGAACACAAGGATGTTCTTAGCGTCTGAGAACTGATAGAGTTTTGAGTACAAGCCAATGGCACTCATAGCACCCTTGACGATCTCATAGCGTGGCTTACGCTCGCCCAAGGTGTTAAACAGGTCGTCTTTGGCAAGTACTTCTTCAACACCAAACGACTTACCCACACCTGGAGGGCCTGTGACGATCATAGCACGGACATCGCCTGCTTTCACAGCCTTGGTCATGTCCTTGAGGATCTCAAAGCGCATACGGGTACGCTCAATGATCTCTTCGTCAGTTTCGTGTGCTACAGCCTCGTCTGAGACTTTGATCTGTGTAAAGTCCGTGATCTCGGCACCCTTGACAGTTTTAGATTTCAGTGCAGTCAGCATGCTTACTCCTTGAGGGATGGGTTTAGCAGAACCCGCGACATTGTAAGCACCCTGCTCACAACGGATACGGATTGAACGATCTGGGAAACCGGGCTGGCTACCGCCCTCTACAGTGACATAGCCTTCGCCACCCTTAGAAACTTTGAAGTCTTCTACTAGTTTAAAGGTCATGCCTGCAACATTAGTAGGCTGGCCCTTAATGTTGTAATAGCCCTCTGTGAAAGTAATATACATCTGTTCGCTCCTGTGTATGTTCATCATTCTATTATTATAATGCCAATGCTCGCAATTGTCAACCACTAACCCTATGCCCTGTAGGGTTATTCTTCTTCTGCTGTTAGGTGCTCAACGGTGTTTTGGGCTAGGGCATCGGACAGCAGTACCAAACCCCCTTTGATCAAGCCGGGCACATCGTAGACGGCACCCACGTACCACTCCCCGTCCTTCATCACGTAGTAATACTCACCGTGACAGCCTTCAACCTGCTCGAGGAACTCTTCAAAGGTATGTGCCACTGAGTAGCCCACGTTCTCTTCGCCGCGATCTGTGTAGAAGTTCATTTCCTCTACAGTCTCTTTGACACCACTGTTGTCCCCACGTGCAACTAGGGCATTGGCCTTCACTGAGTCATAGTGTTTGTGCAGCAATTCACCGGTGTATTCCAAATAGCCATCGTAGTGGCAGTAGACGCTTTTGCAGACTGTGCCATGCATGACACCCACTCGTGAACGTGTACCCATTTCGTCGCTCCTTTGTTAAACAATAAGTCTATTATACTGCCAAAATAAAGCCCTGTCAACCCCACTGGGCTTCGAAGGCTGCTTCCTGTTCCTGCAGCATAGCAGCAAGATCTACGCCAAACTTGGCACTCCAAGCCTTGAGGAACTTTTTGCCCACATCGCAGGAAACGTAGTCGTCGCCCTGCATGCCCTGCTCGCTGTAGGAAACATCTGAGCCCTGCAGGCCGTGTGTGTCCAGGAACTGCCTAAGTTCGCTGATGAACTGTTTGTCCGTGTAGATCAGACCCTGCTTGTTAACATCCCACGAGTCTGTGTGGAAATAGACACGTAGTTCACCAAAGTCCAGTTCATCGCTGATATAGCCCAGACGCATGTCTGTGATACGTACAGCCTGTTCTGTGTTAGACCAATAGCCGCCACCGCCTGTGTGCATGATAACTTCTGACATTGCTTGCTCCTTAACTGCTTTTGATAGTCAACATTGTAAACTGTTTTGCCAAATAGGTCAACCGATCTTTGGCCTCTACCATGGCATCTAGTACTAGATCTTCGCCCACGTCGCTGAGGCTGTCTTTGGCATCTTCATAGAGCATGCCCCCGCAGCAGGCTGAGCCCAACTCTACACCTTCTGCTATGACCCTAGCACGTAACACAAACCAGTCTAGATCCCCACGATCGATCTTAGCGCACATGTCTGCGATGTCGTAGGCACTGTCGTCAAAACAGTCGTTGGGATGTACGTCTTCCCAGGTCTTGTCTAAGACCACTACGAACCCTTCCTGCTCGCGTTCTAACAGTGTGTCCCAGTGTCTTTGCATAGTTCGCTCCTATGTTGAATTAGCGAGGGCTCTCTCGTTGGCCCTCTCCACGTTACTGCTTAGGTGCAAACATCCGTCTGCCTGCTGCCATAAACATATTATACGCTACTCTGTCCTCTTTGTCAAGATCATCGTAGCAGAATTCCATGTCTTTTAAGCCCGCTAGGATGTCACCCCCAGTGTGCAGTTCAGCATAGTTCTGCACTAGTGTGCAGGCATCTCCTAGTTCCATGTACAAGGGTGTACCCATTATATGCCTCTCTTGTCAGTGTTGTAAAAAGGGTTCTGTTCGCGGATTAATTCACGCTCACGTGTGTGTGCAGCCTGCTTGCCGCGGATGATCTCAAGCACACGAACATCAATGTCTTCTTTGCTCTCATAGCCGCGTAGCAGTTCGCACAGAGTCCAGGACTTGGTCTCACGTTGCGCACGATACCAGTGCTTGGCCATTCGGCTACGAACGCTCTTTAATACAGTAGTTTCAGTCTTGGCCGTAACGCCAATGTATACGCCCTCAGGACCCTGTATTTGGTATATGATGTGATTGCGATCGTTTCGTTTCTTCATATTAGTATTATACGATCACAGCACCAATCTGTCAACCAAACGGATCAAAACCCTAGTCAGAGTAGGGTTATCCAAACTGTAGCCAAAATGCCACAGCCTAGGCACTCTCCTTCTGTGCCAGGTCAGTTAGTGCTTACTAACCCTATTTCGTGACCCAAAGAATGATCGCGACCGCAGCAAGGAAGATCCCGAGAAAGATCCCACACTGCTGCAGAGTTGTGGTACGTGCCCAGATGCTAGTGTGTTGATCGTTCATTGCTGCTGTTTCCTTTCCCTGCTGCTGTTGTGCTGCTGTTATGGCCCGGCGACTAGGAATCGAACCTAGATTGACGGCTTAGAAGGCCGCTGTATTATCCATTATACTATCGCCAGATTCTGGTGGGCCCCCCGAGAGTCGAACTCGGCACCAACGGATTATGAGTCCGCTGCTCTAACCAACATGAGCTAGAGGCCCCAAATATTACTGCTGCTGTTGCTGCTGCTGGTGTTCTAGTAGATCTTGTTCCACTTCCTCCGCCATGCGCTGCTGCATGTCATGTTGCTTGACCATCTTATATAATGGATCCAAACGTTTGACAAACACATTAGGCGCTGATTCTGCTGCACGATCCAGATCAAAGGTTCCGGGATAGTGACGCAGCAATGATCGTGCTTCTTCGCGAACTGCCTTGGGCACACGGGCATAATGCCCACCCGCTAGTCGCTGCAAAAACAGTTCAGTGTGCCTAACTGCACGGTATCTTTCATCTGGTAATGTCAACTCTCTGCTCCTAGATAACAGCCTTTTCTTCTGCATGTGTGTATTATACTGTCAACTGCTAGTATAGTCAATACCCTACAGCGGGGCCTTAGCCTTTTTTGGATAACTGCCACAGAGTTCTTGTGGTGTGTCCCCTAGCACATAGATCAAAGTATTTGTGTGCTAGGCTGTGACTGGTAGTAGAGATCACCACATGCCCTCTGTGATCATAGACAGTATACATATAGACTGTGTTGCGCAACTCTGATCTTAGTGTAACATACAGTGACATCTATTATTTAAACTCATATCCTACAGCGGGGCCACCGTGTATACACAGTTTTTACGGTCCAGGACGCTACTTCTAAGGTGGATTATGGTGGTTCTATGGTGGTGAAATGGTGGAATCCGAATCGTTTGAGCAGAGTCTAGATAAATTTGTAGGCAAAAATTTTTCTCTAGAGTGGTGGCACGAGAGGCATAGTTCAAATACCACACAATTTCACACTTTTCTGCACTTTTCCACACCCTTTTGACCATCCCACCATGCATACAGGCCTCTATACGCATCTAAGGGATCAGTAAATCACACTTACTGAGTGTTTTTACACATATACGCACACATACACACTATCCTGCAGCGGGGCCTTGTACTGTACTGATCACTCAACTACACTTTTTACTATAAAGAATACTACTACTATGACTGTCACAGTCAATGCCCATGCTGTCATTGCTGAGTTCCTTATTGCTCTAAGGTCATCATCTCTGATCATTCTATGCTCTCTGTTTCTATAGTATCTTCTTGTATACAGTAAGTAGCATCTATAACAGTACCATCCGTTAACTCACAGCGTTCTATTTCACAGTTATCTATATTAATTCTCTCGAGGCGAAGCCCGAAGCCCAATCGCGAGTTACGAGCACGTTGGGCGATTCTTGCGCCAGCAAGAGTCTTATAGTAACGCAATCGTTCTAGAGTATCTTTATGTGTAAGAAAGTATACTGTACGTACTTCTGCCATTGTGTTTA